GTTCTAATCCCATAAATTCTTCAAGGAATGCCTTTTCACTATTAGTAAGTATATTTACATATATACCACTTGATAACTTAGGTACTACAAGTATTCTAGTAGAGTTCTCTGACATACCACCAGATAATACATGTTTCTTACCATTATTCCATAATGGATTATTACTAGGAATAAATCTTACTGTAACTTTAGTATTTCTAAGACAAGATACTAAGTTTTCTTCATTATTATCTTCCTTAACTTTCTTTTGTTTAGGTTGTTTCTTTGTAGACTTATCTTCTGGCTGTATAGGAACAGCAATCTTCTTAGGTTCTACAAAGCTATCATCAATAATCTCTTCCATATTTTAAACTTATTTTTTGTTTTAATTGTTATAATAAAAAATAAAAGAGAATAGTGGTAGAATATACCACCACTCTCTTTTATGTTATACATTTATGCTTGCAATATTGCAGGAATAAATGCCATTGTTCTAGTTGGGTCTAATACTGTAACACCAAATGTAGACATCTTATGAATCTCAGAACCATCTTCATCAGTAGCAGCATTCTCAACAGAGAATTTACCTGTCCATGGGTCCACTTATGTTAACTTTATATTTCTATAAAGGTCAGACTATATCATCACCTTTTTTAAGGTGGGTACTCTTTAGTCGTTGAACCTTCCATCACATCTTTTTATATATAGATGTATAATGGCTTGGATGCTGATTGCCCAATATTTCAGATTTTTTCTGTTTTCTAATTATATTTTTTAAAGTAGTATATTTACAGTTAAATATATTTGCTATTTGATTAACTGTATATATTGTTCTTAATTTATTTATTTGTGAGACTTGATAATCAGTAAGAACTACTTTTCTTGGTACTTGTTTACATAATTTTAATTTTCCATATAAATAAGCATGTGTGTGATTTTCTTTAGGAGTTACCCACTCTAAATTTTCAACTTTATTGTTTTGTCTATTAGAATCTATATGATTTACACATTCTTTATTTTCTGGATTAGGAATAAAAGCCATAGCTACTAATCTATGTATACCTTGATGAGTATATCTTTTAGCTTCTTTTTTCTTTATATTAATATGTAAATAACCATCTTTATCTTTATGAATTGCTGGTTTTTTCCAACAATTATTTTTTGTATCAAATCTTCTAACATTTCCTAAATTACTAACTTCTATATTAGTACAAAAATTAGGAATTGTTCTCCACACTTCTTTCTCCATAATTAAATGTTTGAGATTAATTAAAAAACTAGCACTGAAATCTCTAAGGGATTTCCAGCAATTTAATACCTTTTCATTAGTATATTTCTATATTAAGCCGCAATTTTAAGTTTACGGATACCACTAACTATACTTCTAACCTCTTGGTCTCCTGCAATCTTGACTAATTGAATATTAGGGTCTAATGTTGTACCCATATCCATTATATCAAATCTGAAGGATTCTGCTGGCAATGTACTGCCTGGCATCAAGAGTTTATTTCTAGTTCTATCATCATAACATGGGTCTACTTCTATCTTAATCTGTATTCCATTAGGTGCTAAGAACTCAGTGAATTGGAAACCAGCCTTTAATGCATGTTCATGTAATTCAGAAGAAGTTCTTTCTACTACATGAACAGAACTATTATCAAGTATAAATTGAGTCCAACCACTACCATCTTTCTTAACAGCTTCTGAGAATAAAGTTGCACCACCCATACCAGTCTTAACAACAAACTTTCTCTGAGAGAGAGGAAGTCCACCATCATTACAAAGACCAGAAAGTGCCTCAACCATAGTCTTAAGACTGAAAGTATTATAGTAATATTGATTACCTGCTTCTAATTGTTCACGAAGACCACTACCTTGTCTTATAATGCTACCACCGAAGTCATAGTCAGTATAAGTACCATCATTATGTCTAGTAGATGTACCAAACATTAATGCATTATTCTTATAATCTGAGAATTGTTCCTCAAGTTTGAGGTCTTCTAAGTGAATCCACTTAGTAGTAGTAGATGGCTTACCTGTAGCATCTTTAATAGGTACACCCACTTTAAGTTTCTGTACAAGTCTATTGCCAGGCACTTTATGCTTAATTCTCACAGTAGTCCATTCATTAGACATTCTAGTAGGACTAGAGAATCTTATACCACCTATACCTCTAGAGAACTCTCTAGAAACTGGTGTATAACCAACTGAAAATCTTTCACCTGCAAGAAGTCTTTCAGCAGGAATACCATTGATAGCATTATGACCAAATAGTGTAACCTTATATGCAGTATCTGTACCTCTTTCTATTGGCTCTTCTATAATTCTTAATTGATAAATCTCATTAAGATTACCAAAAAGAATTTCACCCTTAAAGAAATAATCTTCTGAGAATACAAGATAGAAAGGAGCACCATTAATACCTATCATATTATCATCTGCCTTAACAATCTTACCATCATCTCCTATTGCATACTTTAAAGGAACATTCTTCTTATCAGAACCTACAATGTCCCATTCATATGCATCATCACTTGCTAACTCTCTAACTGGATATTTTCTAAGTTCCTCTTCTATAGAAGGTCCTCTATATGAAGCAAGTAATTGAACCATTGTATTAGTCAACATCTGTGGTCCAATATAACCAAGTGCTGCTAATGCGTTACTTTTAGTACAACCCTTCCAACTAGTAAAGGGTGTCATTTGAAATCTGCCTAATTTTCCAGACATATTATATATAGTTTAAACGTTAATCATCACTTTGATTAATCTAGTTGTAATTGATTATTATCACAACAATCAATATGTTTCACAACATATAACAACTTTAAAGGTCTAATTTTGCTCCTTTACCAAAGAATGTATCTTCATTGAAGCCTCCACCAAAACCTCCTACTAAGTCTAAGTTACCATCAGAAGTTCTTTTAGTAGAATTAATTACTTTCTCAAGATTTCTTAAACCTTTTTTAACTTCTTTCTTTGCTTGTGCCTTACCAAGCTTAGACCAATCTTTAAAGCCATCTGTCATAGCATAACAAATAGCTATATTCTTGACCCAATTAATAGGATTTTCTTTTTGATATTTTTGAAGTTCTGTCATATAATTACCTTCATCATCTCTATATGTAGGCTTTGCCATTACATCAAAAATTCTCTGTCTTGTAGACTTATCTACATCAACATTTCCCATTAAGTCTTTACTTTCAAGAACATCCTTCTTTAATTTAGTAGTTTGTTCTTGTCTCTCTTTAATCATTGCCTCCTCATTAGCTTTTGCTTCTTGCTGTAATTTACTATATTCATTACCATAATAATCTTTACAGTTTTTCAAGGCTTCTTTTGCATCTTCAATGTCATTACCATTCTCAATAGATTTATCTACCATTGTGATAGCTCTCTTTTGTGAATAGCCCCTATTAACATAATCTTGATAAATAAGTTGTTTTCTAAGGTTTTCTCCTTTATCTCCCTCCTCAGAAATAATATCCTCATCAATACTATCAAGATACTTAAGCGTGTTCTCATACTGATTAATGATGTTAGGTTGAACACCACCATTTAGTAATGATTCAATTCTCTTAGTCCTTTCATCAAGTCTTGAATCAATTTCTTTATTCATTAGTTTTACTAATGCTTCAGGAGATTCATCCAAGTCTTTAATATCATCATCAGCAAGATTTGGGAAGACACCTTCTTCTACAAAAGCTTTGGCAATGGAAGAGTAGAAGTTAGATTTAGGAGAAGTACCATTGCTTTCATCATCACCAAAGGTATCTTCCTTCTCTTGTATATTCTCATCTTCACTACCTACGCTCTCTGAATTATCCTTAGTGTCTGGATTATTCTCAGTAGTTTCTTGTTTAGTTTCTTGTTGTTCTGTAGTCTCTTCACTTGTAGATTCCTCCATACCCTCATCTTCCATACCTACATCTGGGTTAAAGTCATCATTTGTAAAAAGATTGTCAATACTTAATCCACTCATATTATTCTTCTCCTTTTAATTAGTTAATTAAATTTCAAGTGCAAAGATAATATATATTTAATATATGTAAAACCTTGTAAGTACAAATATAAATTATATTAAGTAATATACTTAATTACTGTATTGTTATTGTTACATTTTCTTTCTTATTTAAAGCTAATCTTATCTTATCATAGAGTTTATTTGTCCATATTCTAGAATTAATTACTTTACCTACTACTTTATTTTCTCCACAAAGTATACATCCAGAAGTTGCATTTTCATCATTTCCTGCATGTATTCTTATACCACTAAATCCTTTCACATTATTAATGAGAGGCATTAGTTTCTTAAATCTATTACTATATGTAATAGTTATATTATAAGTACCAGTAGGTATTGCAGTTTTATCTTTTATTTTTATTTTTGTTATTTCTTGTTCAGACATAGAATCTTTAAGACCTCTATCCTTATCTTCAAGAGTATCACAAAAATAAATATCATCAATAAGAAGCCTACCTATAGTGTAGGTAGGCTTCTTTGCTATTCTATTTAATAAAATCTTCATTATCTTCTACTTTAACGACTTTAATAAAATTATCCTTAGATTCATTATCATTATTATCTTCTTGTTCATCAAGACTCATTACAACAGGTTTATTCTCTACTTCACTTGCTTGTGTTGCTATAGGACTGTTAGGGTAGAAATGATTATATGCCTCAGCCAGTCCTAACTCTTGCATAGTGACTGCATGTGGACTGTAATAAGAATAATTATCTTTATCAGTTAATGAATTATATAATATTGTTAAATTTTTGTCTTCTTCTATAGCTTTATAAATAAGGTCCTTTGTCAAAGGTTGGAACTCATAGTCATAGTATGCAGCATAAACAGAATTTGCACCTCCATCATAAGTCTGAATAACAGATACCTTATCTGTCATATTGTGTTCTTTCATAAAGTCTTCAGTAACATAGTTCCAAAGTCTACCTCTACCCTGTTGAGACTTCATATAATCCAAAAATACTCTTAATGTCATAAAGCCACAACAAGCTGGCTTTCCAATATTAAATACATAGAAAATATCAAAATTTTCTTTTATATATTGTATTGAAGTATTATTATAAGATATTATTCTCAAATTATATGGAATGGTATTACCTTCTTCATCTATAGGACATGTAAAAGCATATACTCCTGCTGGTATCAAAAATGGCTGATTTTTTTTCTATCATGGCATTAAAATCAGCACCAATACAAGGTTGATAAGGGTATCTTGTAAAGTTTTGTCTTATACCTATTACAGGAGACCTAAAATAACAATCATTATCAGTAATTATAAAACTTTCCACTGGTATATTTATTAATACACCTTTCCAATTAGTAGCACCATTAAACTTCCAATCTTCCAATGTATTTATAGGTGTATCTATATGATAGGTTTGTTCTATCATAACTTCATCTTCTTCCAGTGATGAAGAATGGTCTATTAAACTACGAATTATTGCATCTCCTGTATAATAACCTCTATTAGTTTTATATTTTGTAGAACGTGGATAATCTTCTTTTGTATATACTTTATCCTTTACATTTGTATATTGTGTAATATTCTTTAATTGTCCATTTAAATCCCTTTCATATAGACCAATACCATCCTCTATACCCTTTGAGGTATTTATCTTTTTCTTTCTAAGAAGTATCTCATTGTCACGAAGTTCATTTTCTGGATTCTCTCCTCCCATGACTATTCTCTTATTGAATAATAATCCAATTGTTTCTTTTGACATAATAGTAAAATATTATTTTGTTTCTGATAATTTATTTAATATATCTTCTGTTAAAGATTTTCTATTATTACATCTCTTGATTTGACAAGCCAAAGGATAAAGAGCATCAACTGTTTGTTGTAATTTATGTATTGTTTTTCTGTCAGTATCTCTTAGCTCTATTATAAGATTAAGTTGTTTTCTTGTATCTTCAACTATTTCCTTATAAATATCAAGTTGTTTTTGTATATTATCTAATTCTCCACCATTTACTTCTACATTATATTTCCTTCTAGCTAGTAACCAAGTTATCACACTTGTTATTATTGCCACTCCTCCATTAATAAGGATTTCAATCATTTCTTAATATGCTTATATAATATGAATATTAATATAACAATGGAGAATAGACCAATATAAATCAATATTTTTTGTATTGTGTTTAGCTTATTTACAGTCTTTATCGTCTCTATTTTTTGTAACTTAGTAATAGTGTCTGTCTTATTGACTGTAACAGTATCTTTCAAATATTTATATTTATATCTATATATATATTTGTTTAGATATATTGTGTCTCCTTTATTAAACATAAACACACTATCTTTGAAATATATTGAATCATACTTTATCTTATCTACATATTTATATTCTGTATGTGTGATAGGAATTTCAACTATTCTTTCCTTAGTCTTACAAGAACATAATGAAAGAACAACTATAAATAATAATATTAAATTTCTCATATTTTATTTACTTTAATTTAATGTGCAAATATATACAAAAAAAATCTCTTATGCAACTACATAAGAGATTTAATAATTAAAGTTTAAAATAATCCTTTACTTTATTACCAGTATAATCATCATCCATAAACCAAAATATAATTGCAGACTTTATTATCTTATGGTCTATCTCATCAAACCATTCACTAAATAAGTTTTCATAGTCATGATATTGTGCATTGATTGCAATATATATATCCTCACAAGTATATTTGTTATCTATATATTTTCTATATTTTTCATATACTTCCTTTGCATCATTCATACTATATCTTTCACCTTCATATTTCTTTCCATCATGATAGTGATACATATTGCTTACAACCTCATGAACTTTGGTCCTGTAAGGAGAAGATAACTCTTTTATATTATCATCATTCTTTATTACCTCAAGTCTGTCTTCCTCAGTGATAAGTCCTCTTTTATATAATATATCAACTAATTTGCTCATAATTATTCTCCTCAAACATTACTTTCAGTAAATCAATATCATTCTTAGTAAATGTTATTTTTTGATTAAGTATGGACATACTAATCTTACCTTCACCTATATTGAATATACCATAATTGAAAGATTTGCTATCAACTAAACTCTTTGTCATATCAGTAAGAAGACCTTTAATATCCACCTCATTATTATTATCTTTTAACAAGTCTAGAAAACTACTTATTTTGTCAATATTATTATCAACAATTCTTGTTATAACAGGTTTTATAAAGTTAATTATTGGGGAATCAAGAGCACTTAATTGTTGTTTTATGTAAGTCTTTACTACAGTTATAATTTTATCTGTTTTCATAGTTATTTAGTTTTTAGAAATTCATTATATGTTGCATTAGGATGTGTCTTGCTATATTCCTTAAACTCATTAAATAAGTTAAGTTCCATAGTATCTTCCTCAATAATTTTAGCCTTTAACTTATGTATTAAATCTAGTTGTTTATTCAATATATCTTTATTATTCTTCTCTACTTTTGACTTAACGATATTGACTAATTCTTTCCATACTATAGCTTGAATACTATTACTTATCTCTGAATAATTATTATTATTCATCAACTTCTTCTGTTGTATAGGAGTAAGAGTATTAAGTTCACTATCTATTTTATCCCATATAGGAGTATCATTAATTTCCATTGATTTTATTTGCATCAATCTTTGTTGATATTCCTTTGATTTAGCTATTTGTGTATCTAAATCTTCCATATATGGATTATTACCTAGAATAAATTGATTTACTGGATTCATAATATTATTATTTTAAAGTTATCTCAAACAAGTGTTACAACCACAAAGAGGATTATATGTATTAGCTTTTGTTGTTGTAGTTCCTGTAGTTACATCTGCAATAGAAACAGGATAGAATGTACTATTCACATAGTTTACTATTTTACCATCAGCACATTGTCTTCTTTCTCTTTCAAGTGCAACCATACTTTCAGCATTAGCATTTACTCCTTGTATTTGCATTTGAAGTACTTTATCTCTCCATTTATCAGCTTCTGCATTAACTGCAAGTTTTGTTTCTATATTAGATATTCTCTTTTCTACGTCATCTTTTGAATCTCTACTATATTTATATAAACCAAAAGCAGCTTCATTAAGCTTACTTATTATGTTATCATCTGCATCTCTATAACCTTTGTAGATTCTAAAATCAGCATCTATTTGTCCCTTATAGGAACTAAATTTCTCAGCTACATCAATTTCTCTTGCTTTAGCCATATCATTCATAGTGTTTAATTTAAGTCCCCACATTTCATTAGTAAGATTTAAATCATCTTGCCATTCCTTTGATATAGCATCATATACTGTAGGTTCATTACTTGTACTATTTATACCACCATTAATATTTACATTCTCTGGCATATTAGTACCTCCAAATAAACCTAAGCCTCTATTTCTTAAAAACTCAACACCAAGAGCACCAATAGATAAACCCAATGCTGTACCAGCTAAACTCTTAGAAGCATATTCCTTTTTATTCTCATCATGTATTTCCATAGTATTAGTATTTAAATGTTAAACAATTTATTAACACTGCAAAGATAAAAAGAAAAAGGAAGCCAACAAAATCTTTTCAGATTTGTCAACTTCCTTTTAATTATGACTTATTTTTCTCAATATATCTATCTAATTCATCTTTAGTCCATTTTCTTACATCTCCTGCTTTTTTATTACCATTACTAATGAGACCTTTATTTCTTATATAATTAAACTTAGTCTCAGATATTCTTAAATATCTTATAGCTTCTAATCTAGTATATAATCTTTCATTCTTATGCATCATATTATTTATATAATTTAATGCAGTATTAGCATCATCATCTGTAAGATTTGAATTTCCTGTATCTAAGTCATCAGCTATTTTTCTTAGTAATTGAATCAGTAATTTCTTTACCATAATCAACTTTAAACTTAATTATTAATGTAGTGAATAATAATGTACCAAAATATAGATAACCTATTCTAATAAATTCAAGCATATTACCTAAACCTAAGAATCTATGAAAATATATTATCCATATTGCAGATAAACTATATATTATGAATAACTTATGTAAGAAGCAAAATTTTAGGAATTGTGCCCATAATAATATGACTATTGTAGCTATTGTTATTATCAATAACTCAGATACACATACACAAAATCCCATTAAACCTAATATTACATGAAGCATTATGAGGAATGCTGATATATAAGGAAGATACTTGAATGATAACATGCAATATCTACCTAAAATATGGTTTAATTTAACTTCTTTATTCTTCATAACTAATCAAATTCTTGTTGTAATATTCCTAATTCAATTGCTTTATCCATATTAAATGTATATGAATTATTCTTATAAGTTATATGTAAAGTATCATCTTTAACTATAATAGACCCATTAAAAGTCTTATTACCATTAATAGTTTGTGAATCATCTATTGTTACAATTTTATTAGCATCATATGTACTACCATTACCTGCTAATAGCTGAGATTCTGTACCATCTCTAAGTTTAAAATGAGAAGCAGTAAATATATCATAATTGCCACCATTATATATTTCCTTTCTTTCCGCATTTGTTAGATAATTAATTCCACTAAGACTACACGAAGATAAATACAAAGATACTCCATAACTAGTATTTAGAGAAACGACATTTTTTTTATTATTTTTATTATAAATATAAATACTACCATTAGTATTAATAGTGGTACTAAAATAACCATCATCAGTAGTAAATACAAATGGCTTGTTTATCTGAATATTATCGCCACTATTATTGTTTATTCTAGTAGTACTAATAATATTCATATCATATATACTACCATCTGTTGCAAATACTTGATTTGGTTTTTCATTATATGGAGCACCTGCTATAATCTGATTAACACCTTTTAATATTAAACTTCCATTAGGGGTTATTGTTTTTGCTCTAATTTCATTAAAAGATGTTGAATTTATAAAAGTGTTTGAATTATAGAATAAATTGTAATCACCTTTTAATTTGGCACAATTATTTATACTATCAGATAAATTATTTAGTTTATTAATTAAATTATTTATATCAGTAGTAAGTAATAGCCACATTTCTGGCATATTCCATTGTACTAAAGACCCTATAAATTGATAAGTTTCCCATGTATCTTTTGTATTGAGAAATGTTATCACAGCACCTTTTCTTCTATCTTTTGATGGAATTAGTGATATTGCTTCATTTAAAGTAATACTTTCAGCATTATACTTTTCAGTTACATTAATAAAATAATTATACTTATCAAATAAGCCTAAAGAGTTTACAAAGTTTCCTATTGATAATTTTTTATTATAATTATCTTGTGTTATTACTATTGTATCAATATCATTAACATGATATGTAGTAGGAAACTCTGTATCTCTTATAGATTTATTTTTTAAGTAATTTTCAATCCTTTGAAAATCTTCTTTTGTAAAAAACATAAGCTAATTTTTAAGCACCCTTAAATACTCCACATGAAGTAAGGGCTGTTATTATACTATTTACTCTTGCTATTATCTCAGCATTTGATGCACTTGCACTTAATGCAGCAGGAGCAGCTATTTGTTTAACTCCACCTATTGCTGTAGGAGTAGCTGCTGTTATACTTGCATTTACAGGATTAGCTTTAATGTATTCAGCAATCTTAGTAGTAATATTTTGCAAACTTCCATCAGTAGCATAATATTCATTAGATTCTCCACTATGAGTCTTTATACCACATTTAGCATTATCATAAATACCAAGTTCAAGACCTTTGAAATCATTACTATTTATTCCTTTCAGATTTACAACACTACTATCACTTCCAAGTGCAACTCTTCCTTTGAATGTATTAATCTCTCCAGTAAAAGTATTGTTATAACTTAAACCTACATCTGAAGAACTAGATGATGGATGAGCCGTCATATAAGCTGAAATCTTATCTGTTAAAGACGCTACAGTACCATTTGTTAAAAATATTCCATCATCATTATCATAATCAGTATCAATTATAATTCCAGTTGGAGTTATTGTAATTCCTTCGTCAGGAGTACCACCAGATTCTCCACCTTGTGTTGCAGTAGAACTCGTAACTACAAGTTGAGATGTAACAGTAAGGTAATCTGCTACACCATCAATAGCATCTACTTTATTCTCTATTGCTTCATCTATTTTGTCTGTTATAGATTGAATAGAACCATCAGTAGCGAAGTAGTTATTACTTGCTTGATTATTGCTATATTCTGTAGTAATATATTTTCCAGAACTATTAGTATTTCCAATTTTAATTCCTCCTTTAAATAACAATTGAACAGAAGATGCGTTATTTTTTCCACCTAATACCAAATTAGTATTATCAGTATATAAATATTTTTTATCAATACTTATATCAGGAATATATCTACTTGGTATCTTACCATTAGTTATAGGTGCTACTTGAGTATATAATGTAGCATCATCTGTATCTCCTATATGGATGAAAGAATTTTTGCATGATGGAATATCCTTTACAGTTTTATCTCTAAACACTAATCCTTCTTTACCAAGTCTTACAATCTGATAACTTATATTGTTTCCATTAATATCAAACTGTAAACCATCACAAGATAAACTGTAATTATATATTTTGTCATCAGTATTATTATACTGACTAACAGTATTTCCATGAATGCCGTACTTATCTATAGTATTAAAATAATCTCCATATTGAAAGGTAAAATCTAAAAAAACATGTCCTGTATTTTGTCCAGTACCTTTTTTTAAACTTTGACTAATAGAATAGATTTTATTATCATATATACTTTTAACAAAGTATTCAGTAATAGCATTTTCACTTAATTTTGTTATTTTATTAACAAACTTACTATCATCAATACTCTTCTTCAAATCAACATCACTATCAGTATTTTTAATACAACTACCATCAGCACCAATAGTATAACTTAAAGCGTTACCATCATCATTTATAATAAATGCAGTACCACCTTTAGTAGGCAACCAAGAAGCAGTACCATAACCATAATTAATATCAGCAAAGAATGTTTGGTCTGCTGCATCAGTAAGAGTTTGAAGTTTCTTCAAATTAGAAGCTTTAGTTTCATCATCATTACCAATCAAAAGAGGAATAATATGTTTTGATGGAGAACCAGCAATATCTATTTCAGATTTAATAATATCAATATCATTATTGATAGTACCTATTTCTTTATCAATTTTGTCAAGTAAAGTCTCATCTTCCTTGGTGAAACCAACACCTTGCCAATGACCATTATTAAATATCTTAAGTAAATTATCTTCATCTATCCATAATGCTCTTGTGTTAATAGGAGGAAGAACATTTTTTTGTATATTATCTATTATTTTCATATTTATATTATTTATTAATTTGTGCAAAAATATAAAAAAAGAACTACTTAAACAATAGTCTAAGTAGTTCTCTTATAATATCATATTACTTATAATTGTTTGGTGATGAATTTATTGCTGAATCTTGTGCATCACTACAACCATAATAAACTCTATCATATTTATTTGTTTGTAATAAACCTTTATTAAAGTTATCTCTAAATATAACATTACTTGTTGAATTAGATATATAATAAATCCTACTATTAAAATCTATACCATAAATACTACTATTCAAAGTTATATCAAAAGGAGTAAAAGCACCAGAACAAGCACTTATCTTATTAGTATTGAATATACCTCTTATTGTATTTTTTGAAGTATCTTTTTTCAAATATTTGCAACTTGAGAATATACCTCTAACATCTATAGACTTAAGTAATGTACTAAATATATTAAGATTTACATTATAATCTATCATCATACCAGAAAAAGTCTTGCTTAAATTAGTTATATTAGGAGCATAACTAAAGAAATTCTTAGGTATAAGATATGTAACACCATTCTTTATTACAGGACTAATTGTCTTACAATTATAGAACATATAAGATAGGTTATAGATATTTGATATAGGTAATAATAAATATTCTGGTATTCTACCTTTCATACCTATAGTATAAAGTTCACTTTCTGATGTTGCATTTGCACCTGATGCATTACCTGCATAAGAAAGACCATTTGAACTAAATATGTAAGTTATTATTGCATTGGATTGACAATATCTGAATAAGTCTGGAGCACAAATATAATTTAATGTAGGAACAAAATTATTTGTACTTGATTGTGCTAATTCTACATCATTGTCATAATAAACGGTATTTTCTTCTGTATAAGTAGTACCATCAGTATAAATATTATTTCCATCAAATCCCCAATATCCTATATATGGTTTTTTATTTTCATCAGAAGTCTCTATCCAAGAATTATTTTTATATTCCCATTTAAATGGACAATAATCTGGATTTAATATTGGTAATGTAGTAGATTCTCTGACATATTCTTGTAAGTTTATGCAACCACTAAAACAATACTCCATATTAGTTATGTTGTTATTCACAATTTCATATGATTTCTTTGCAGTCAATAACTCATCTAAATTGTAGTTTTCATCTGGTTTTTCTGTTTGGTTTGTACCATAAATTGTTTCATTTGTAACTTTCTTACTACCATGATAGAAAAAATGATAAGGTATACTTGTTATCATCTTACTTCTTTTTGTAACAGAAAGATTTGTCCTAAATAAAAAAGATACATCTTTTAATTTAGTACAATTCTTAAATCCATCAGATGTAAGTTTAATAGGAAAATTAGCTTTATCAAACAATCCTGTAATAGCTGTTAAATTTGGACAATTAATAAACATATTTCCAGGGAAATCAAATGAATTTCCAGTATAATCAATATTTGAAAAAATACCAATACACTGTTCAAGTTTATGAAGATTACTGAAGATTTCAACTGGAAAATTTCCATTAATTGATTTATCAAATCCTTCAAATGAATAAGTCAATTTACTTTGTCCATAATCATTATTAATTGAACCTCCTAATTTATATACATTAGGCATCATATTAAATGAAGAATTATCAAATGAAATAGTAGGTTTATCACCATAATCAGTATCAACACCATTACATCTAAAAGACATAATTAAATACCTAAAATTAGAGTAATTTGTAAGAGGAAACATTGTATGTAAGTCAATATTTCCTTTACCATAACTACATTTAAATACATTATTTATTGAACTTAAATTCTTATTATTACCAAACTTTATAGTTGAATAATCAATAAATTGACAACTAAAGGAAGCGTCTATTGTTTGTAAATTAGGTAAACTTTCAAATACACCTGTAAAGTCACCAAATTTTAATTTGTTTGTCTTAATCCAATCTGAATTTGAATAATTTTCATATAATTCTGCATTTATTGATTTATCATCAGCTTGTATAATATTTTGTATATAAAAATATGTAAATTTTATTATAGGATATGTTTTATTATCAGTTCTTTTAAATATATCATTATAGCATACATAATTTATACCATTTTGTATAATTGAATTTAAATTTTCAAGAGGTTCAAATATACCTGTAGGTAAAAACATGATATTATTATTTATCACTCTTATTGATTGGTCTCCAAATGATGTTAAATTTTTACAACCTTTAAACATATTTACACTAAATACTCTACCTTTTGCCCAATCAAAAGCATCTATTGTATTTGATGATACAAATGTATAAAATATAGAACAGTTTTGGTTTGGACTTTGTGATAATATGAACAACATATAATATACATCAAATGCTGTAACATTAGTATTATAGAATAAATTATTTAACACATTTGAAGTATTTTGTAATTTAAAATTAGTTACTTTCTTACCTTCTTGGAAAGTGTTATCAAACGTAGCATTTGGTTTTACATCCCATACAGTTTTAACATAATTTGTAGCTAATACATTAAATCCATTCCAAGTCAATATATCATCTTCACTACTTCTAATACCTTGTATACTAAATTTTTTACAATCTTGAAATAATGCATTAGGAGAAGTTACATATAACATACAACAACCATAAACTCTTTCAAGATTATTACATCCATAAAATGAATGTTTAAAAGGAACAGGATTTGATTTATCATTTCTAAATTGTACTGATTTCAAGGATGTATTATAACCTAAATTAACATCATTGAGTGCATTCCAATCATATAAGTTCAGAGGTTCACCATCTACATTTTTTAATTTTGTAAGTGATGTATATGATGCATCAAAAGTTGTTATATTCTTATATGATTCAGAACTTATATCTATATATTGTAATAAACTACAGTAAGAAACATCTAAAGTTTTTAAATTGCTACATTCAGTTATTCTAAGTTTATTACTACCTGAACTTACTAACTTATCACAATTATTTATTTTTATTGTTTCTAAGTTCTTGCAATTCTCAATCTGTATACTTTGTAATGATTGTAAATTATCAATTGTAACAGTCTTTAAATTTATATTACTTGTTATTGTAACATTTCTTACATTTACAAGATTACTAAGATTGATATTCTCATATTTATCACAACCACTTATAACTATTGTAGTCAAATTATTACAACCATCAAGAGATACCTCATTAAGATATTTTTGATTTACAAGTTCAAAGTTAGTTATTGCTGAGTTTTGTACTATGAGTTCCTGTAGTGGTATCTTAGGTATACTAAGATTACTTATAGCTTGTGAATTATTTATGTTTATTTTAGTAAGTTTTCTATATTTAGTGTCACCATTACTAAGAACTAAATCTAATGAGAAAGTACCGTTATTAGTACATTTTGTATTACTAAAATCAATTTCTCTTAACTCAGACACAGGAGCTGTATCAAACACATTGCTTAATTTGAAATCTTTATTTATTACACTTGCATTTGACATATCAAGTGTTGTCAATGAAGGAAGTCCACTATATGTTATAGGATTTGCATTTGAAGCACTATCAAATTTTCTTATGTTTATATCTGACAATTTTGTTACTGTATTTCCAAGTTCTATTATAGAAGAAGAATTATCAAAATTCCATGTCAAATCTGATTGTGATTTTATATTACCTAAGTTAATATTTATTGCAGTATTTCTAGGCATGAAATAAAACGATTTAACTTCATCACCAAGACCACTATATACAACAAGTGGTTTATTTACTTTCATAGGAAAATATTCTGTAACAGAATAAGTATTATTATTTAATACTGATGAAACATCATTAGGGAAATTATATATGACTGAACTTCTCCAATGAAATACAGTATCAAGAAACATTATATGTTTTTTCAACCAATCTCTACAATATTCTATTTTTCTACCATGTAATTTACTTAAGAATGAAGTTTTTGAATAATCTTCTTTGTTATCAAATTGCATTAAGTATTTTAACCTATAATCATAATTAAATAACAAACAGCCACATTGTTTTGTTTGTTTTTTATAATATTCTTCAATAAAATAATCTGAGAAAGTAGAATAGCCTTTACTTTTAGCTTTATTATAAAGAAATTCTCTTAAATTACTCCAATATTGTGAATAATTACTTGTAGAATCACTACCATATGCTCTTCTTACATAATAACTATCTATTGATAACCATAATTTATTACTGTTTACAGATATTACATTACTTGATGAATATATACCTGTAGGTTGATTATCCTCTGTCAATGTAGCAGGTTGTTTGAATGATTCTGCAAGATAACCATATGTCTTTCCTTTTATTATATTATTATATAAATATTTTGTCCAAGTATCTGCACCAATATCCAATGCACCTTGATTACTACCACCTAATGCAGTGTCAAGGTCATAGAAATCTATATAATATTTACCTCCATTCCAACTTCTATATGTCTGATTCTTACCAAAATTATCAACTAATCCAAATAACATTGCAACAACAAAATATGAGAATGCACTTGGAAAGCTAAGTGGTATATCCTCTATAGGAGGCATTGCATTAGGGTCAGTATAGAAATTATATCTACTACCTTTCTCAACAAATGCTTCAGAAGTAGAATCATATTTATATTCCATAACACCCTTACCACTACTCATATCAACAGAAGTAATATTACCCTTTTCTGTTGTGTATAGATTAGGCTCTATAGGCATCTGTGATATAATATTAGTCAAGTCCTTGAAGTTTTGATAATCATGTGCATTTTTATTTGATGGATACCTTACCTCAAATCTTGCATCAAGTACAGTATCATCAGATTGCCATAAATCACCTCTTGAAGAATCTAAATTATCAGGAAGAACATTATTTTCAGTTATATTAAGTAATTGTGGTACAGAAGCTGTAGCTCCTACCTCAAGCCAGTTAGCATCAGAATCAGTTTCATTATATTGAACATTATTCATTGAGAATGGATATGTACCAATTTCTATCTTCTCAGTACTATCTTTGACAGTAATTGAGTCAAGTTTTTTAAATCCTAAATTTCTATATGCATTTCTACCTAAGTTAAATGAATAAATACCTAAAGGTGTTACAGAAATCTGTCCTATATCAGTAGTATTAAAACACATAATCAACAATATAGGGAATCCCTCAACTGTATGTTTCAATGTTACTTTTGGTTGTTGCGTCTTTTTATAGTTTGATTCATTTACATTTGATATTGCAGTATTGTCAAAAGGCATTAAATTATTTTTATCCAATACATCTGTACCAAATTCAGTATTTATAAAATTACCTATTGCTGCATTATTACTATGTGAACTATCAACAACATCAGCTTTTAATGTATACGTTTGTTCTGGAAACCAAGTATCTTTTGGTATAAATACACTATCATTAGGTACAGTTATATTAATGTTCTTAACTGCATCTTTTAATGTAGAAGTACCTTGTAATGCAATAGTACAACCAGAAATTTTCACTACACTTGAATTACTTCCATTAGGGTCATAATATTGTATAGGAACATTATCTGCATCTGCAAGTTTTCTACTATCATCACTTTGTAGTTGAACAAAGTTATTGAATGTCCAATCTGGTATGTTACTTACATCAATGAGCATTATAGGAAGACCTATTTCCTTTGCATTGGTATTAAGCTTATTTATATCAAGATTATTACCTGATAATAAGAAACTAATATCATAAGAACCTATTGCTTTATTATATAATAATGAATTTACAGTACCATCTGAATTTCTTGAACAGAAGTTATATCTAAGTTGTTCACCTATTATATCATAATTCGGAGCACCATCAACATATTTTGATATTACTTGATTATTGATGTATTTTATCATTATATCATATTCATCAAGTACTGTTGTATATATATCAAGTGAATATATTGAACAATCACAAAGATAAGCAATTTCATCTTTATCTTTACCACTGTAAGGTCTACCACCAAGATATATATTATTAAAGATTGTATTATCAAATATATATGTGCTATATTCCTTTACAGAAGTCATTACACCATCAATATATACTTTTATAATATAGCCATTAATAGTTTGTAGTTCATCACCAACCATAGTTTTATATTCAGTTTGTCTACATACTATATCAACTATATTTACTGTATCATCTGTAAGTTTTGCAACAGACTCATTATTAATGTATATATCATGAACATCTATTGATATACCTTTAATGATATTACCTTCTTCACCACTACTTGAAGAAGTACTACCCATGAAGAATATAGTTCTATTATCATCTGGATGATAATCAGCCTTAAAACATATTGATATTGTAAATTCTCTCTTTCTATTAAACAAGTTAAAAGTGTTATATTCAACATCATTTAATATCCAAGGACCTAAAGTACCATAACATCCATTACTTATTCTATAATAAGGAAGTCTTGTAGTTTGATTAGTTCTCATACCACATAGACTATTTGAATAATGTAAATTAAGATTTGTTTTTACAAGACCTGTACTTAATATATTTTCTATATCTTGTACTCCTTCAGAATATTGGGTATTATCAAAATGAAATATATTTTCTGCATTAATACTATTGTCAAGAGTAAGTAATGTATTTTTAGCTTGCACAAACTTTATATACCATGTTTTTGTTGCTGTATTATCACCAGACTTAATACTTAGTTTAAGAGCTTTAATATCATCAACATTTAAATCAAGTGATTTTATTGATAAGAAATCTATATTCTCTTCACCAAATGTTCCTGTAGAGGTAAGAAGATTTATATCATCTATACTATAAGTATAACTATAGAATGAAGCACCTGAAAGGTAAGCAGTAAATCTAGTATTAATTGTAGAATCCAAGCTAACTTCAGTAGGATTTAATATATCTTCACTCATATATGTAGTAGCTATAAGAATCTCATCACTTACTATTGTTATATTACAAGATGTTTCTCCACTTACTTCAGTATTATTATCATTTGTAAGATAGAATTTTAATGTATAAACACCAACAGTAGATGTTGCATCTGAAGATTTAATAAGGTCAGTTACTATCTTATTTATAGTGCTTGAGCTTGATGTAGTTATATTTATTTTTTCAGTAATTGAGTTTATTTTGTTATTGTCTTTATACGCCTCAATTGTAAGTGTATAACTACCTATTACACCAGATGAATATCTAATTGACAATTCCTTACCTACTAAATCTTCGTAAGTATAATCTTGATTGTCTACTGAAATTTCTACATTACTTTCAACTACTGTACCATCCCAAGAAGCAGAACCATATATACCTTTATTTTCATCTTCATATGTTGCTGTTACATGAAGTAATCCTGTATGATTTGTAAGATTATCATATATCTTATTAGCACTAAGTAATATAGTAGGATTGACGAATGAAGCACTACCTGTATATATTTGTGTACTACCAATACTTATAGATACTTTCCAATTACCAGTAATTTTTACATCTATATCATTAAGTTTGATACTAAGCCCACTATTTGTTAATATTATTTGACTTCCATTTTCTTTTTCATTTACAGTAATTTTACAAGTAGCTTCTGTTACAGTACTACCTCCAGAACCTCCAGAACCACCACCTCCATGTTTTGCAAGCCATGATACATTTCTCTTTAGTTTATCTATGTCTTCCTCATGTCTCTCAAGTACATCATCTACTGAAGTATAGTTTATTCCTTCTTCAAGTAAGTTTTGATTTGTTACTGAGATACCCTTGGAATTATTTGAGGAGAGGACTTTCCAATCCTCTCCATTATTATTTTTTATTTTTAAACTTCCCATATTATAGTTTAATTGTATATGTTTCTTTATCTGTTACATTATAAGCAGTCATATCATTATCAGAAATTTCAGATAATGTCATATTTTTTACACCTAAATCTGTAAGTTGTCTATTCATATCAAAAGTCTTTGTATTGTTTGTTATATTAACATTCCATACATTTTGTACTTGTCTTGCAGTTACTTTTATATCTATATCACTTAAATCATATCTTATATACATAGGATAATGTTGCTTTAAGTTTTCCTTTGCATTACTTTGACCTGTAGACATAAAATAGGATAATAACCAAGGATTTATTATATCACTTGCAGGTTGTTCCTTATTTGATATTAATTTATATCCTGTAGCTTGTGACATTACATAAGTAGGAGCATTAATTTTATCAACAATTTCATATCTTGCATATTCATTACTCTGCACATATTCACCTTTAGTAACTTGTATAACAGGTTTTCTGGTATCACCTTTTTGTAATTCAGACATAAGGTCTATATTATTATTTATATGATTATTATTATCAATATAACCTGTAGGTGCATCATATATAGGTTTTGATATACTATATGTATGTTTATGTCCACCTATTACTAATCTAATACCATATTTCTTGAATAATCTTGAGAATCTATATAATCCTTTATCATTCAATATATTTAAATGAGAACCTACTCTTTCAGCAGTAGATGTCATGAAACCATATGTAACAATTGTAAATGGCATTTCATGCATATATACTATACAATTCTTACAATTAGTAGGATTATCATTTTTAGTATATAATTGTAAGTCTTTTATAAACCAATCCTCTATAGCTGCATTAGCGGCATTAGCCATAGTTGCATCACCACTACTTACAGTATTCCAATCTTTATACATCTTACTTGATGCTTGTGCTATTTCAGAATTTAATGATATAAAATGATAATTACCATAATTAAATGAATACATTGAATAAATAGGATATTGTTGTTCATTCCATGTAAAGTAATAATTATTATTTATATCAAGTTCAAATGTAAAGTATCTTAATACATTTATATGATTATATTTTGATGTATTATCATTACCATCTGTAAGCTCTGTACTATTATGACCACATAAATCATTATTACCTATTGTGAACATTTCTTCTTTGTCATCAATAAATTGTCTACCATCATAATAATCTAACCATTCATTTACTCTATTTCCATTTTGTGTAATATCACCTGTATTTATAGTAAAATCAAAGTTATTTTCATTATTACTAAGTACATAAGCTGACTTCTTCCATGCTTGATATTCTGCCCAATTAAAACCTTGTTGGTCAGTTGTCTGTATAAAACTAAATGTTTTTACATCAGAATCTGATTTAACTGTAAAAGTTTTTATCTCACTCTTATAGAAACTATTATTATCTCTACCAATTCTATATTCATAAATACCTTTTTTTAATCCTTTGACTATACATTTATGTGTAGTTACCCACATACCATCTGATGTAGTCCATTTAAGTCTTTGATAATAATCTATATATTTATTAATGTCATCAGTATTATTCCTATTATTTTTTGTTATGGAATAAACTTTCTTCCATTCATCTGTACCTTCAATTTTATACTCCAAATACTCATCGTAATAACCAACAGAAATCCAATTAAAACACCTTGTAGCACCATTACCATTATCAGTAGCTTGTATGCCAAATGTAACACAAACATAATTAGGTTTAGTATTATCAAATTTATTTTTATTAGTAAAGAAATCCTTTTTCTCATAAGAAGCTCTTGGAGTATAAAGCTGTTTTATATAATCTGGATAATAATATTGTGTACTATTACCCATATATTCATCATGTTTGCTTAAATCTATATATGTCCAAAGGGCAGAAGTACTTCTTGCGGAATATGCTTTATTACCTTGCTTACAAGGGTCTAACATAAACCATCTTACAAACAACGTGTTATTCCAATCACTATTTACAAGGAAGTTACCTGTACCCTCAGCGGAAGCACCTTCACCAAAACCACAAGCATCTATATATCCTTCTATTATAGTATTTTTGTTCCAAGTATTTCTAAGTTGTTTCTTATTAAGCAGTTCTTTATACTTATCACCTGCACAAAGTAAGAATGAAGATTTACCTTGATTAAATGTAATATCCCATTCCATATCATAACTTTGTACTTTTATAAAACTTGCTTTATCACTATTACATCTATTACCTCTTATTACAAATGTAGAACCTGCCTTTATAGTACCTTGTAAATCAAGTACTTTCCATATATATCCTACATCTGATGGGTCTTCTTGTGAACCATCAGTATACAATAAATGTATTCCATTAAGATTTATATCTGTATTTGATGCATTGGCAAGTTCAATAAAATTATGTGATACCATAGTACCTTCTGTATTATTACCTCCACAAAATACTTCATTTATACACAATAAGTAATTTATATAAACTCCCCATGCTGCATCTGGTGAACCTACAGATATAGGTTCTTTATTATATTCCAATACTCTCCAATCACCATCTGAATCTACTTTTACTCTATATAATTTATTACCATTTGTAAATAGTAAATTCTCTATTTCAAGACTATATAATTCATCAACAGAAAGACCACCTCCACCACTAGATTCACCTGAAGAACCAAGTACATAGAAATTACCTTTATAATAAATAGCTATTTTCTTTCTATCAGTATAAAACAATATTTCACTATCTATTAAATCTTGCTTATTCTTCGTAAAATTAGCAGCTGTATCACTCTTTATTGCTATATGAGTTGTAGTTGGTTCTATGTCAGAAGTATCAGGTTTATCTTCACTATCATCAGTATCATCAACATCAGTAGCATCTTCAGGTTTTTCTGGAGTAGCAGTACTCATTATCTGTCTTCTATAACTATCTGCAACAGTAGAAGCTACAACACCTATTGTAGTAAGTTTTTCAATACCCTTTATTTTAGTTGATAGTTCTTTTAACTGAGTTTTTATATTCTTTATTTCATCTGTATCACTATTTAATATATAAGTATCAGATGGGTCTGCCCAAATAGGATAATTTGTTGTATCTATAGGTGGATTTTCACTTAACCATATATTATTTGTATTTATATCTCCTGCATCATACCAAGTACTTCCATCTATAGAATATTTGAATTGATTATTTTCAATCTTCCAATAAGGAATTGAAGTATTTACCAATTTCCAATTCTTACTTAATTTCCAATCATCATCAAGTATTGTATTTCCTATATAAATAGCACTTATGACAGTGTTATCATTTACATATGTAAGTGTAAGTCCTTGCTTTCTATAAGTAAGAGGTACTTGTAATCTTGTATTTTCCTCATTATCAGTATAAGCTACAAATATATTGTTGAATCCTCTAAGAATATCTGATAATGATTTACCTGTACTTCTTTCTGTTATAGCTTCTACAAATGACTGTGGAAATATCTCTTCCTTATTACTTTTTATTAATTGTCTTATATCTGTCATTTCTTAGTTGCTTGTTGTTTATGTAATTGTTGTCTCTTTATATTTAATTCTTTTTCAGACTTATCTCTGAGAAAACTTAAATTTTCATTAAATTGTCTTCTGTTTTCTTCAAGCTTTGCTTGTTCCATACTATTATCTTCTGGAGTAAAATCAGTAGTATCAACCTTTGCTTGAGCACTAATTTGAGCAACAATAATTTTAGTCTCATTATTTTCTTGATTCATCTTATATTCTTGGTCTCTTTGCTCTTGTTCACTCTGTGCTTTTTGTTGTAATACTTCTTGTTGAGCTTGTTGTTCTTGTTGTGCTTGTTGTTGTGCTTGCTCTTGTTTAGCTTGTTCTTCTTTCTCAATAAGTCTTGTTTTCTCAGCAATAGATGCAGAACCATATAATTTCATAATACTTGAGAATGATAATAATTGATTTTGTAGAGCTGCTTGTGCAAGTGTCTCCATTTGAGAGTTTAACTTTTGTGTAGCATCACTATTATCAACTACTAAACCATAGTCACACTCTGCAAACTCATCTCCATCTATTTCAACCATTTTCTCCATTCCATTAGGTAATATATAAGGAAATTTCTTCTTATTACCTTTCATTGCTATCTTTGCTACTTCAAGAAAGGCTTCAAGTACTCTTTTTTTCAAATTCTCATGTACTATAAATACCCATTCAGTAATATGTGAAGATTGTAATGTACTTCTTTCTACACCACCAACAGTCTCTCTATTACTAATCTGACCTTCTCTTTGTTTTGTAATACCAACAACTTCAGACATTTCATTCTTGATAAACTCAAGTAATTGTATGTATTGTTGTATTGATTGTGCATCATTAGCTTGAATAACTCCTGTAGAGGCATTATTTAAAGATGCTGCAAGTTTTCCTGTAGCAGCACCAGAAGTACCTTCCTTAAATGAATCTACTACATTAAGACCCATTGTCTTTGCATAATAAAGTACTTTGTCTACATCCCATCCTTTTGGTATCTTAGCTAAATCAAGATTAACTAAAGTACCCCAGTTTCTTGCAAGTAACTTATTTAATCTATCATGAATTACATCATATAAATAAGCATAAGGTTTCATCATATCCACCATACTAAATGGTTTATCATCATTAAGATTATAAATAGAACCTATGATACCAAAATGACATCTTGAAGGATTACTCAGTCTATTAAATTGACACGGCATAGGTTGTATATTTACATAAATATCTGTACCTATCTTAGTACCTTCCCATGCTTCATTAATGTATAGTACTTGTTCTTCTTCACCTCTATCTTTGTCTATTACATATTGTTCAGTATAGAAGTTAAATTGTTCATCTCCATTCTCATCATAATACTTTACTTTCTTTATCTTTCTTTTTGATTTCCAAAATACTCTAAGTACTCTTATATTACCTGCATAATCATAAGCCATCATAGTAGGATTATAACCATCAAGATTTAGCATAAATTTATCTTCAGTATTTTCTCCTTCCATTCCATTGTCATCATCACTATATACAACACTTGCAGGAAGTACACCATACATAGGGTCAATATTACCATTTCTATCAGTATTATCTGTACCTAAATTATTAGGAAAATCCTCAATTTTTTTAATATCGTTTTGTGATAATACATCATAAAAATTATCTATTATTTTTCCAGGACTCCAATAATCTTCAATGATAATCATGTCAGCATCCTCAATTTTATTTGAAAAGCCAGATTTAAGTACTCTTACTTTTGTAGGATTTAATCTTTCTATTACAGGTTCACCACCTACAATACCTATATAATATATTTCTTCTCCTACAGTCATTGCATCCATGAAACCAGAATTAAATATTGAAGATATATCATATTCTTTCATATAATGATTAAGTACAAAATTACCTCTCATCTCTCTCATGTCCTGCCAATCATATGACATATAATCTGTAATTGAAGCTAATTCTTGTTGTGCTTCATCATCAGTAGCATTACTTTGAATCCATTCTTGTATTTTATTTGTATACTCTTGTTTCTTATTCTCCTCTATCTCTGAGATAGCTGTAGGATTAGTAATAACAACCCTAAAATCAAATACTCTTTTTGATTCTTCTCCCTTAAGTACATTAAGCTTTGAGTTCATTATAGGATAATGCTGTAATTTAGCTGGTATATAATCAACTTTTAAACCTTCAGGATTTAAAATTAATTGTAAATCCCTCATGTCTAATCTACCATTAAGTAAATTATAATTAATAATTTTCTTTCTTACACTATTTCTACATGGAGAATAATGAGAGTAACTTCTGCTATCAGCAAAATCTACACATTGTTTTTGCCATTCTTTACCTTTCTTATTAAAAGGTAGTGTTTGTCTTGGAAATATGTTATTTATACTCATATTATTCTATTTAATTTTTATATGCAAAAATACATAAAAAAATCCACCTATACTTTAATATAAGTGGATTTATTTAATGTATTAAATGAATATGTTAATTATGATGTCTTACATCATAGTTTCTCTTAAAAAAATCATCATTTCCTATATAATTCTTATCAATAAATTCTCTTTTTGAACCATCAAGTTCTCCTTGATATATAATCATCTTTTGTTCTCTAAATATCATTAATTGAACCATACTCATGATTCTATCTACATTTATATCTGGATTAAATAATGATAATTCCTTTAATAAAGCTCTATTCTTTATAAAATGAAGATTTGGAACAGTAGTTTCTATCTCTTCTCCATTTGCTCCTATAGGAGCAGTGATAGTTACTGGTTTTAATAACCAATCTTTAATTAATAAAAAACCATGATTCTTAATTGCTGGTATTGCATTTACACCTTTAGCAGTATTACCATATCCAACAGTTTTTAATAATTGTCTTTGTTTAAGATATTCTGGTGTATCTTCAAGTTTATATAAACAATTCATCTTACTGAAATAAGCAAATGTATTTTTCTTATTATTCTCATACAATAGTTTACAATTATAAAAGAAACAAATTAGTCTTGCTATTTCATTTAAGTCATCTACAAACATAGGTCTTCCTGTATATTCTGCTACTATTCTATCTGTCCATAAGTCCAATACAAATATAGAACCTAATGACATTGTATTTGCAGTATCATTCTCATAATTATCTAGAGATGCTATATATCTTTCTGGATTTACATTACCATCAGATTGTTTTACAGGCATTTCATATATCTCAATAGCACCCTCAACTTTATTATCTTTAGTAGGAAAATCTCTTATTGGTATATCATTTGTAGGTTTAAATTCTACCTTCCCACTACTATTCATTACTAATTTACCAACATAAACATCATCAAAGAAATTAGGATTATTGTCTATTTCATTTAATCTTTCATTTATTGCAGTTACAGGAAATATATTACCTCTTGTTCTAATAATAGCTTCTTGTGGTGTAATAGGTACTTCTGATACAGTCTTTGTAATAGCATTAATGTCAGTAGAATTATACTTTACTTTATATCTATTCATTAATATTTCAAGTAATGCTTTTACTACATCACTATTACCATCTTTATCATAACAACCTTTTCTATTCATGAAGCCTGGAAAGAAATAGGTAAAGTATTTTCTACCTTGTCCTTCTTTATCATATACATTAGGTATTGCTTCCATATTATAACCCATAGGATTATACATTATTTCTTGTGCTCCAGCAAAATCAGAATCATCATCACCAGCAGTTCCTTGTGCATATATAAGACCATAAGTAACATCACCTTCCTCTACAGAAGGTCTTAATGTTCCATAAAGTCCTAATAAGTTAGGAAATGAACCAAACTCCTCAATACCTATAAGTACTCCACGTTTACCTCTAAGTTTTGATTCATCATCTTTTGATGATACTCCTAGTACTTCATTTAACGTACCTTTTTGTGTATTAGTATCAAGGTCTATATATCCCATTTTCCATGACATGTCTTGTAAAGAAGACTTTAATCTTCTTGTAGGAAATTCAGTATTCTGTGCTGCAAAATCAATATAAGACTGAAACTTATTCAATATACCATCTTTTACTAAGTATTCTTTTTGATATGCAGTAATTAAACACTTTACTTCCCTATTAACCTCCCTTGATTCTCCTAACACAAATCTCTTTGCTGTCATTGATGCCAAAGTAAATGACTTACCTTTACTTCTACTAGCCAATTCTGCACCATGATGACCTTCATTTCTAGCTTTTTCTATATAATTAAATTTAAGCCAGTGACCTTCCCAAAATTCAGGAAAGTCCCATACTCTAAGTGCTTTCTTTCCATCTACAACCTTACTTAATAATATAGGACAATAATTAAGGAAATAATACATATCCCCTGTAACAAATTCACCATCTTCTCTAATATATCCATCATAACATCTTCTTACTTCTTCCCTTATCCATTTTCCATATTCACTATTAGGATTAGGATTAGGTCTTAAAGTACTTACCTTTCCATACTTTTGATAAGTTTTTGCAGTAGGCTTAAAATAATCCATATTTTCATGTAAAGGTGGATTTGTCAAATCTATTATAGCTCTACCATTTTTATCTTTAGGTAAATCTTTTGTATATGGTCTATTTGGAGATATTAAATTTCTTATATAAGGTACATTATTTATAAATTCCAAGAATTGTTCCTGTACTTCTTGTGGATATTTATCAAGCAATTCACTTGTTATAGAAGTTTGATATTTATTTGTTGGTATTAACGATTCCATGTATTAACCTACTAAACGTTTCACTTTTAATAAACTTAAATATCTCAAGAACATAAGATTTATATACTTCGTTCCAATATGTATTTTCTGAATTAGAAGGACATTTTTCTATTTGTTCTATTGTTATACATAGCTTGTTGTCTCCTATAGAAGAAATATAATATAACTCAATGATAAATTTCTTAAATATAGGTGGTTTCTTTGTAATAATATTTCTTTTTACTACAAATTTACCTCCTATGTTTAAGTTAAGTTCTTGTCTGGATTTCTTTAAGTATTGATTTAACACTTCAGTTATATCTTCTATTTGCATAATATATTTTGTTTTAATAATGATATAATACATCTAGCTGTCCATTCTACTAAAGGTTCATCACCAGAAGTATTACAATAGTTACCTACATCCAATATAACATGAACTATTTCATGTACTAATGTAAGATATAGTTCATCTTCTGATTGAAGATTACCTTTTACATTTTTAGCAATTTCAATTAGATACTTTGGATTAGTAGTAAGTCCATAATGACTAATATCACTATCTGGTTCATCTAAAGTATCTACAAATTTAATTGTATACTTACTACCAAACAATTCAAATTGTTTATTATCTAAATCTTCTATTCTCATAATAAAATACCATCATCCATTAATTTTTTATTACCATTATTACCTTTAGCTCTACCTTGTTCTTCAATATCTTTTGCAACACTTTTTTCAGCTTCCATGACTTCTTTTACTAATTGAGGAACTAATTTAGTAGCAGCTACTACAGATTGTACTGTATATTTAGGTTTACCTTTATCATCTTCTTCTGTCAAATCTATGTTTTCAAGAAACATTCCTACTTTATCTAAAGTTTTTCTTGTTCTTTCAAGAAGTAATGATGAAGAAGTTATAGTCATTTTCTTATATAGTTCTATACATGATAAATCTTGTTTAGTAAATTTTGGTTTATTAATGCCATTTGCGTTACATACTTCTTCAAGTCTAGTATCTTCATCAACTATATAATTAAATTCACTTCTTGGGTCATATACATAATAAAGTATTGATAAAAAGTCTAAGAAATGATTCTTATCAACAGTTTTATCTGCATTATACAATACTCTAAAAGGTTTTAATAATAATAATTCATCACTGAATTTTAATTCATAATTATCTATTTTTATAAGTTTCATATAATTAAAATTAAAAACCTTAGCCTTAAATTAATTAAGACTAAGGCTGTATTATAAATAATAGTTATGAACAAGAATCACATTATTATTGTCTTTGGTTTAGGCATTATAATAGCATTCTTCTTTGGTTTCTTTGCTTCAATCTCTTCATATTCTGATATGATATAATCAATATCCCTGCTATCAAGAAGCAATACTTGTTTGTCTGCAAGTTGCATAACAGGAAGAGAATATTCAGTAATAGGATTATCAGTAATTACACCATCCTTCAATGAACCTTTTTGATGCTTTCTATGACCATACATAATAGGATTAATATGTATCATCTGACCTTCCTTAAATGGAGAATTAGGTCCAGCAGCCAATACTTTCTGTTCTACCATAAAAGTACCTTTAGGTATTACAATATCATCTACTAAGCAATCCTCAGTATATGTATTGAAAGTAGTAACTACTTTATCAAATGTTGGTTGTATCTTCTTTGTCTTTATAATTTTCATTATAATATTTCTTTAAATATTTATAACTATCATAGGTAACATATAGTTTACCTATAGATGGAATATTAATGTTAGGTCTAAGGCTAAGAAACTCTTCTTCAGTAAGATTATCTTTAAGAGGCAAACTCTCAATATAATCTTTTATAGTTTTCCAATAAGCCTTATATACTTTACTTACTGTATCTTCTGGTATTCCTAAGCTCTCAGACACTTCTTTAAATATATCATCAAGCATTGTCTTTAATTATAAAGTTAAGCATTAAAGTATAATTACCTCTATCCTCTTTTAGATTAGGTACTATTCTAGGTTCTATATGACCTTCTTTTAATAGATTTACCTTTCTTAACTTACTTATAATGACTTGATAATATTGTAAAGACATTCCTAAGTCTTCTATAATTTTTTTCTTAATGTCTTCACTAAATAATACATTGTCAAGTATTTCATCATCCATGATTTTCTTACCTAATAAATATCTGTATTTACATAAGCAAGCAAGTACATCTACTTCTCTATCAGTAAGATGATGAAGTGGTTCTAAGAACTTAAACCAGAGTTTAAAGAATTGCTGTAAATCATCACAGTCAATTCTTAATAAACTATCTGGTTTCTGCATATTAATCCTCCTTTGTTTCCTCTTTGGGTGTTTCCTTAGATTCTTCTATAGGAGTAGTCATAGCATCTTGAATCTCCTTAGCACAAGCAGCTCTAAAATCAGCAGGGAAAGCATAAGCACTATCTACAACCTTAAATAAGAAATCTAACTTAGCAAATGCTGATTGGTCAGAGAGTTTATTAACCATTGCCTTTAGCTTATTATTCTCTTGGAATAATTGATTTGCAATGCCATTAAGTTGTTCATAAGTAAGCTTCTTTTCTTCCTTATTAACTTCTGCACTCTGCTCTTTAGGAGCAACATTCATTTTTTTCTCCATTTTAAAATTAATTTTTATTGTTATTACTATAATTATCTAAATAAGAGTGATGATGTTTATTCTCATACATTTTATTCCACTCATCTATTGTAGTTTCCTTTATTTCTGTTGAATTACATTCATCACAATAATCTAAGCCTTCCATACCTTCTACACCAAGTATTCTAAGAGATAGACATCTTGCACAGTAATATACAGGCTCTTTATTATATTCTTTTCTTTTGTCCTCCATATTAACTGTAATAAAATAAATGCATTAAATCATTTTTGACTACTATATTTACTACTTGATTTTGAGATATATCATTTGCGTTTACAAACTTACATAACTCATTTGAATTGTAGGCTGATATAACTTTTAATGTTTTTAATAAACCCTTAGTCATATTACCTCCTTCCTCTATTAGCAGCCTTACTCATAGCATTAGCTCTTTTTGTAAGATTAGCTGCTTGTTTTTTTGCAGCAGTAGTTGCTCTTTTAAGTCTTGCTTTATCACTTAATATTTCTTGATATTCAGCAAGAGTTCTAGCGTCACTTTCTGCTTGCCATTGCTGTTCTTTTCTTATTGTCATAATATTCTTCTTTTATATTAGTAGCTCCAAGGGGATTTGAACCCCTACGAGTATTACTACTCATCAGATTTTAAGTCTGAAATGTCTACCAATTCCATCATGAAGCCATTAATTATTTAACTGCTGCAAAGATAATACAAATATTTATATTTTGCAAGTAAATTACATACTTTAACATTATATTAACAGACATTAAAAAAGGAGGTATAATCCTCCTCAAACATAGTGTAAGAGCCATATTGCTCTTAACACTTTAAATATCAATTAATTACTACAAAGGTAATGGACATACACCATTCTCATAAAGAGGTTTCATTACCTTAGCATAGGCATCTATATATGCCTTAAACCATTTTTTTGTTACCTTTAATACAGTCTTCATATCTATACAAATTTAAAGTTTATATAGAGCTACTGAAAGGACTTGAACCCTCAACAACTTGAGTACAAATCAAGTGTTCTACCAATTGAACTACAGTAGCAAGCTACTCCTATAGGAGTAATGAAATAATAAATATTTGTATAACTTGACCAATTAAACCACCCAATATAGTAGCTAACCAATCTAACCAATCCCATTTATTTCCATATAGTTTATCTTTAAACTCTAAACCAGATGCTACACCTAATACACATAGTATAGTGAATACTATACCTATTGGTATAGCATATAAAAAATGTTTATCTCTATTACTCTCTTTTAACCACATTATTCTCATATTTTTCTGACCATGCCTTTGTAATACCAGCACTAGCAAATACACCAGCAACTGCTGCAATATATGCAGCCATACCATTTAAATCTGTATGTATTGTATTTGTTGTAAACACCTCAACTAATAATACTATTATAGGTACTATCAACAATATTATACCTACTATAGTTACAGCAATAAGAAAGAAGTTCTTTGAAGATACTCCAGTATTATTCTGTATAAGTTTTAATATCCATTTCATAGTACTCACTAAGGGACTTGAACCCCTAACCACTTGGGTATAAGCCGAGTGCTCTAACCTATTGAGCTAAGTGAGTATTCATAGCAATTTATTAAGGAAAACTGCTACCTAAAACTATTGCTGCCTCTACAGGACTTGAACCTGCGACACCTAGATTAACAGTCTAATGCTCTGACCAACTGAGCTAAGAGGCATTATAGCACTCCACTTTATTAAGGAAAAGTAGAGTAGAAAACCTTAGTTTAATATATTAAATCTATGAAAACAATCTATAATATATAAGGGATTATCTCTGCCTCCCTTAAGACAAGGACTCTACGACTTCCACAAGGGCTAAACTTACATAGTGACAATGACTAAAGCCTTGGAGTTACGTTGTATTCACATAGTACTCTGCAATACTTTATATTGTAGTTCTTATGGGACTTGAACCCATGACCCACAGCTTAGAAGGCTGTTGCTCTAATCCAACTGAGCTAAAGAACTATTTAGTTAGGGTAGAGGGAATTGAACCCCCACAGACCAAGAACCAAAATCTTGCGTACTACCTTTATACTATACCCCAATATTCCCCAATAAAACCCTCAAGGGGAATACACGACATTTAATATTTATGAGGGTTAATATAAGTAGGTAGGTCATCACTCCTACCTACATTTAATAAGCTTACGCTTTATTAGCCAATTTATTAGCCCACTTCTCTGTATAAAAAGAATAGTAACTATATTCTCTAAGAGAAGGAATTAGTCTTCTAAGTCCTGCCCAAGTAATACTTGGAATACCTATTATTATAAGGTATAAAGGACCAAGAATCTTACTTTGTATTGTATGTCCATATTCATGTTCAAGTACTTGTTCCATATTGAAAGTACCAACATTAATGAATATATTATTACCTAAAGTTACAGCACCTCTCATCACACATTGATGTATTATATTGTCATTTTCTTCATAAGCACCTAAATAATTATTACTATATATTAGATACATTTGATAGATGAATGCAATAATCATCTGTGGTAATTGCCATATAAATAATATAAAATTTTTCATATTCACTAAATTACTTTGCAAAGATAAACATTATATTTTATACTACCAAATAAATTAAGATTAATTAACTTATCTAATAGAATACATATTATATTTAGCTGCATATTTTCTTACATTCTTTATATAACTATTATTATCTGGATTTACATCACCTTTTTTTAATGCAGAACTTCTTCCATTATATTTATATATAAGAGCTGTATATGGGTCTATATTACCATTAGCACCTTTAAATTTTCTTCCTTTTACTTCTGTATTATACATATAAGCTAATCTTGCTAATATTGATAACGCTCCATTTTCAGCAGAGTATATATTATTTTCATTAATACCTAAATTATTATAAATATCTCTAAGTTTTTTATTATCTCCTTTAAGTTTCACTTGTCCATAACCTCTAGATACAGCACCACCAGAAAAAGATTTCATTATATCTACTAACCATGGAATTGCAGTTTTAAGTTTATAATTATGTTTTGGATTGAGAGAAGTACCTGTACCCATCTTACTTTCTTGATTTGCAATGCCTAAAGATAATTCTGCTATATGATTATATGTATCAGAATCAAGATTAAATCTTTTCATCAATTCTTGTTTCTTGTTTATTAAGGTATCTATAAATCTTCTTTCATTTTCTTTATATTCCTTGTTACCTTTTACAGTTGAAACTATTTTTAAAGGTGAATATGATTTATTTATGCTAATATTATAATCATCCCAGAATCTCTTAGGGTCTCCCTTTATGTCTTTGCCGTAAGGTTTATTAGCTACAAAACTTAATTTTCCATCTTTAGCAACAAATTTAGAACCTTTCTTTTCAGGTAATGTATAGACATCTGTTCCAATATCAATATACTTGCTTAATTGATTTAAAGTATTACCTCCTATTCTTACACATCCATTAGATAATCTTTGTTGAGAAGTATTACCAAAATGTAAAGAACTTGCTATATCTTCATAACTTGAACCTTTACTTCTACCTCTTGTAAAAGAAGGATAACCATGATAAATTCCTGTACCTGTAATCTTAGTTATACCTGCTGGAGTAGAATTATTACCTTTACCACTTTTTATATTACCACTTTTATCTACATAAGTTATAGTATTATAATCATTTCCTGAAGCACCAGTACTTATATCATTTGTTTTATATATCAATTTATTATTTTTATCAAATACATTTAATAAACTATTCTTTTTATCTATAACAATATAATTATTATCATGTTTTACGCTTTGTATGACTGATAAATTATTATTTAATTTTTTATCTGCTTCCCATTGTTTTCTTATATTATAAGCTTTAACTCCTTGCTTTTTTCCTATTACTAAATTCTGATTAGGAAATATAATATTATTTTTTAAATTAGGATTTAATTGCATTAAATTATTAACAGTAGTATTATTTGTTCTAGCAATATTCCATAAACTATCACCTGCTTTTACAATATAATTTATATTCTTTGGAGCATATTTTCCTCTACCTTTTTGTAAGTTAAAATTATCTATAGCAGCTTCATGTGCTGTTTTAAAATGTTGTCCACTTAAACTTATATATACTTTTGGTTTAATTTGAGATTGTTTATTGTCTGTAAAGAAATTACTTATTATATCTAAGATTCCTCCCCCTGCATAAGCATTTAATGGTCCTCCTAATGCTTTTTCCTTATTATTTAAGGCTGTTGTACCTATAACACCTGTTCCAATAGCAGGAAGATATTTAAAAGCATCCTTAATATTATTTTCAAAATTAATTAAATTTTGTATGTCTCTTAAATTACCATTGTTAGCTCTATTCTTTAAATTATTCCAAGCATTAAAATAATCTTCACCGTATGCATTTGTAATACCCATTTTATTCATTAATAAATTAATACCTATATCATCTATTGCTTTTTCTAAATCCTTTCCTTGTGGATAAAAATAATCTAAGCCATTAAATTCTTTACGTGTTTCTAACAATGATTGTCTTACCTCATTCATTGTTGCTCTAAATTCTTCACCTAATTTTGAAGCACTTATTTTTGGATGAAATACATAATCATTTGGTAGAAATGATTCAAATTTATATTTTGACATTAAATTAAGATTATCCAATAATTCATCAGTACCATGAGAAGCTGCCTCGTGTAGATATGTAGAATTAAATAAACCATTTTTTATACTATTTGTTAATTTACCATCTATTCCCACAGCTCTTAAAAATGGAATATCTAACCAAGGATTGTACCATCCTCTTATATTTTTATTAATATTATCAGGTACTGTAATAATTGCTGGCTTTACTTTCTTTGGAGCAGATATATTATATCTTTTCATTAGAGGTAACATCACTTGACTATAATAATCTTGTATCTCCTTAGATGTATACTCTCCTACAGGATAATTTTGATAAGGATTAAATTCTTCCATTATTGTAGGTAATTGTTTTGAACTTCTAAAATAATTATTATTTAAATTCAATACTTTATTTTCTCCAAATCTAGTTAAATAAGCAGTCCTTAATTTTTCAGCTAAATTTTTATTATGAATATTTTTAATTAAATCACTATCTCCATTATTTATATTAATTGAAAGATAATTAGGGGAAAAATTCTTAGGAAGTAATGAGTTTTTTGTTACTAACGATGCTATTAAATTTTTAGCTTTATTTGTATTTAATAATTGATTAGTACCATAAGTTCCTAAAGGAATAGCAAAATCTATTAATGTGTTATATAAAGGATTTTCAAATATACCTTCATTTCCTAATGTTGCACTATTAATTAATTGGTCATATGTCATATCACCAAAAGCTGTATTATAAGCATCTTTTATTAATCTAGCATCTTGTGATATAGAACCTCTATTTAATAAGCCTAATGTAGCAGCATTAATAAAATCAATAGTAGTATTAGAGTCAAAATATTTTTTAGCATTAGCATAAGCCATGTCCTCTGCCATTTTCTTAGCTAACATATTAGTACCTTGTATTACAGGAGTATGTTCTCTATCTAATGCTTGTAAATTATAAGTATTGTTATCACTATCCATTAATTTACCATCTACATTGATAAGATTTAAAAAATCTTTATGTCTTAGATTATCTGCATCTACATAGTTATAACCTTTATCCTCATTTTCATTTCCACCATCTTCAAATTTATTTAAACTACCACCATATTTAAGTCCAGGAATTAAAAAGTCTCCAAGTTCATCAAATACCTTTTTTAAAGCTGATTCCCAATCTGGATATTCCTTGCTTAAATTAAAACCTTTTTTTGTGTATTTTTGTTTTAATACTTTATATGCTTCTTTAAGTCCTTTATAATCTATATTATATATATTCCTACCTAACGTTAATATATTAAATAATGGGTCAGGTAAATAGTCTTTATTTGCATTAAAAATTGAAGGAAAACCCAATGGTAAAGCTACCCCTCTATCAGGTTGATGATATTGAGGATTAGCTACAAGTTTTCCATTTTTAAATATATAAGGTTTTGCTTCAGTTATTCTTTGTTGTTGTCCTCCAACAAAAAATAGATTACCACCTTTATCAAACATATTATCCTCGTCATTTATATCATTGCCATACAGCGTATTATCAAAATCTGTAAGTATTGATTGTGTATAACTATAATCTGGTTTAGCTGATTCTATAGGATTATACATTGTATTTAATGAAGGTATAGTAAACGCTGTTCCTGTAGGAGGAAGAGAAGATTCTTGATTTTCTACATTATTAATAGGCTTATATGTACTATTATTCATAGCTTCATTTATTTGGTCTAAAGTAAATCCATTTACACTTGATATAAAGTCTGTGGGTTTAGTGACATTATCATCAAATTGTGCTACTTGATTAGTAGAATCTGAACTAGGTATTCTTGAATCTCTATAACCATAATAATTAGGTGTTCCTCCTGTACCAGTAAACATGGTTCTATAATTACCACCAAATCCTTCTCTCTCCCAATTTCTTCTTCTAGTAAGACCTCTTAATTCATTATCCTTTGAAGCCCACATAGACTTTTGCACATCTTCTTTAGTAGCTTTACCATTCAAATATTGTGTAAGTACAGGTACTACTCTTTTATTGAAATTTCCTGCTCCTACATTATAGGAATAAGAATATAGTGCATCTAATTGTGATTGTGTTAATTTGTTTAAAGCTCCTTTAGGTAAATACTTATTAAAGTCGTTTGCCTCAGCTTCAAAACTTCTGTTTGTTTTCATTGAAGAACCTTCCCAAGTAGCTATATCTTTCTTTACTTTATCTGAAGGCTTATAGCCACCCTTGGCAAATGAATTATAGTTAGAGATAATATCTCTTCTATTATATATACCATTTGCTACTGCTTCTCTTATATATGAAGCTTTATCTTGTATACTTAAATTATTCCACATAAATAATATTATTTAAATTTTACTGCAAAGATATAAATAATTTTTTATTCTTACAAGTGTAAAACAAAAAAGAGTAATAAACTTAATTACCACTCTTTTTACTCCATTCATATTCTAATATATTAATCCTAATTCCTTGCATTAATAAATCAATCATTATCTATACTATATAAAGAGACCCTGCCAGCATTATGGCTTGCTTCCATATAGTAGTCTTATATCCCGTTTATATATTATTGTTTTTCACTCTTGTTATCTCTAGGAATGCTTACCTGTAGCCTTTACTGATACCCTTTATTCTCTCAGTTTGCTGCATTCAAATATAATCCTACTATATTGGGTCAATCTATGGTTTATAGAGTTGATTAATCTCTGCAAGTACTTATATGTTCCTTGTAAATGCAAAGGTACAAATAAAATTTTAAATTATCAAATAAATAAGTGAAAAAATTATTTTTTATTTTTTTTGAAATTTTATTGGAGTTACATGAATGTGGGATAACCACCCCAAACCCCCCCTAGCCTTCGGCACTTTGGGATAATCCCCTGTGACCATTAACATTATTAACATTTAAAACATTAGACTATGAATGCAATTATTAGCAGAAACAGAATGAGTGTTGAATCTTTGAAGTCAATTAACAACGATTCTTTGCACATCAGGGAAAACCCTAAGAAACCTAATAGTTTCTTCTTTGTATGCGGTGAAATCACAGGCTACATCTCAAAGCCAGCTATGGCAAAGATTGAAGCTGGAGGTCAGGCAGCAGACTTGCAATATGCTGAATGCAGCATTGATGATGGTGCAACATGGGTACCTTGCTTAATGGTAGTTGGAAATGGTGTAAAGGACAAATATACACTGTAAGAGACTAAAGTAGGTGTGTTGGGGAAACCCAACACTCTTATTTTAATAACTTATCTATGTAATACTGTTTTCACATCAATACAAAAATCAATAGCATTTTATACTTTTATATAAAACTATTTGTTTTATATTCTATTATAAAATATTATTAATTTTATTAGTTAAAAACATTTAAAACAAATAAACAATTATGATACTACATAATGGTAATAAATATTATAAAAATATGAAAATAACTCATACACTTTCAGCTATTGAAGCTACTGCTTATGCTTTAGAGCATTGTGGTAAGATAGAAGATGTTAATTTTAGTAGAGTTAAGCCAGAAAAGACTACTTTAGGTGAACTTAAGGCTATTCAAGAAATATCTGTTAATCTCTCTATTGAGATTAAAAATAAATTAGAGCAAGTTCTTGATATTTTAAAACATAACAAGAATGAAGAAACTATTAAAGCATATAAGATTATAGATGACTTACTATATTAAGTCAGCTATAGTTTAACCCTTTAAATATTACAAAGAATAAATGAGCAAGTACAACAATTTACTTATGGATGAAGTTGAAGCATTGGTAAATATCATCCTTAGACATAAAGGCAACACATCTTTTAGTGCAAACGACAACAAGAGAATCACTACTGCCTTGGAAGCAGTAGTTGATAATCTTGGTGATGTTGGCTGCATTATTAGAGATAATCTTGAATTAGAAAACAAAAAATAAACATGAAACAAGCAACATTACAAGACCTAAAGCTGGAGTTGTGGCTTAGACAGCGCAACTCTGGCTCTATCTATTGGACTACCAAAGATGGTAGACAAATTTCTATCAAGGATATGGACAACAACCATTTGGTCAATACTATTAAAATGTTATTAAAACAAGAAGAGAAAAGTAATATTCTTAATGAAGTAATGACAACAATAGAGAATATATATTAATATTCTTCTGTTATTAATAACATTATAATTATGTTTTTAATTCTTCTTACTCTTATTTTTTGTCTTATAATTGTCTATTCAAATATAGACAATGGTTTTAAGATAGGAGCAATTATATTTTTACTATTAAGTATAATTGCAAATATATTAGATATAATATTTAATAGAGATATAATAAACCTATAAAACAATGAAAAAACTATTATTAATATGGGCAATAGTAAGTACAACATTACTATGTCTAAGTGTATACACAATAAACTGTCAAAACAAAGTATTTAATAAGAATAATCAAGAACTAATAGACTTGAGAAATTATTATGATGCTGCTGAATTTCTCTTTGACGATATTGAAAATGAGAATGAAGCATATTTTGATGGTGATAGAGGAGATGATTATTTATCTGCAAGACAGATTATTATTAATAAATATCTCTCTACAAAAAATAATCCTAAAATAATAAATAAATAGAACTATGAATTTCAAAGATATTGAATATATTTGTACTGATATGGCAAGAATTGCAGTACTTATTAATAATAATAAAGAATTATTAGATTCTGTAGATAAATCTCTATTAGAAAATGTTATTGACATTCTTGACATCATTGAGAGTTCAATAAAGAAACAGAAATTAGTAAATAACTTATTAAAAACAAAGAAATGAAACATAAATATTTAATCAAGTTTTATAGATTGTTTAAACCAAATTATTATTTAGTAAGAACAGTCAAGTCTAACAAAACTATAAAAGAAGGTATTGCAGAATGTAAATATTTTGCATTACATAAACATATATTAAAATTTAAAGCTATTGCTTTTAAAGTAAAACAACTTTCATAAACATTTAATACTTAATAAAATGGAAAAATATTGTAAGAAAGTAGCTATTTGCTACAATGAAACATCAAAGACTGTCGTTAAGAATGGTCATGTAACTAAAGTTACAAATGCTAAAGCTGAATTATATTTCCTTGAATCAATCGAGGAATCAAAGAAATATAAGAAGAAACCGTTATTTAAGTAAATATTATTGTTATAAGTAAATGTTTAATTCACATCAGGTGTAACTCTTTGTTACATCTGATGTTTAATTATTTATAATATGTATTATGTATTAGATAGCACAAACGAAATAGTAAGAGCTTTTTGCACTTTTTCTGAAGCTAACAACTTCAAAGTTATTAACAATCGTATGGATTGGATTATTAAAAATAAAAAACTAAAATGAAATATTTATCAAATATCTTTTATTATATTACTACGATATGTGGTATTATATTAACTATTTTGTCAGCTTATTGTATGACAATAAATAGTACATTCTTTTTCTTTTTTGTTATGTTTTTAGTGGGTACAATTATTAATATTATAGGACTATATGGAAGTAAAAAATAAAATGGTACTTACAAGAAAGAGAGGGGCTGACTTGTTGTTTGCCCTTAGAAGATATTATAGGTTGAACAACATAAGGCTGTCAAGGAACAAGTCCATCAGCAACATTCAGCTATGTGAGGAGATTATCAATAGATACAAATATGTATTGCTTGTGAGTGACAACACAAAGTTTCTATGTAATAATCCCAAGTACTTGAAGAAATGGATTATGTTCGAGAACCTGAGAAACCTTCAACCTGTAAGATATGAATATTTGAAGTACATTTAAATATTGCTGTTTAAATTTTTTGTTTGCATTTTGTTCCTATAGGAGAGTAGTGATGGAACTATCCATTCTACTTCCTACAGGAGCTTTTGTTGAACATCAAGCTTAAAGACATGGAAAAGAAAAATATCACATTTAAAATAGAAATCCCAAATGGAATGGAGATTGACAAGCAGAACACTGATTTAGAAAAAGGCAGTATAGTATTCAAGAAGAAGGAAATTTCTTATGAGGATGTTAAAATAGGAACCTCAGATGCTACTGATTATGCCAGGATAATAAATAAGTTTGCATCATTTAGAAACCTTCAATTTCAAAAGCTATGGGCACTTGCAAAGCTATTTAATATTGTAAGGTACTATAATTCTAAAATATTTAAAGATGTTAACAAGGGATTTAGCAGTAGTAAAGAAGGCTATTATATAGCCTACAATGCTGATACTCGTGTTTTTGAAGTATTACCTGCAAAGTGTTATACTGGCTTTACTCCTCTTTTCTATCAGAAAGAGGATGCAGAGTCAGTGGTTGATAACCCAAACTTCAAGACCATATTGAGAGATGCATTGTATGAGGAATGGGTGAAGAACTTTATGCTTTAGTTACACTTTCACAACATTTTAAAGTGTATGATGATAATAATTTATCTGTCATAGAGACTGCAAGAACTGTTAAGACATTAAAAAATCAGTAAACGGGTTATATTAAACTAAGTTCAGTCCATAAAGAACATTTGACTTTTTAGGGAAATTTTCAAGAAGAAAACTAACTGACTTTCTTTACATAACAGTTTCTTTCAAATGAAAGTAAACTGTTAACCTTTTAATAAAACATTCATAACAATGAAGGATAAGAAATTACATGGCATCATGAAGCATAGTAATGAGGTCACAAAAGCATTTGTCGATAAATACAATATGACAAATGCAAAGGAAATTGCAAAGATAAACCAAGTCACAGATTTACTTCTTTCAATAAAAGACAATGAGAGGCTTTTTGTTCTTATGTCATCTGCAATAGATTTTGCATTGGAAACAATTAACGAATTAAAACATTATAACAAAAATAAATATTATGGATATTAAAGTTTCAGTAAACATTAAGGAAGGTGGAGTTGAAAAATCAGTAAACTTCACTGTAAAACCAAAGGGTATGAATCCAACAGACATTAACTTCAAGATGTCTCCTTCTCCTGTAAGAATAAGAGTGATTAACCTTACTACGGAAGCATATAACTATATGACTTCAAAGGAAAGTCCTGAATGGATGAAGTCTGGAGATTGGGTAAGAATGTCTAAGGTTAAAAGACTTGAATGTCATTTAAATAGACTTGCAGAAAATTTCTGTGGTGTATTGGACAGCTATCAAGTATTTGATGAATAATGTGTCATACGAATATATTTTAGTTAATTTTACTTTTTGTTAGAGTATTAAGAGTATTTGTCATAGAACTGTCTGTGAAGATAGTTCTATTAGTTTTTTACTAAATTATAATGTCATGATAATATTTATTTCATCAACAATCCTATTGTCATTTATAGTACTGTCTGTCTATAGACCATATATAGAGATACATCATTGTATCAACAGAATAGAGATATTATTATGGTATTATAAGAAAGACAATAGTAAACTTTATGACACCAAGATAAGAATGTGTAGGAAATTACTTACATATAGATTACAACATTTATTATAGCAACAAACAATTAAAATAACATAAGATGAAAAATAATCAATTAATTAACATAGCAGAGATATTGGCACAGATGCCAAAAGGTACTGTTTTATATTCCCCTATGGTCGGGAAGACGAACTTTGGCTATCTTTCAGATAATGAGGATAGCGTGGAGGCAATTTGGACGGAAAACAAGTTTGGAGAATACTCTTTTGACAAATACGGCAGATATACCGCAGGTGGTGAAATGATGCTCTTTCCTTCCAATGCCATGAGGGACTGGGGTAAGTTCGCCTGGAAGAAAGGCGATGTGCTGGCTAACAATGAGGGTACATGTGAATGTGTCTTTGAAGGCTGGTATAATGATGACTATACTCAATTCAAGGCAAAACATTGGTTGAATAGCAGGAATGAGAATAACATCAAGTATCTGTCAGAGAACCAGCCTTTGACTTCTTTGTTCATGAAGGAAGATGAAGAGTCAGGGGAATATTTCCTCAACACCATTGAAGAGAGACTTGGTGGCAAACTAAACATGGAGACCTTGGAAGTAGAACTTATCAAGCCTAAGTGGAATCCAAAGCCATTTGACAAAGTGTTGGTGAAAGATAACAATGACAATCATTGGAAATGCGACATTTTTAGTCACAAAGATAGTAATAATTGGTATGTTTGCGTTGATGATGACTATAAGCAATGTATTCCTTACAATGAGGAGACAGCAAAGTTGATTGGTACAACAGATAATTGGGAGGATTGATTATGTTAGACGAAAAGAAGATGGAAGAAGCTGCAAGCACCTATGGTGCAAGCAACAATTGCCAAATCATAGGTAGAAACTGGAAAATGTCATTAAAACCTGAATTGAAAAATGCTTTTTCAGAAGGTGCTCACTGGGCAATCCAAGAGTTCTTGAAAGACCTGTGGCATCCTGCTGGGGAAGAGCCAGAAGGATATGAACAGTGGATATTGGTTCAATATAAATATGGTGGGTTCTCCTCTGTATTCCAAATAAAAGAAATTAAGTTTTGGAAGCACTTTGTTGAAAAAATATCAATAAAACATTGGTGTTACATTGATGATTTGTTAGAGCAGAAAGGAGGTGAGAAATGATTTGGACATTGATTAAGCGTTTCACTTGTTATTTTGTTTTGACATTTGTCATGTTACAGAATTTGATTGAGTATACAGGAGTGAGCAGTAGCTCATTATGGAACATACCATTGGTGTTTGCATGTGCTATGGGTTCTTCATTTATTTGTGACAAACTTGACAAGATAGGAGGTGAGCAGTGAAGGAATATAAGGTTGGTGAAGAAATCATCTTGGAGGTTAAGGAGAATACATTTAACAACCCAAAGCATCCTTGCGAAGGGTGTTTCTTCTTTGACACACCAGTGAGGGGAGCTTGTTTCCTAATGTGTGAAAGCGGTAATCGTTCAGATGGCAAGAATGTAATATTCGTTGAGAAAGGAAAGTAAGTATGAAACAGAAATATATAAAGGATGATATTGTCTACATTGATGGTAGTATACGAACTATAAAACAGAGTGATGATTATTATGCCACTTTTTATAATGATAATATTAAGTGGCAAGAAGTAAAAAATGTAAACGATATAAAAGGCATTCCTATTACTCCAGAGATTCTTGAAAAGAATGAGTGGGAACTTAGAAAACATCATAAAAGGCAAAATTATGATGATGTTGAATATTATGAATACCATAATCCATCTTTAGTATCAATCCAGTTAAGATATTATGTTGAAGAGAAAACATTCTACCCATTCTGTTACAATAATGAAATAGAAGTTAAAGGGGGCAATGCTATAAATTGGCTTCATCAACTACAGCACCTTCTCTTTGGATTAGGTTTAGATAGTAAAATAAATGTTTAACAGCCTTCGGGCTAAATAGTAGTAATATGAAAGAAAAATTTAATTTTGGTTGTGCTATTGAGCACTTAAAGAAAGGTGAAGCTATTCGCCGTAGTGGTTGGAATGGTAAAGGTCTGTTTGTTGTCAAGCAAGTTCCTGCACACATTACAGGTGACATCATCCCTAAGATGCAGTCTCTTCCTCAGTCGGCAAAAGACATCTTGATGAAGCGTGAGAATCCACACATTGACTATACTAATCAGATGCTGATTATCAACCCCGATGGTAGAGCTGATTCTTGGGTGCCTTCTGTATCAGATGTGTTTGCAGAAGATTGGGAAGTAGTAACAGATTAACTAACCACCTCTCCTTGGTGACAGCAGGGAGAGGGCAAATAGAAAGAGGTATGAGTACACAAATAACTATAATTATTTTAGCTTGCATTATAGCATTCTGCTATCTTGTAACTATGTTCTACAATTACAAGTGGAACAAAGAGAAAAGTGATATATTGAATAAGATTAATGAGTTATACTGGAAGATAGACAGTGAGACTGAAAGAGTAAACAGCAATACAAAACAATCTATTCTAGGGCTAAAAGATTGGATGAAATCAGAATTTATTTAGGAGGACAAACAATGACAAGAGAAGAAGTTGCTAAGTTATTGCCTATCTTGCAAGCTTTTGCGGAAGGTAAAGATATAGAGTTCAGAAGAAACTCTAATGGCATGAAATCATTATGGTATGCTGTAAGAGATGAGATAAATCTCGAAAATAGCTCTGATTATGAATTTCACATCAATACCCCTCCTACCTACCGTCCTTTTGTCAACAAAGAGGAATGCTGGAATGAGATGTTGAAGCATCAACCTTGTGGATATTTGCTTGACAAGAAGTGTGAGGACATAATACTGGTTACTGGCATTGATAAAGAAAAAGATGATATAAGTATTTGCGGAAATAGAGGATGGGACTATGAGGGGGTAATGGAAAATTACACCTTTGCAGATGGCACTCCATTTGGTATAAAAGAGGAGGAATAGTTATGGCATGGGTTGGAATTAATGGTAATGGAAATGAAATCATTTCCGATGCAAAACTTACAAAAACTAAGAATGGTTCATTATGGATTACAGGTGGTTATTATAATTTAGTTGTACTTCCCAAAGGCTCAATCAAGAAGCTGATAGGAAGAGAACTGAGTTTTAACGATAAGCCAGTTGAGCTTGTCTATTGTTGAACTTAAAGAAGAGTGATATGGAAAAGATAGAAAAAAAATGAGCTTTTGGCTAAATGGAAGTCTGAAAGAGATAAACTGTTGAGTGAATTAAATTTTTGTGTTGAACACAAGTTTGATTTGGAAGCAGAACTAATAAGAAAGAAAATAGACTTGTTAGGAGATTTTGTATTTGATTTGGAATATGTATTAAAATGACTAATATGAGATTAGAAGATATTAAATTCAAGGCTAAGAAACTTGACAATGGAGAATGGGTGGAAGGTGACTTGCTTCATGCAGAAAAAGTGACTATGATTGCTCCTATTAATGGAGGCTCACATGTTGTTGACCCTTCCACCGTCTGCCAGTACACAGGTGAAAAGGATATGAATGGGAAAGATATTTATGTTGGTGACATCATATCTAACTTAGAGACAGGAAGTGTTGTTGAAACAGTATGGAATGACAGACTAAAGAGATTTGATTGTAAGTTTCTTAATGGAGCAAAAAACGGATTAGTCCCTTTTGGGTTAGTTGTTTCTAAATACAAACGCATTGTAGTGTTAATGTCAAAGTTTGACAAGAAAATATTATAAGAAATGTTATGTATAAAATAAGAATAAATTATAGATGTGCATTATGGATTGTTATGTTGGTAGGAATGCTATGTTTTACCTGCATGAAATGCTGTGCACAGACAACCCATGTGACATTGACTTGCTATCAGCCAATTAAATCACAATGTAATAATGAACCATTAGTTACTTCTGATGGTTCAAAGATAAATTTATATCATTTAAGAAACAATAAAATTAAATGGTGTGCAATCTCAAGAGACTTATTATGGTTATTTCCAAAAGGAAAGCCTAAAAGAGTATATATAGAAGGATATGGAGAATATCAAGTAAAGGATATTATGAATAAAAGACATAAACATAGGATTGATATTCTCATACATCCAAAAGATTCAAAGAGAATAAATGTAGAACATGTTAAAGTAAAGATACTTAAATGACAAGAGAAGAACTGCTAAATAACACTCTAAAAAAGATTTTTAGCGTAAGAACAACAATTCTACAACTTAGTACAGGCAGTGGTAAGACTAAAATTGCTATTGATTGTATAAAGGCTATAGAAGATAAACTTATCAAACAAGGAGAAGAACAAATTACAGTTAATATTCTTGTTCCTAGAAGAGCATTAATAAATAACTGGAAGGATGAACTAAAAAAATGGGACTATCATTCAAAAGGTATAGATATTAAATGTTATAATAGTATAGATAAATGTAATAGATATGCTGATATATGGATATTTGATGAGGCTCAACATATGTCTGAAGCAAGAAGAGAAACTTTTATAGATATGAAGATTTCTCCTACATCAAAAATTATAGTATTAAGTGCTACATTACCTAAAGAAATTATGTATTTCTTTGAAAGTTTTGGTACTTATAATATTGTAAAAAATACATTAAATGATGCTATAGAAGATAACATTCTTCCTACTCCTACAATAATTACAATTCCTATACAGTTAGATACAAAAAACAGACAATATACTATTATCAAAAATCCAAGATGTAATAATCCAATAGAATGTAATTTTGAAGAAAGATGGAATTATATAAAAAGATTTTCTAATAGAAAAATAATTATTCATTGTACTGCAAGACAATATTATTCCTATATGTCAGACCAGATAGATTGGTATAAAAAAAGATTTATGTCTTCAAGGTCAATAGCTATTAAAAATAAATGGCTAAGGTCAGCAGGAGATAGATTAAAATGGCTTTCAATGTATAAGAATAATACAGTAAAGTATATTTTATCTCTCTTAAAGGAACAAAGAACATTAACTTTCTGCAATAATATTGAACAATCTGAAATACTTGGAAGTAATGCAATACATAGTAAGACATCAAAAGCTTTAAAGACATTAGATGATTTTAATAATAATAAGATAAAACATATAACTGCTGTGCATATTCTTGATGAAGGTATGAATTTAAAAGATTGTAAGGTAGCTATATTTGCAAATTTAAATGCATCAGAAATTATTGGTATTCAACGTGTAGGTAGAAGTTTAAGATGTAAAAATCCATATATTATTATACCATATATTGTAAATTCAAGAGATGAAGAAATAAAAAATAAAATGCTTGAGAATTACAATAAAGAATATATAATAAATTTAAGTGATATTAGTAAAATTAAGGAAGTTAAAATATAAATAGTCATTATGAAAATAATAATAGATACTGACAAAATAGAAGAAACAGGATTAACTATAGATGAATGTATGTATCTTGTTTCTCTCTATTTTAAAAAGAAGATAGAGCTTTCTACATTTAAATCCTTATGTAATAAAGGTATGATTCAATATGATTTTATTAGTAGAGGATATGCTGAGAATGTAAAGATAAACCAATATGGTATAAACGTAATAGAAGCTTTAGTACTTAATAGTGAAATACAGCAACTAGTTCCAGTAGAAAATGAATTAAAAGATAGATTTGTTGTATTGGCAGATAAATTGAGAGAATTATATCCAAAAGGGAGAAAAGAAGGAACTGCTTATCAATGGAGAGATTCTACTAATATAATAGCATTAAGATTAAAAAATTTAGTAAGAAAATTCAAAGTAGATTTCACAGACGAACAGGCAATAAATGCAGTTAAAAAATATGTTAATTCATTTAATGGTAACTATAGATACATGCAACTTCTTAAATATTTCATAAGTAAAAGAACTACTGGTATTGATGGTTCTACAGAAGATAATTCTCAATTGTTATCTTATATTGAAAATGAAGGTCAAGAAGATAATATTTCAAATGATTGGACAACAGAATTAAAATGACAGATAACTATATAACTTGGGAATATTTTAAAGAAGATACTCCTATTATTATTAATAAATAACTTTATTGTTTAATATATTAAATTTAAAAGTAAAATGGAAAATTTTAAAATGAGACAACTTGAATTTTCATTCAAGGTAGATGAGAGTAACAAAGTAGTAGTATGCAACGCAAAGTTTGGTGTTCCTTTTGACCAAATTAATACTGTAGGTGTTGCAATTGCTAAAAATGAGGATTTTAACTTAGAAAAAGGTAAAAAACTTGCAAGAGCAAGAGCTGAAAAAAATGCTTACGTAAAATATAATGAAATTCTTACAAATAGAATCAAGATTATAAGTAAATACAAAGATAATCTTGAATATACTCTTAATAAGAATGCTGAACACTTACAGAATCAAAAGGATTATATTAAGACATTCTAATGAGTTTAAGAGAAAGAGTACTTAATATTCTAAAGAAAAGAAGAGAGAAAATAATTAATGGAGAAATTAATTGTATTCCTCTTCCTTTCAATAGGTTTAGAAGTGAAATTCCTGGAATAGAACAAGGGACATACTATTTAATTAGTGGTGCAACAAAAGCAAGTAAAACACAATTTACAAATTTTCTATTTGTATATAATACTATATTGTACTCATATAAACATAAAGACATAATAAAACCTAAGATATTTTATTATAATTTGGAAGAAACTGAAGAAGCTATAACTCTTAGGTTTATGGCATATTTATTATATATATTTGATAATATTAGGATAAGTCCTACAAATCTAAAATCAACTGATAATAAGAAACCAGTTGACACTAAGATATTAGACTTGCTTAATTCAGATAAGTATAAAAATATAATGTCTTATTATGAAGAAGTAGTATCATTTCAATCAGATAGAAATCCAACAGGTATTTGGAAAACAGTAAAATCTTATGCAGATACACATGGTAAAACACATAAGAAAAAATATAAATATAAGGATGAATGGGGTCAAGAGAAAGAAGGAGAATGTTTTGATTATTATGAGCCAGATAATCCTAATGAATATGTATTTATAATTACTGACCATATATCATTGTTGGAACAGGAGAGAGGTATGACTCTTAGAGAATGTATTAATAAGTATAGTGAATATATGATTATATTTAGAAATAGATATAATTATATACCTGTTGCTGTTCAACAGCAATCAACAGAAACTACTAATCTTGATGCATTTAAAAATAATAAGATTAGACCTACAATGGCTGGTTTAAGTGATAGTAAATATACAGCTAAGGATTGTAGTATAATGTTAGGTATTACTAATCCTTTCTCTTATGAATTACCTGAGTATTTAGGATATGATATTAAACAATTAAAAGGTAATTTTAGAGTACTTGAGGTAGTATTAAATAGAAATGGACAATCTAATGGTATATGTCCTTTATTCTTTGATGGTGCTATTAATTACTTTGATGAGTTACCATTACCTAATAATAAGGTAGAACTTGACAAAGTTTATAAGTATCTTCATAAAATAAGAAGTACTAATGATGTTAAGACGTCTATTAGTATGCTTATGTATAGTATAATAAATAAAGTTAAAGGTTTGCTTGAGTAAAATATTTATGTTATTTTTGCAATTCCTATAAGAAGTAGAAGAAATAATATGGCAAATGTAGTTTTAATCATGGGTAAGTCTGGTTGTGGTAAATCAACTTCTATTAAGACATTAGACCCAAAATCAACAGTTATATTCAATGTATTAAAGAAAAAATTACCATTTAAAGGTAGTGGAAAGATTTATAATACAGAGAATAAAAATCTATTCATGTTGGATAGTTTTAGTGATATTATATCCTATATGCAAGCTATTAGTGATAAAGCTCATAATGTAAGAAATGTAGTAATTGATGATGCAACTTATATTATGAGAAAGGAATATTTCAAGACAGCTAAACAGACTGGCTTTAATAAATTTGTAGATATGGCTTCTCATTTTCAAAGTATTATTAGTACTGCTGAAAATATGAGAGAGAATATGAATGTATTTCTTATCATGCATAGTGAAGATATAGTATCAGACAATGTTATTGTTGGTTATAAACCTTCAACAATAGGTAAATTGATTGATAATTCATATAATCCTATTGAGGTTGTTCCAATGTTGTTATATTCAACTGTAAAATATGATGAGAATAAAAATCCTATATATGGATTTTATACTCATAAATGTCTTGATGGAAACATTGAGATACCAGCTAAATCACCAGCAGAAATGTTTGATAAGGATTTTATTCCTAATGATTTAGGACTTGTCGTAAAGGCAATGGATGAATATTACAATGGATAATTGTATATTTAGTAAAAAAATAAAAAATTAATGAATGGAGGAAATAACATAATATTAATATATTAAATTTAAATTAAAATGAAAGCATTAACAGAACTTACAAGTAGAGAAATTGCTAGTATTAAGAGAATCTTTTTGAATAATCTTCCTATGTATAAGAAGATTGATTCAATTGATAAGAAAATTGAGGAACTTACAAAAGAGAAGGAAGACCTTAATACTTTTATTGAATCATCAGAGAATGGTGTAAAGAATCTCACTGGTTATACATCTGGTCAGCTCATTAAGTGTGACTATATTCCACAAGTAAATGAGGATGGTACTCCTAAGATGGACAAAGATAATAAGTATCAACTTAAGAAAAGAGTACTTACATTTGTTGTTCCTGTAGAGGAAGTAAATGAATCAGAATCATCAGTAGAATCTATTGTTGATAATGTAGAACCTGTTGATATTACAAACACTACAGAATCAACAGAGTCTACAAGTAGTATAGATAATGTAGAAAATAGTACAGAAGAAAAAGTATTTCCAGAGAATTTAGATTAATTATTAACATATTAAATATTTAAAGAAATGAATAATAACATTAAAACATCCTTTTTATTTATGGCATTTGGTAAGTCACAAGTAAGTACAGAAGCAGCGGAGTTTAAGAAATATATTGGTCAAGGCTCTTTCTTTGTAAGAGCCTTTAATCCTACTAAGGAACAATTGAGTAAACTCTATGATAGAGAGATTACAAAAGACCAAGAATATGTAGGTGAAATTACCGATAATGATGGTAATAAAGTACAAACAGCTCATGTTACATTTATTTGTCAAGCTGACCCTGAGACAAATAATGGAATTGAGGAGTTCTTTACTGCAAGATTTACTATTCAAAATAAAGTAAGAACTAACCGTGATAATACTAAGTGTCAAGTAATTGATGAATACGGAAGAACTGCATGGGCTACACAGGATGATGTAAAGAATCATAAAATTCCTACTTATGAAAAGGATGGTGTAAGTCATGAATTTAACATCAGTGCAAATTATAGACCAGCATTTATTGGTGAAGAACCATTGACAATGTTCTTGCAGAATTATCTTAATATTCCATCTTGTCAAAAGTATGTAAATAATGAGTGGGTAATGGTTGATAATCCATCAGATTCTGAGTGTAGATTAGACCATATTAAGGATTATTTTAGTGGTAATTTCTCAGAGCTTAAGGATATTGTAACTCTTCAGCCTAATAATAAGTTTAAGGCTATGATTGGTGTGAGAACTACTGATGATGGCAAGCAGTATAGTACTCTTTATACTAATTATACTCTAAAGAATAACAGCAATAATTGGGCTAAGATTGATGCGGATATTCAGAGCAAGAAAAATGCAGGAGGTTTACAAACTACTGAGTTTGATAATAATCCTTTACATGAATATAGTGTAAAGGAGACTAATCTTAATAATAGTGATGCTGCACTTCCTTTTAGTGGTACAGCTCCTACCTCTTCACCTTGGGATAATGCTTAAAATATATTGATGTTATGATAAGTAAGGGATATACTTCTGCCTCTTTACAAGATATACTCACCAAAGTTAATGAAGGACAAATTCTTAATTATTACTTTGGTATAACTCAAGTTCCTTTTAGGATGAAAAGCCCTTTAAGGAAAGATGATAAACCATCATTTGGTATATATTCAAGTGATGGAAAGCATATACATTATAAAGACTTTGCTACAGGAGAGCAAGGTTCTTTGTTTGATTTGTTGATGAAGATATATAATATATCATTTCCTCAATTATTGAACAAATTATGTAGTGATATGAACATTAATACTCAACAGATTAATATTCAAAAATCTAACCTTAAGCACAATATTACTATCAGTAATAACAGTCAAATTAGACTTGAAGTGAAGGTAAGGGATTGGAGAAATTATGATGTTGAGTATTGGGAGAGTTATGGTTGTAATGTAAATCTTGTAAAGTACACAGAAGTATATCCTATTTCTCATAAAATTATATATAAAGATAATAAAAGATATGTGTTTGCTTGTGATAAATATGCTTATTGCTTTGTTGAAAGAAAAGAAGGAAATATAACAAAGAAAATCTATCAACCCTATAATAAAAATGGTTATAAATGGACTAATTCCAATGACAAGAGTGTTATAGGACTTTGGTCTAAACTACCAGAGACAGCAGATGTGTTATTGATATGCTCATCATTAAAAGATGCACTTTGTCTATGGTCAAATGTTCAGATTCCATGTGTTTATGTGCAATCAGAGACTACAGGTTTATCTGATACTGCACTACAAATATTGAGAAAACGATTTAACCATATTTATATAGCTTTTGATGGAGATAACGCAGGTATAAAAGATGCAAATAACTTATCTTTAAAAACAGGACTTTCTATATTAAAATGTCCTAAAATTGACCAAGCTAAGGATTGGTCAGATATATATCATTTTTTTGGAAAAAAGAGATTAATTAAAGAATTTAAAGATTCTTATTCTTCTCTCTTACAGGAAATAGATAATGATTTACCATTTTTTTAATTCACAATTAAACTATTAAATTTATGAATAGAAAAGAAGCTTATGAAGGTATTAAGAGACTTAACCTTCAAGATAAAATAAAGAAACTCTATGGTAGAAACTTTACACAGGTATCAACAGATAAACTTGAGAAAATAATTTTAGCTAATACAGCTAAAAAAGTTGATAATGTTGTGCAAAAGTCAAAAGAACATAACATTTCTAATGTAAAAAAATCACCATTTCAGAAATTAGTAGAGATTCTTCATAAAAAGAGGATATTACTTGATTCTGAGTATAGTGAACTACTTTAAAATATTATAAAATTTGGGAGGTAAAACCTCCCTTTTTTATTTATATTGTTTGAATATTAAAAATAAATAACATGATATATAAACAATTAGAATCTGTCATTGAGAAAACAGGTGAAATGAAATCCTACAAAGCAACAATACAAGCAGAAAATATTAGTTTTATTACAAGTATTTTAAGTACTAACTTCTATTCAATGCCAGAAGAATCATTTATAAGAGAAATTGTTTCAAATGCTTGGGATGCACATGTTGCAGCAGGTAATACAAATGAACCTGTAATTATTTTATTTAATGGTAGTAATAAAACTATAACTATAAGAGATTATGGTACAGGTTTGACAGAGCAAGAATTTCAAAACTTATATTGTAATATTGGAGCATCATCAAAAAGGAATAGTAATGATTATATTGGTATGTGGGGATTAGGACATCTTACTCCTATGGCAGTATCTAATATGGCTACTATCGTTAATTATCATAATGGTAAGAAGTATACTTATATCATGACTAAAGATAATAATGATATTATTACTAACTTAGTTAATACTACTGATACAAATGATAGAAACGGTTTAGAAGTATCTGTTAATTTTAATGATACTAACATTGGTAAATACATAAAAGCTTTAGATTACATTAAGTTTTTTCCAAATGTATTTGCTAAATACATAAGCGAATCTAATGAAAATTATCATGATAAATATAAATATATTAATTTTTGTATAAAAGATTTTAATGAATATAAAATAAAAGAATATATTTATTATAAAGTTCTTAATACATCTGTATCAAATAAAATATTACTTGGAAATGTATTATATCCATTAAATCTTAAGATTGTTAATAATAAATATATAAATGAAATAAATAAATTAAGTACAACAGGTTTTGTATTTAAATTCAATATAGGAGAATTAAATGTAACACCTAATAGAGAAGCTATACAATATACAAATGAAACTATCAGTAATATAAATAATAGAATAGGAGAAGCTTTAAAAGAACTTAATACAAATATTAAACCTGTTGTAGAAAAATATAAACATTGTACTAATTTATGGGAATTAAAAAATAAATTATATAAAACATGTTTTATAAATATATTTAATTTAGATATATCAGCAGAAAGTAATAATTCAGTAAGTTTTAATTTAAAATATTATTATAATAACGTTCTTGTTACAGATTTTATCAAAAATTATTTATTAAATAAAGTATATTATACATATTTTAAGGATTTGTTTTCTATATCTGCTATATATATTAAAAATCATAGTTCAAGAACAGGTAACAACATATTAAGCTTAAAATCAAATACAGTATTTTTGAAATTAAAAAATACTTCCAAATTAACAAATTATTTAAAAAATTATATAAAAGAAAGGTTTTGTGATAAACAGATATATATATTTAAAGATAGCGATTTAAATACTTTACAAACTTTTTATCACAAACTATATACTATATATGATAGTATAACTTATAATAAAATACCACAATCTGTTAAGGATTCAATGTGTATAAACATATTTAATGACTTAAATTCAATTCCTAAGATAGAACTTGATTATAATGATAAGAAAATTCAAAAATATATACAAGATAAGAAAGATGAAATAAAACAAAATAAGTTTATAAATAATATTTTAATATTTTATAAAGTATATTATAATGATTATAGAGAGAAAAAAGAAGTTCAAGATTTAGATAATTTTTTTGTAAATAAACATAAAATAATACTTGGAGAATATGGTAATGGCAGTTCTAATTTAGTGCTTCAATTAGCTAAAAATGATGATATTGAGTATTATTTAATAAATAATACAATGTATAAGAAATTATTGAATAGCCAATATAAAAATCATATAATAACTGAACTTGATTATCTTAATTCTAAGAATAACCTTATAGGTAGTTTAGTATCTTATAAAGATTTACCTGATAGTGTATTTAATAGAGTAAAATATATATTTGATATAGGTTCTATTGATACATCTGAAATTAGAAGATGTTTTGGAATACTAAAGAATTTAGATAATTTAGATTTAAAAGGATATTCAACGAATGCAGAATCTGAAAAAATAAAAAATAAAATTTTAGAATTATATAATTTATATTTAAAAGCGGATAAATATATTAAAGATAATATTTCAGAGAATTTATCCTGTTATAATTATACTTTATATAATGATATAATATCATTTGTCTTATTATATATATTTAAGAAAAACATAAATAATGAATGTTTTATAAAATTACAAAATAATAAAATAATTAAATATTTTGTTGACTATGGTAAAAACTTTAAAGCTGGGGAATCAATGTATAGTGACCCTAAGTAATGGTAGCACCATTACAAAAGAAGTAAATGAAGAACTTTATCAGAAAATTAGAAAATGTAAGACTGATGAAGAAGTTCTTTTATTAATTGATGACAAAAGTAAAGAATTAGCTTCTAATAAAGAGCTTATAAATGAGCTAAAAGAAAGTTCAATCCTTACTTTTGAAGATGATTGTGCTTATTGGAAAGAAGTAAGTACACTATCTGTTCCAAAGGATTTAGCTAAAATGATTATTAAAGCTGAAAATGATAATAATGAAATTCTTCTTGAAACTTTAAAGAATTTTTGGACATTATTGTGTTTAAATACTGATGAATTGTGTAGAAATAAACTATATACATTTCTTATTAAACATGATTTAAAGATTGAGAGAAGTGGATTTTTTATTACTTATAGAAATGTAGATAAAAAAGATAAAAATAGTACAATAACAAAAGATACTATATTTACTGATGCTCATAGTCATAAATTTAGTATTAAGATTGGTGAAATGGTAACAATGCCAAGAGAAAAATGTGATTCAAATAGTAATGTTACTTGTAGTAGAGGATTACACAGTGCAGGTTGTTCTTGGATAAAAAAAGATTATTTTGGCAGTGTTGGTATTGTATGTTTGATAAATCCTGCTGATGTAGTAGCAGTGCCTGGAGAAGTAAGTGAATTTGGAAATAATAATGAATATGGTAAATTAAGGTCTTGTGCTTATTTACCTATTGATTTTGCAAAATATGATAATGAAGGTAATTGTATTCCTTATGATGTAAAAACTGGATTCCAATGTGAATATGTTCCTAAAGTGATTTATGAGGGGCTTATGGGTACAGAGGAAGATAGTCCTTATAAGATTAAATTACCAGATAGTTGTGTGAAAGAACAAATCACAAATAAACTTCTCGACATGGCATTAAAACAAATACAAAATAGAGTTGTTAAATGACATTTGAAGAATATTTTGGTAATTGGTCAAAAATAATAGATAAAAATGAACTCTACAAAAGCATTTGTAATCCTTCTATTTCTGGCAATAAGTTACTTTGTCCTGCTTATAATGATATATTCAATTGCTTTCATCGTTGTGAATTGAATGAGTTAAAAGTAGTTATATTAGGATTATCACCATATCCACAATTAGGGAAAGCTACTGGAATTGCTTTTGGTAATGATAGTAATACACTTGAGGAGAATCTATCTCCATCATTACAAGTAATAAAGGAATCAGTTATTGATTATGAAATTCCACATAATAGTATTATCTTTGACCCCTCATTTCAAGAGTGGGAGAAACAAGGGGTACTTATGTTGAATTCTGCATTAACTTGCACAGCAGGAAATCCTATGTCTCATGTAAATGTGTGGAGAAATTTCATATCTAATGTAATTTATAATACATCTAGATATATGACAGCTTGTGTTTATGTATTATTTGGTGAGATTGCACAGACTTTCTCACCATATATATACAAACATAACTATATAATAAAAGAAAAGCATCCTTCTTACTATGCAAGAACTTCACAGAAGTTAAGACATAGTTTGTGGGATGAAATTAATAAACATTTAAATAACAAAATTAATTGGTATGAAGAAGTATTTTATTAAAGGAACTAACTCAGAAGTTAAGTTAGGAAATGAATTTGTAACTATCATTAAAACAGAAGATGGTAAGAAGTGGCAATCAAATAGTGTAGTTGATAAAGGTACTATTGAGGATTTGTTGAAAAGAAATGCACTTGATGTAAAGGATGTTCCTGTAGAAAAGAAGAAAAAGAAGAATAATTTTAAGATTTATTCAAAAAAGATTAACGGAATGAATGTAAAGATTATTAATGTTGATGATAATTCTGACATGAATATAATTGCTAAAACAATTCTTAAAACATTACTTGATGATACAAAGCAAAAAGATTAATAAAAAAATTAGAAATGCAACTATTGTCAAGACTAAGAATATTACTTTCAAATCCATGCTTGAGAAGATGTGCTACAATACACTTCTTGAGCAGGGATTTAAGCCTCAATATGAGCCTCACAAAATACATCTTATAGATTTTCATAATAGTAATACTCCTTTTTATGATAAAGAAACTGATTCTCAACATAAAAAAAGAGTAAAATTATTAGGTAAACCAAGTCCTAAATTACTTACATTAAAATCAGATAAGATATTACCAATAACTTATACTCCAGATTTCTATTTAAAATATAAAAATTTAGATGTTTGGATTGAAGCTAAGGGTATGGAAAATGACTGTTTCTATTTTAAGAAAAAGTTATTTAGACAATATCTTGATGATATATATAATAATACAGGACAAAGAAGTATTTACTTTGAGATATATAGTAAGAAACAATTATTACAAGCTATAGAAATATTTAAGAAATATGCAGAAGAGTCTTAAAGAATTAGCATTAAACTGGGATGAAGAAACTTATAGAAATAGTAAGGAACTTCATTATAGTACAATATCAAGGTTTGCAAAAGAAGGATTTGAACATTTAGATACATTATTTGATAAAGTTGAAAGTCCTTCTTTATTGTTAGGTTCATTAGTGGATTGCTTAACAACAGACCCACCAGAAGAATATGAGAGAAGATATCTTGTAGCAGAGTTTCCACCTATTACATCTACTATAGAGACAATAGTAAAATCATTATTTAATCAGTATAATGATGTATATGATAGTATTCACAAGATACCAGATAATCTTATTATTAATGAAACAGAAGTAAATAAATATCAGCTAAATTGGAAACCAGAAACAAGAGCTAAAGTAATAAGAGAAAAAGCATCAGATTACTATAATTTATTATATCTTGCAAAAGATAAACAAATTATTAGTACAGAACTTAATAATACTGCACATGAGATGGCAGATGCACTTATTAATAGCCCTCAAACAAAACTTTGGTTTAAACCTAATAATCCATTTGAGGATTGTGAAAACTTATATCAATTGAAGTTTAAAGCTAATATTGATAATGTAGGTTATGTAGTAATGTTTGATGTAATTAGAGTAGATTATAAAAATAAAACTATACAACCTATTGATGTAAAAACATCATATAAACCTTCATATAACTTCTATAAATCATTCATAGAATGGGGGTATTCTTATCAATGTAGATTATATTATCAAGTACTTAAAAGAGTAATAGAGAAAGATGATTATTTCAAAGACTTTGAGATTCTTAATTATAAAGATATAGTAATATCAAAATCAAATATGATACCTCTGGTATGGGATTTCCCATATACAAAAGCAGAAGGTACTTTATATCTTGGTAAGAATAAACAAATTGAACTAAGAGCACCATGGGAGATAGGTAAAGAGCTTAACTATTATCTCTCTATAGGAGCAAAAGTACCTAATGGAATTAATATTGAAGGTTCAAACGATGTAGTTGATTGGATAAACAGAAACTTATAACTTTTAAATAATATAAATAATGTCTTTAAATTATGTAATAAGAAAAAGAAATGGAGATACTGTAGAATTTAATTCTAACAAGATAGTAAATGCTGTTAGAAAAACCTTTGTTTCCTGTAAGGAGGAAGATAAATTCAATGAACAAGAATTTAAGGACTTTGCAAATAGTCTAAAGTTTGATGAATTTACAACAGAAAATGTTCAAGATGCTGTTGAGTACTATCTTATGGGTAATTATCCTATTATTGCTAATTCTTATATACTATATAGAGAGAAACATAAGAATCTTAGGGAATGGACAAAAAGAAAAGAAAATTTCATCAATAAGTACAAAAAATCGAATAATACTGCAAATGCAACAGTTGATGATAATAGTAATGTAAGTAGTAAGAATATTGGTGTATTGAATGCTGAGATTCATAAAGAAGATAACATTCAAATATCAAGAAGAATGATTACTGATAAATTAAGGGAATTATATCCAAATTTTGATAGTAAACAATATATAAGAGACTTAGAACATCATATCATATATAAGCATGATGAAAGTTCATTTGCAGGTGCTGTAGCTCCATATTGTTGTAGTATAACAATGTATCCATTCCTTATAAATGGATTAAAATATTTAGGAGGTCTTAGTGCAGCACCTAAGAATTTGGATTCATTCTGTGGTATGTATATAAATCTTATATTTGCTACATCAGCAATGTTTGCAGGTGCTGTTGCAACATCAGAATTTTTGCTTTATTTTACATATTTTTGTAAGAAAGAATGGGGACCTTTATTTTATCTTAAGCCAGATGAAACAATAACTAATAGTTTCTCAGTAAGACAAAAAACAATAAGGAAACAAATACATCAATATTGGCAACAAGTTATATATTCAATAAATCAACCAGCTGCTGCAAGAGGACTACAATCTGCATTTGTAAATTTTTCTTATTTTGATAAACCTTTCTTTGAGGGAATGTTTAGTGATTTCTATTTTCCAGATGGTACTAAACCAGATTGGGAATCACTCAGTTGGATTCAAAAAGAATTTATGCAATGGTTCAATGCTGAAAGACTTAAATGTATATTAACTTTTCCTGTTGAATCATTTGCATTAGTATATAAGAATGGTGAATTTGTTGATAAGGATTCTGCTAATTTTGTAACAGAAGAATATGCAAGAGGACATTCATTCTTTACATATATTTCTGATACTGTAGATAGTCTTTCTTCTTGTTGTAGATTAAAGAACATGATTACTACCAAAGAATTTAACTTTACAAATGGTAATATGGGAGTTCAAACAGGTAGTAAGTCTGTTATTACTCTTAATCTCAATAGGATTATTCAAGATTGCTATAGAAGTAATGGATATGATAAAATTGATGATATGCCTTATGAAGATATACAAGAGTATCTTATAAATATTCTTGACAGAGTATATAAGTATCAGACTGCATATAATGAATTATTGTGGGATATGTATAATTCCAATTTACTTCCTGTATATAAAGCAGGATTCATAAACTTGAATAAACAATATCTTACAATAGGCATAAATGGTTTGAATCAAGCAGCAGAGTTCCTTGGAATTGAATGTAGGGATAATAAAGATTATATGAAATTCTGTCAGATTATCTTCTCTACTATACAGGAACAAAATAAACTTCATAAGACAAAAAAATGTACATTTAATACTGAGTGTGTACCTGCTGAAAGTTTAGCTATTAAGAACTATAATTGGGATAAAGAAGATGGTTATAAAGTATCAGAAGATACTAATCTTTATGCTAGTTATATATTTAAGCCAAACGATGATATTTCAATTTTTGAAAAGATTAGATTACATGGTAAGAATTACATAGGAGATTTTCTTGATGGCGGTGCAGCATGTCATATAAATTTAGATTCACATCTAAGTAAACTACAATATGATAAGATACTTAAATATGCAGCAGATAACAAATGTCAATACTTTACATTTAATGTTCCTAATTGTGAATGTAATGATTGTCATTATATAGCAAAACAACCATTTAATAAATGTCCTAAATGTGGTTCTACCAATATATCATTGTGGGATAGAGTAATTGGGTATTTAACTAAGATTTCCAATTGGTCTGATGGTAGACAGAAAGAACAAAAAACAAGAGTTTATAGTAATGGAAAAAATATCTAAGAGAATTGGTAACTTAGGGATAATGAAGGCTACTTACTTATGTAAGCAGCCTTCTGTTGTCTCATGGCATATAGTTAAGTACTATCCTAATGAACACTTTGGCAAGGAAAAGAACTATGTAAAATTAAACCATGAGTTCTATTGTGACCCAAAGAACACAGGGTGCAGGATACATAGGAGCTGCTTTACAAGCAAAGAATTTAATTATGCAATAGCATCCTTTGATTGGAATGAAGAGGATGAATGCTATAATTTTGGTTATGTGGGTGATAGACCCCTTGACCTTAATGAGGAAGAGACAAAGAACTTCCTTGAGTTAATAAGTTATGGTTTTCATCAATTAAATAAATCATGGTATGAAGTGGAAGATAAATAGTTTAAAATATATTGATAGTAAAGTAACATTTTCAGAAGTACCTGATGAAGTTACTTTGTGTATTAGTATATCTGGATGTCAAATACATTGTAAAGACTGTCATTCCAAGTATCTTTGGGAAAATAAAGGTATTGATTTAACTATTGAAGAACTTGATAGACTGATATTATATAATAGCGGTATCACTTGTATATGTATATTAGGAGGAAATCAAGATTATGAATGGTTAAATAAGATATTTACTCATATAATGGTAAAATATCCTAATATAAAAAGAGCTTGGTATAGTGGTGAAGATTTAATTACTTCCATTAATAAAACATCTTTATTAGTACTTGACTATATAAAAGTAGGTTCTTACATAAATTCTATGGGAGGATTAAATAATATAAATACTAATCAAAGATTCTATAAAATAGATATGGTTAGAACCGAAAATATGAATAAAAATGAGATAGTTTTAACAGACTTAACATATAAGTTTAATAAATTAAATCAATTAAATGAAAATGAAAATTAAAGTAAAGGAATTAGTGAAAGGTAGTCTTCCTGAAATTATCAAGGAAGGTGATTGGATTGACCTTAGAGCTGCTGAGGATGTTGAGTTCAAAGGTACAGAGGTTCAATCAAGAAAGATTAAATATATTCCACTTGGAATTGCAATGCAACTACCTAAAGGTTTTGAAGCTCATGTATTGCCAAGAAGTAGTACTCCTAAGAAATTTAACATCATGTGTATTAACTCTGAGGGTATTATTGATTGGTTATATCAAGGTAACAATGATGAATGGAAGTTTCCTGCAAAAGCTTTGAAAGCTACTACTATTCACAAAGGAGATAGAATCTGTCAGTTTAGGATTCAGTTGTCACAAAAAGCTACTATATGGCAGAAATTAAAGTGGTTATTTAGTAATGGTGTTAAGATTGTCAAGGTAGATAATCTTGGTAATAATAGAGGTGGTTTTGGTAGTACAGGAGTAAGATGATTTGGATATATATAACAGTATTTCTATATCTTTTGTTAATGTCATGTGGAATATATATCTTTTATACTTCCTATGTTCATAACAAAGATACTATGTCTTTTAGACAATCTTTTGAATTAACAGATATGCCTATTGTGACTTTTTATATTGGAAACAATAAATTTAATTTTTTATTAGATACAGGAAGTACTAATTGTATCATTAATGAAAATTTAGTTGTTAATAAAAAGATTCCTTTTGAACCTATAGACAATCCTCATAATATATATGGTATGGAAGGTAATCCTGTAAGTGCTAAATCAGGATATATCACTTTATACTATAATGAAAAGAATTATAAGGAAGAATTTCTTGTTAATAATTTAACTCAAACATTTAATATTGTAAAACAAACAACAGGCGTTACATTGCATGGTATATTAGGTTCTAAGTTCTTTAATAAGTATAAATATATACTTGATTTCAAAAAAATGGAATTTAAGAGATGATAATAAAAGGTTTAATAGTTCAAGTCTATGATATTGAGATATTTCCAAATTGTTTTAGTCTTACTATCAAAAACACTGAGACAAAAGAGTTTCAATTCTTTGAGTTATCTGACAGAAAGAATAATCTCACAGATTTAGTTTCATTATTTTTAGATAAGAAGTTTATATTCTGTGGATATAATAATATTCATTATGATAATCCTATTGTAAATTTCATTATTGAATATAAAAATTCAATTGAAAAAGCTACAAGAACAGAAATTGAATATAATTTATTTCAATTAAGTCAAACTATTATTAAGGGAGATTTAGAGAAATGGAAAAGATGGAAATATACCAATAATTTTGAAACGTTGGATTTATTAACTATGTTGTTCTCACAAAAGTTGAGAGTAGGATTAAAGGAAATGCAAGTAACCATGAAATATCCTAATGTGCAGGAATATGATGGTGATTTTGAAGCTCCTATACCAGTAGGAGATATTCCTAAGATGATACAATACAATATAAATGATGTAAATTCAACTGAAGAGTTGTTATATAGATGTGAGAATGATATTAAGTTAAGACTTAATATTGAGGAAGAATATGGTATCAAAGCACTTAATAAAGATGGTGTTAATCTTGGTATGGAGATTCTTAAAACTAAATATCTTGAAAAGACACATAAAACTTGGAATGATATTAAAGATTTAAGAAGTCCATGTGATAAGATTAATTTGAATGAAATTATTCTTCCTTTTATTAAGTATGACACTCCTATATTACAAGATTTATTAAAAGAGATGAAACAACAAGTTGTATCACCAGATAGAAAAGGATATAATAAACATTTCCTTATGGATAATCTTGAATATTCTGTTGGAGTTGGGGGTATTCATTCTGTTAATAAACCAAGTGTATATATAGCTGATAATCAGGAAGTTATCAGTGATGTAGATGTTGCCTCATTGTATCCAAGTTTAATTATAGAATATGGTTTCTATCCACCTCATCTTGGTAAGGAATTTCTTGAAGTATATAAAGGAATAAAAGATGAAAGAATTGAAGCTAAACATAATGGCAATGAATTGAAAAACTTAACATTAAAATTAAGTATTAATGGTTTGTCAGGAAACTTACAATCTGAATTTTCTTGGTGTTATTCTCCTAAAACTGTAATGAGAATTAGAATTAATGGACAATTGTTATTATTGATGCTTGCAGAAAAATTAATAGCAATAGGTTGTAAGATTATACAAGCTAATACAGATGGTCTTTTTGTACTTAGAAAGAAAAAAGATGAAAAACAATTTAAAGCTGTTTGTAAATGGTGGGAGAATCTAACTAAATTAGAGCTTGAAGAAGATAGATTTGAGAGATTTTATCAATTTGCTATCAATGATTATTTAGGTGTTCTTGAGGGTTACAAAGACTCACATAACCCTAAATTATTAAAGAAAAAAGGTCTATTTATTGATACTGTAACATTAGGTAAAGGTATGAATGCAATGATAATACCAAAAGCTATTAATGCTAACTTAGCAGATAATATACCTGTTGAGGAAACAATTAGAAATAGCAGAGATATTAATGACTTCATTACATATCAGAAAGTTGATAAGAAATTTACAGTACAATATTTAGATAAGTTCATCACTCATATCAATAGATATTATATATCTACCAATGGTGGTTATCTATATAAATGTGAGCTTGATGAAAATGGTGAGATTAAAAAAGCTGCTAATATGCTTACTGCTTCAGGAGTAACAATCTGTAATGATATAAATGAAATAAAGGAATTTCCTAAAGATATTAATTATAGATATTATATTAAAGAAGCAAGTAAGATATTATTCAAGCTAAAATGTCAAGAACAATCATTATTTTGGTAATTATGACAAAAGAAGAATATGACAATCTGAAAATAGGTGATTCTATTAACTTTGTACATAATACAAATAAGAAAAACATCGTATTATTCAAATGGTATAGAGTAAAAGATATCAATGAAGCTTGTTTGTCTATATATGATGAAAATAATTCTTATGATACAATATTAAAGGACTATATACTGGAAAATTGTATGGTTTATAAAGATGAAAATGCAAACAAAGACAAGGTAAATCACCCATCTTATTACAACTCTCATCCAAGTGGTGTGGAGTGCATAGACATAGTGAGACATTATAACTTTGATATAGGTAATGTGATAAAATACCTATGGAGAGCTGGCTTGAAGAAAGAAAAGGGATATTCCTCAAAGGAGAAAGAGATTGAGGATTGTGAGAAAGCTCTATTTTATTTACAAGACCATATTAAACAATTAAAGAAAGGATTAAACAATGAGTAGTTATCTGAACATTTATTTAGTGCCAAAAGGCAATTGTGACAAGCCAAAGGATGTCCCCTTGGTTAGTGAGGTAAACAAGCCTTTGTTATTCTGTTCCTTCAGTAGAAATCATCCTATTTACTCAGCAATATCTGAGGCTCTAAATCCTGTATGGGCAGGCAATGAAGGTGTATATACCCAACTTACTGAAGAGAGCCTTAAGGATGCCATAGTGGAGCTTGACGGAGAGATTGAGGACTTATTTCATAAGATACATGAGTATGAGTTACACTCATCAGGTAACTCTGAATGTATTGAACAGTTAGTACAGTACAAGGAAGAATATAACGATATGCTCTCTAATGTAGAGAACCTTAACTTCATGAAAATGTTTGTATCAGATATTAAGAATAACTATACAGACTTTGAGAAAGTTTTATGTAATATCTCATAACTATGACACAGAAAGAGAAAATAGCAGAGGCTTGGCTATCAATAACTCAGATTAAGTCATGGGCTGACACAATCAATGAGGAATGTGCAGAATATAGCAGCACTGCTGCAAGCTATGCAAGGAGAATCATTGAGATATGTGATAGGTACATTGAGTTGGATAAACCTAAGAGAAAGCCAAGAAAGCCTACTAAAGTTAAATAATATGGACACTAACAAGAATAGGAAGAGACTTATATATGGAGTAGCTAAGAAGATATGTGACTTATATATGACATATACTTCAAGCTGCTCCTTTGTGGACAATAGATTGGTTGACCCAAAAGTGGCTAAGAAGTTTAAGGAACTTAGAGACATGATAGTGGAGCAATCAAATAGTATTAAATGCTGAATAATATGAGTTCAAATACACCAACACTAATGCAAAGTGAGGAGAATAATGCTCCTTGGAATCAAGAAGAAAAGGAAGTCACAGTGGAAGCTACTGTCAGTATTACCATGAGTAAGACTGTGAAGCTTACCATAAGTAAAGGTGATGAAGATGATGATAGAAAACTGATGAGTGATTTTGATACTCAGTATTACTCACCAGAGCAGATGAAGGCATTCCTTGAGGAATATAAGAAAAGGAAAAACATCAAGAACATACAGGCAAAGATTAATGACCTGTCTGATTGGGTTGTTGATGAGAAGTGTATAACTTTAGAATGATTGACTATGTGGATAAGTATATTGAATTATGCTGCTGGTCAGATAGAGGTAGCTGACATTGAAGATATGGAAGCTACTGCTTGGCTTAAAGCAAATAATTTTAAAGATAGTGAAGTGTCATATATGGTTACAGAAGAAGAACCAGATATATATGACCATAATACTCAAAATTATATTGATATGCCGTTATGATTGGTTCTCATAATACATTTTCTTACCTTCCTCCAAAGAACTTTTGGGGGAAGATTACAAGACTTTGGAATAAATGTCAAGATAAGAATATCAAAGCTCAATATGATGCTGGAGTTAGATATTTTGATATTAGAATTAGATTAGTTGGTACTGATTGGCATATAGTTCATAATAAAGTAGATTATGGTTTAATAAATATTGATGCTCTTGCTAAAATATTCAATGATGTTGTTGATAATACTATTTATTTAAGAATAATACTTGACGAGAGAGTAAAGCCAAAAGACTATAAGATTCAAACTGAAAAGTTTATTTATTTTATAAATACTCTTCAATGTTATTTATTTGAGGATATTCATATTGATTCTGCTATCATCTATTGGGAATGGAAAGAACTTCTCAAACCTTCTATAGAAGTCAAAGAATATCATGCAAGTGTTAGTGCTAAATGGTATCAATATATATTTGGTACTAAGAAGTTTGCTAAACTTAGCAATAGATATGCAAGGCAAACTTATTATTATTACGCTGAAGATAATGAACGTGTTTTACTTTTAGATTATGTATAACTATGAAGTTAATTAAACAAAGCTTTGAAATCATTAATCAAACAGATTTCTCTTTAATGGGAATCAAGAAACATATTGAAAGATGTGCAAGAATCTCCTATAAGAGCGAAGATAAGATTACAGATAAATCATATCTTAAGTTCATAGATATGCTTAGTAGCAAGGGACATACCACTACATTTGAATTTGGTACTGTTCACTTAAAGATGTCTTATCCAACATTTAGTGCACTAAAAGATGTACTTATTGAAAATAATTTGTATAATTTTATGTGGATTAGATTTGTACGTGTAGGTATAAATATGTATATCACTACAAACTATGCATATTATCTAAGAATGTTGAAAGTATGTCCAAGATTAGTTGATTATTTTGTTGAGAATAATGATGATAACTTCCCTAAGAGAATTACAGTTAGATTCATAACATCAAGGGTAATTGCACAGGAGCTTACAAGGCATAGAGCATTTAGTTTCGTGATGGAAAGTCAAAGATATTGTGCATATAATAAAGAGAAATTTGATGGTCAAGTTACTTATATTATTCCATGTTGGATGAATATTAAAGAAGGTAACTTTACTTATAATGATTATCAAAATATATATCCAGAAGAAATAAAATGTAAAACAACAATATCAGAAAAGTTTTTAATTAGTGCTTATGAAAATGAAGACACATATTTCTCTCTCTTAAAGGAACATCAAACACCTCAACAAGCAAGAGTAGTGTTAAGTAATAATGTTAAGACAGAACTATATATGTGTGGATTTGATAAAGATTGGGAACATTTTTTTGAACTAAGGGATGTATCAACTGTAGACCCTCAAATGTATGATTTAGCACATAAGCTAAAACAATCATTTGATGAAATATGTTAATAATGTTATAGGGAGTTCATAAACTATTTGTTTATGGATTCCCTATTTTTTATTAACATAAATAATAATAAGTTTTGATACTAACTATAAAAGTATTAACTTTGCAAACAAATAAATTAAAATAGTAAGTAATATGAATAGAATTTTTTGTACTTTTATCACTAAAGATATAAGAGAACAAGCAAAAAGATTAAACATGGACGCAGATATATTAAATAATATTATATCTACAATGAAATCTATTGCTAATAATGCTTATCTTAGACCATCAGATAATGATATAAAACATTATATTGAAAATAATAAAGAAAGAGCTGCCATTGCAGAATTGGACTTGCCTATTTATGATACAATTGAGCTTAAACCAAATGCTCCAATTGTTACTATAATGAATGGTAGATTTAAATTAGGAACTTTTAATGATAATATAAGTGCCAATACTTGGTATAACACAACATACAAAAGTAAGAAAATGATTGAAAATGCTCAGGAATTTGATTCTCCAAAAGCAATTTATACATTTAATCTCTATCTTTATAAATCTTTATTTGAAAATAATCAAGATATTACACAATTAGACCAAACAACAAGAGATAAATATCTTGATGAGGCATTTGATAAAATGGTAAAGGCAAAAATGAGATTTAAGGAAGAGTTTAAGCCTAAAACAAATTCTATAACTGTTAATATCAATGGAACAGACACAACTATAAATTATAAAATTGTTCCTGTTACAGCAAATAATATTTTAGCTGGTACAAATTCTAAAACTAATGAAATAACTATTAGAGAAGGAATAACCACTGATGAGATTAGACATTATCTTAATGGTGACATTAAATCAAAATCGTCTGAACAAAAGAAAGAAGTATTAAAAGAATTAATATCAAAAGGATATGATAAAAGTGAAATATTTAAAGCTCTTGAAAATAAAGAAAACATTATAAAAATGTTACTAATACATGAAAATAGTCATGTGCAACATAATGATAGAGCTGTATATTGGAAACAAGGTAAAGATTTAATGACACTTGATAAAATAGCTATTGAAACTAGAGCTACAGAAGATGGTTTAAATTCTATAGGTATATATCCGAAAACTAATAAAAACCTTAATATAAAAGGTATAGATTTCATTAAATCAACTTCATCTAAATATTCTGATAGAACAAGAGAAAATATTGAATGGTCAGATATAACAATAGCTTTAGCTGAAAATTTTGATACAGCTGGTGAAAAATTAACTAAATATAGTGCAGAAGGTAAATATGTATCTTCTAATATAACTAAAAATGTAAATGATATAGTTGATTCTATATATAACCAAATGACTGCATTAGGTAAAACAAAAGATATTAAACTTAATATAGCAGGTAATGGTATTTATTCATTAAGTAAAAATCAATTCCAATATGATATTAAATTAATAGATATTATTAAAGGTTTACAAAATAAAGGAATTACTATATCTGAAATAAGAACTGGAGGACAAACTGGTATTGATGAAGCAGGAGCAAAAGCAGGTCAATATTTAGGTATAAAAACTACAGTAAATGCTCCATCAAAATGGACATATAGAAATAAACAAGGAAATGATATTTCTGATGAAATTTCTTTTAAAAATAGGTTTGAAATGAAAAATAAATATGTAAATCATTATACAGGTAATATAACTAATGATGGTAATACAATATTTGTATTTGGTTCAAATCCTGAAGGAAGACATGGTGCTGGTTCTGCAAAAATAGCAAGAGAACAATTTGGTGCTCATTATGGTCAAGGTGAAGGTATTCAAGGAAATAGTTATGCTTTACCTACTAAAGACCTTAGAATAAAAGCTAATAATGGTTTTAGAAGTATTTCTCCAAGAGATATAATTACAAATATCCAAAAAATGTATGAAACTGCGAAGAGGATACCAAGTAAACAATTTAAAATTGCTTATAGAAATGGAATACAGAAGAAAACTTTAAATGGTTATACTGGCGAAGAAATGGTTAGTTTCTTCAAAGCAGCAGGAGAAATGCCTAAAAATGTTTATATAAGTGAAGAATGGTTTAAATTTTGGAATGATGTGAAACCTTACGATTTATCAAAAGATACAGCAAAAATTCAAGGACCAATCCAAATTGATATAAGTAATGAAGAAAAAGAAGATGTACCATATATAGATGCTGAAAGAAATGTAAAAATTGATACAGAAAGTGCTTATGTAAAAATAGCAAGAATTTTTAGTACAACAGAATATACAGATAGAGTAAATTCAATAGCGAGAGAATTTAGTAATCAGCTTGATTCTATATATGATGAATTAATAGAACAAACAGAAGATGAAATAGCAAATGCTGAGAATGAAGAAATAAAGAAGCAAAGAGAACAAAAACTTCTTAGACTTAAAGATACAAATGGTAGAAAATTTGCAATAAGTGAAATTGGATTTAGTAACATTGCAAACAATATTAAATCTTTATTCTCTGACATACTTGATTATTCTGATGAGGAAATTCAAGAATTATATGGACAAGAACCAAAATTAATAAGAGAAAAAGTCCAAAATACATTAGACTATTTTGATTATCTTCTTGAAGATGCTTGTAATTATATTGAAATGAATGAAGGTGTTAGAATAGTAATAGATAAAGAAAATAAAGATGAAGACAATTCTACTATTGAAAACACTGAAACAGAAAATAATAATGACGAAGAACAAACAGGAGATAATGAAAATGGACAAGCTGTAAGTGGAAATGATGGTTGGTCCTTTAAAGTAAGAGAAGTAGACCCACATATATCAATATCACAAGGTACTAAATCTGTATTGAGAGACATTAAGAGATTAAGACCTGATGGTAGTATTGATGTAGATGATTTAGGGTTCACAAGATATGTAAGAGAAGATATTGCTCATGCAACTATTATAAATGCTTTATCAAATATGATTGACCCTAATGATTTTAGTAGGCTTGAAAATGGTAATTATAGATTGTTGGCATTGGAAAGACTTGCTCAAAAATATACTTGGGTTAATCAAGTAATAGATAAACTTTTAGAAGACCCTAAGTTAATAAGTTTATTTTATACAGATTTTAGAAAAGATTTCATACCATATTGGACTCAGAAGTTTAATGAAGAAAAAGGTGTTACAGAAACAATATCTCTTAATCAAGCTGTAGGTGTTGATAGTACTATGACAGATGTTATTAGAAATTATGAAAGTAATGATATGATGTCAAATAATAGTATTTATGACAGTAATGGTAAAATAATAGATTCAAACTGTGATACTGGTATTGGATTAATGAATAAATCCTTTAAGTTAATACAAGACTTTGATGAGGATAATCTTGATACTATTTACAACAATATAAATAATGCTCTTAGAATGGTTGGTTTTAATACATCTAAGAATGATATATCTTATTTATTTGATGATATAAATGGTAAAAATAATCTTCTTAGTTTAATAAGAAATCTTAAGGAAATATTTAATAAAGCAAAAGAATTAAATGAAAATGACCATTTAATTGAAAACTTAAAAGAACAATATACTAATATTGCAGAATTAGTAGGTACTGTTACAGAATTAGATAACATACAATCTTTTAGAAATAATGGTAAAACCTATTATTCTTATTCTGCTCCTAATTATGTAAACACTCAAATAAAAAAGTTTTTAAATGACGAAAGAAGACAAGAATATCTTGATAAAGAATTTAAAGCTTATAATTGGTTTTATGATAAAGAAAATAATAAATGGAAGAATGAATGGCTAAGACAAATAGAATCTGATTCAGATGTAAGGTCACACATTGCAATAAAAGAAATAAATACATTGGATTCAGATAGTTATGAAGATTGGAAACCAAATCAAATAAAGAGTGCTTTTTTAACTGAATATTTTAGTATACCAGAGAATAAGGGAGCAAAGAAACAATATGCTTGGTATAATTTTCCTATATTTTCAGATTCTCCAGTAGCAATGTTCATTAGATTTACAAAACAAGTAACTGATAATGAAGGTACATTTAAACAAAAATTACTTCCTATGTTTAGACAAGTTATTTATCAAGAGATTGAAAGAATAAAACTTGTTGAAAATAGAGACCAATCTGGTATAATGAAGATACAAAATTTTGATAAAAGAGGTAAATTATTTAATTTCTTTCCAGAATTAAATACAAATAAGTACTATAGGACAAGTGATTATGAGATTTTTACAAAATCTGAAATAACTGATGAAAATAGAGATTATGTCAATGAATATGGAATTGAAATGTCTTTTAAAGAAGCAATAAATGCTTTATCAGAAGATAAAGATGCTCTTGATGAATTTCTAAATTCTGCTATTTCTGAAATTATGGATAATAATTATAAAGAATATTTAGATTCTTATAATGATAGAAATTTAGCACAACAACTTATAGATATGGGAGTAGCTACTACACAAGAAGCAGCTATGGATAAATTGGAAGAGTACTTTTGGAATCAAAATTTTGCAACATCACAAATAATACAGATAACAACAACAGATTTAGCTTATTATAAAAATGGTGTTGATTTTCAAAAAAGATATAAAGAAATTTATGCTGCTGGTTCAAAGTTAAATATTAATTCTAAATATGGAAGACAAATTGAAAGAACTATATATATCAAAGATAATATAATTACTTCAACTAATTATTTAGATATTAAAAAGAATATTGAACAAGCTGTAAAAGAAAAGAGGCTTTCAAAAGAAGAAGCTCTTACAATACTTGATAAATTTAAAGATATAAATCAAACAGATGCTCAAGCATATAGAAGTCTTAGTTCCTATAGGGCAATGTTAGATATGATGGGTTTGTGGACAGATGATATGCAAACTGCATTTGAACATCTTAAAGAAGGTGTTTATGATTCAAAGGATTTTGATATTGTATGGCAAACAATAAAACCATTTGTATATACACAGATAGATAAAAATGATGGATTAGGTGGTCATATAAAAGTTCCTCATCAAAATAAGAATAGTGAGTTCTTATTATTAGCAGCTTATGACATATTAAACAATGTTATGAACAAATCACCGAAATTTAGAGCAATGAATAGATTCATGGAAGATAATAATATTGATGTAATTCAATTTGAATCTGCTGTAAAAGCTGGTGGTGAAGGTGTCATTGACATTAATATATCTCATAACAAAGTAGATAAAGTTATAAAGGACCAAGCTATTAAATTAGGTGATATAACAATACCACTACAAGGTGTAAAAAATTGGAATGATATTAAAAAGGCATTTGATAATGCACTTGACGAAGGTAATATATCACAAGATGATTATAATACAGTAATAAATTATTTTGAACCTACTGAGGATGAAGTATATAATATATTACAAGAAAATACTAGACAAAAGGTATTGAGTAATGATATAATCAATGAAGATGGATATAACACAAGTGTTGTTCATGAGATACCTTATAATGATTATGTTGTTCAAATGCCTACTCCTGAACATCTTTTTGATGCAAGTAGTATTTATGGTTCACAATATAGAAATCTTATTTTGTCTGACATGCCAGAAGGTATGGAAATTACATTGAATGGTAGAGTGTTGAAAGCTAAGAATGAAAAAGGTGAAAATGAGATAAGAAAATTTTATAATTCTTTAATTATTGAAAATCTTATTCAAGACTTTAATGAAATAAGAGGTTATTTTAATTCAATACAGGATTTACAAAAAGAACTTATGCAAATGGTTAAAGGTAATCCTAAGTATGGAAGAGATATACTTAATGCACTTCAAATAGTAAAAAGAAATATTAATGGTCATGAAGTAGAATCATTTAATATACCTTTACATAATCCATCAACTACTCTTAAAATTCAAGAATTAGTAAATTCTATATTTAAAAATCATATAACTAAACAAAAGATTAAAGGTGGTAAGGCAACTTTAGCATCAAATTTTGGATTTAGAAATGATTTAAGAATACTTAGAAATGAAGATGGTAGTATTGAAGGAGCAGAATGTTATATGCCTTTTTATACAAAGAAGATGTTTGCAAATGTTCTTGTTGATGTTAGAGATAAGCAAGGTAATGTAATAGGTCAAAAACTTGATGTTAATAGATTAAGTGATGACTTAAAGAAAATGGTAGGTTTTAGAATACCTACTGAAGCGCATTATTCAATGCTTCCTTTAATAATTAAAGATTTCTTACCTCAACAAAATGGTAGTAGTATTATGTTACCAGCAGATATTACTCAAATTGCAGGCGAGGACTTTGATATTGATGGTAGATTTTTATTCATACCTGAAAGTAGACTTGAGAATTATGATTTTAAGAAAGCATTCAGAGACTTTAAAAAATCTCACTCTGTAAATAATAATGGCTCTTTAGCTCAAGCTGATAAAGATGGAGTATTATCTTCTCTCTTAGAGGAACTACAAGGTAAAGAAAAAAATGAAGAACAAGAAGAAACATTTAAAGAATGGTTTAATGCTAATAAAGAAGATTATAAATTAGATAAACCAAGATTAAAGAAAGTAAGATATAACATGAATAAAAGTTCTAAAGAGAATAGTAGAGCTGCAAGAAATAATATGCTTATTGATTTAGGATTTGCTGTATTAACTGCAAGAGAAACAGCAGAAAAAATTAATTCTCCTGGAAACTTTGACAAAGCAAAAGCTGAGGCAAGAAGAGCTGATATTCTTAATGATATAACATTAATTGATGCTTATATGAAAGATAGGAAGATTACTAAATTAAGTGATGTAAATAGTAAGTTATTTAGTGAAAGTCTTGAATATCTTGATAAATTTTTATCAAAATATAAAGAAGAGAAAAATCCATTGACAGTTGATACATTTATCTATAATCATCATCAAAATACTACAGGCGGTAAGTTAATTGGTATATATGCCAATAACAATACAGCTCATGCTAAATTTCAAGCTACTCATTTAGGTATTGCAGAAAAAAATCAATTCAAAATGGATGGTGTTGTTTTCAATAGTTTAAGTTTAAAGACTATTAATATAAATGGTATTGATGTATCAATTCTTATGAATTGTGCCCAACTTTCTGCTGCATCAGTAGATAACGTAAAAGACCCTATTTTGGCAAGTCTTCTTCAAAATGAAAATACTGCTAGTATAGGAGGTACAATGTTAGCAATGGGAATGAGTTTAAAACAAATGGGAGTAATGATGACTTCTCCTTTTGTTAGAAATTTTATTGAAAATGGATTTGGTATAAATGATTTAAAAATATTAGAAAATCAAATTCTTGAATATTGTAAACGCTTTAATCTTAAATTAGATTCCATTGACAATAATATAACATCAAAAGAAATTGCAGATAGTATTCTTTATTATAAAAGAATTGATTGGAATAATATAACTTCAAGTAATATAGAAAGTATTAAAATAGAAGATAAAAATGTAATAGATATATTAAAATCTTCTCTTGAAGCTGCAAATAGATTCTTAAACATTGCTAAAATTGCAAGAGATTATAGTGATTTGATTAGAATCTCAAGAGCAGATTCACCTAATGGGGCTATGAAAAGAAGTATTGCACAAACTACAAATCAATTACATAATGTAGATAGGTTTCAAGTTAACTCAAATAAATCTGATTTTACATTAGTTGGTACAGAAGATTGTGTAAAAAACAATGTTGTTTCATTAGAAGATACTGAAGATGAGTTAAGAAGAAAATTAAATAGTAAACCTTTATCAATGTTACAAGCTTTTCATTCATTAGGAATAGATTTAGGTTCTTCGTTGGAATCAAAAGTATTTATACAGTTGAGTGATAGTGTAAAAGAAAAAGTAAACATATTATATAAGAACTCTGCTTATAATTCATTAAGTGATAGTCTTCTTGAAAAATTCTATTCTGATTTAACTAAATTCGCTTTGTCAAAAACAAAAATGTTTGGTAATGATGAGAATAGAACCTTTACTGAAAAAAGAGATTATTATTTGTATAAATTTCCTAAAAAATTCATTGAAATAAAGCTTAATCCTAAATACAAGGAAATAGCTAATATTGGAATAATAAAGAAACTTAGTGTGAAAAAAGGTAAAATTGTAATGGAAAATTCTGGTAAAATAACAGGAACATTAAGAGAAATCTATATGGGAGATTTTGAAAGATTACTATATATGGATAATCCTTATGCAAGACAATTTGCAACAGATTTATTAAGTTATAGTTTTTATCTTGATGGTCTTAATTTTGGTCCTAGAAGCTATGGTAATTTCTTTAGTACTATATTTCTTAATAGTTTTCCAGAACTAATAGATGCTCTTACTGACATGAATAGTAATATAAATACTAATATGTATAGTGATTATATGAATCAATTCTATGCTAATTATTGGAATGAAAGTGGCTTACTTCCTTCTTATTTTCCAAAAGAGACTCCTGTAAAGGATACAGATGGAGCTATATTGATTCCTAAAACTATTTGTACCAATAAAAATGTAGTAGAAGAAGATTATTATCCTTTAATTGTCGTTAAAAATAGTAATCCTATTACAGGTGATATTGTAGAAGAATTATATAAATATGATGAAACATTGGATACTGCAAAAGCAAAAAGATATTATCCAGTAAAAGTACATAATCCTAATCAAGGAGTTAAATATGATGCTAATATGACTTATCAAGAAATGGCTGAGATTGAAACCGACAAGAAACTTATAGATGACAATAGAGCACTTGATAATAATAATATTGTTATTACTGGTAACACAGAAGAAGATACTACAGGTATAAATAAAAAAGACGATAATGTTCCTACAGAAACAATACAAGATGATGGAGGATTATTTGAGATTTTAGGAAATACTAACGCATTACAAGATTTAAAAGAATTTTCTCAACTTGACCAACAAGATGATGAAATTCAAGAGTTTATTCAACAAGGTAAAGATAATACTAAAGAAATAAAATGTTCATAATATGAGTAAATCATGTGTATATGCTCCTAAAAAAGGAGTTAAAACTTTTTATAAATTAAAGAAAAAATTTGGATATGAAAAAGCATGGGATATTTATTATACCGTTAATTCAAATGATTTCTTAAATAAACATAAGGATTCCCTCACTTTAGATAGTGAGGGTTTCCCTACTTATGATTCATTATTAGATAATAGTGACATAACAAGAATGTTACCAAAATCTTCTGTAGCAGAAGAATTAGGTAATAAGTTTAAAGTAAGAGAAAATACTTCTGATAATTTTAAGTTAGCATTACAAGATGCTTATAAATTTAATACAGAAGATAAGAATAAGAAAGAATTTATTGCTATAGTAAATAGTGAAGATGATAAACTCAAAGTAACAGTGTTACCCAAGACTTCTGAGAATCAAGAATATTTTCAAAATCAATATTCGAGTTATCAACTTAATACTAAACTTGTTAGGTTACTTGATGGATTGGGAATTACTATAGGTACTTTAAGTGATATTGAAACACAAAATGGTAGAGTTGGTGTTACTGATTTTAGTATAGCAAGACAAATTGCTTCTGATACTATTGAAATGATTAAGATTGCTAATAATATGGAAGGTTCAATAGCACTTAGTGAAGAGTTTTCACACTTAGTTATTGGTGCTTTAAGAAATACTTCTTTAGTTAATAGATGTATAAAACAAATAAGTAACGAAAACACCTTACAAAAATTATTAGGTAATGATTATCAAGATATATATGATTTTTATAATGGGAATGAGGAACTAATGGCTGAGGAAGCGTTAGGTCATATATTAAGAGACAAACTTAAAACAAATGTTCATACTACTTTGCTTGATAGAGTTATCAATTATATAAAGAGGTTATTTAAAACTATTAATCCTAAAAATGTCGGAGATGCTATTACAAGTAGTGAAGCTATAATGGATGATTTATCTAAAAAGATATTAAAAGGTACTCTCAATTTAAGTAAAGAAGATATTAGAAACAGTCAAAGAAATGTTCAATTTAATGCTCTTAGTGAACAGGTCGAAAGAAATATAAATATATTGAAAGGTGCTGTTGAAGTAGAAGCTAAAAAATATAAGATACTTGGTGATGATAAATCACAATCAAAAGTATTAAATATAAAAGGTTATATGAATGAAAATGCAGATACTGCAATGGGTATTTGTGAATATACAAACGAGGCAATAAAAGAACTTAAGTCTAGATATAATGCTTTTAGTTTATTACAAAATGAAACTCCTAAGAATAGATTTGCTTTTTTAAGAACAACAAGAAGTATATTACAATCTTATGGTAAATTTGTTAAAGATTTAAATGATGCAAGAATAGACGATGAAAACTCTGAAGATAATATGTTCTTAAGAACCTTTACTATTGATGGACAAGAAGTAAATATGAATAATATGGTAAAGGATTTAAATGATATAATACAAAGACTTACAAGATTATATTTTAAGACTGCAATTCCTTCATTTGCAGAATTTCTTAGACCAATATTAGGTGATGAAATTACAGTACAACTTGGTAAAAATGCTGGTAATAAAATATCATTGATGGATTTAATAACCAAAGCTGACAAAGATATTTCCTTTATGGATAGATGGCTAGATTCAATGGCTAATTCATCTGATATATTATTACAAGCGTTTGATAACTTAGTAAAACAAGCACATGATAAAGCTAAGATAAAAACTATTAATGATATAAAAGAAATACAATTGTTACAGCAAAAAGCTGAAAAACTTGGTATTACTGATTGGAATTGGATATATGAAAAAGACAGAAATGGTAATCTTACAGGTAATATAATAAGTGAGATTAATCAAGCTCAATATGATAAGGATTTATCAGCTTTTGAAAAGAAGCTTAGTGAAAAATATGGAAAAAATCCTAAAGGAGAGAATCTTAAACTAAAGAGAGCTGAAAGAATAGCTTGGCATGACAAACATTCTATAAATTTATTGTTTGATTATGTGCCTAATCCTGATATATATACTAATTCAGATTATACTAATTTAGATAAAAATCATAAAGATATATTAAAAGAATATCTTAGATTAAAGACAAAGATAGATTTATTATTACCAAAAGATAGAGTTGAAAGTCTCAAAGCTATACAAATGAGAAAAGATGGTATGCAAAGATTTATTGATTCTACAAGTTCTCCTTCAAGCATTTGGTCTAATATTAAAGAACATTTAGCTGATGAATTTTTAGAAAGAGAAGATGATAATGATATATTTGGTGATACTACAATAGCTAAAGGTCTTACTGACTTTGCAGGAAAAGAATTTATGGTTCTTCCTGTATTATATATAAATAGATTAAACAATGCAAATGATTTGACAAATGATGTAATAGGAGCATTGATGGCTTATACTGCAATGGGTAATAAATATTCTTATATGGATGAAATAATAGACCCATTGGAAGTAGGTAGAAGTATTATACAAGACGGTGAAAGAAAAGTACAAAAAACACAAGGCAATAATAAATTAGCTGAAAAATTTAATACTCTAGGAATAAATGTCTTAAATGATATATTAGAACCTACAGGAAGTAATATTGAAAAGAAACTTGATGATTTCTTTGCTTCACAAGTATATGGTAAATATTTAAAGAAAGAAGGAAGTTTTGATGTATTTGGTAAAAAAGCAAGTGGTACTAAGATTGCAAATTGGATTATGAAAGGTTCTTCTGTTGCAATGTTAGGATTTAACACATTAGCTTGGATGGCTAACGTTGCAACAGGTGTTGCAATGCAAAATATTGAGGCTGCTGCAAGTGAATATTTTACTGCTTCACAATTATTAAAAGCAGATGGTGTATATGCTTCTTTGTTACCTGAATATTTATCAGAATTAAATAAAAGAAATAAACAAGGAAAATTAGCACTTATAGATGAATATTTTAACATTAAAGGTGATTTCTTTGAAAATATGAAAAGAAATCAAAGAAAAGGTATTTTATCAAGAGTATTTGGTGCTATAAGTACTATAACTTTTTTAGGTCAAAATTGTGGAGACCATTGGTTATATAATAGAACACTTCTTGCAATGATGTATAATACCATGGTAAATGTTCCAGAAAAAGGAAAAATGAATTTATATGATGCGTTACAAATAAGAGAAAAATTTGAAGGTAGCGGAATTAAGGAAATTTATCTACCTAAAGGAACAACAGATGAAAATGGAAATGAATTTAATTTGAATGATTTTTCAAGAACTGTGTTGAATATAAATCAAAAGTTATTTGGTATCTATAATGAAGAAGATAGGAATGCTGCTAAAAGACTTATAGCAGGAAGAGCTATATTACAATTTAGAGATTGGATTAAACCTCAAATGAATGCAAGGTTTCAAGGAGCAAGATATAATCTTACTACTAAAGAATGGGAGGAAGGTTATTATAGAACGTTTTTAAGAATTGCTTCAGAATGTATAAGAGGTCAAAGAAAACTTGGTTCCTTATGGTCTTCAATGAATCAAAAAGAAAAGGCGAATATAAGAAGAACTATATTTGAATTAATACAATTTGGTGCTGTATGGGGTCTCTGTAACATGATAGAATGGGATAAAGATAAAAAGAGACCTTGGGCTATGAAACTTATGGAATACATGCTAAATAGAGAGAAACATGAATTGGGTTTCTTAACAATGCAACCTACAATGATTAATGAGACTTTGGCTAATATTAAGTCACCTGCGGCATTATTGTCTATGATAAGTTCTTTTGGAACAATGTTTGAGAGTCTTATTACTCCAAGTGATTGGACAGATGAATTACAAAGTGGTCCTTATGAAGGAATGACTAATATAGAAAAGAATTTTATGAAATTACCATTACCTATATTAAATCAATATAGGCAAGTAAATAAATTAATTGATGATGATATTTTTGAAAACAGTATTAAATATTATATGAAACCAAGTGCTTATTAATTATTATATTAATAACGTTATAAATAAAAAAGGGGAGGTAGCTATTTGCTACTTCCCCTTATTTTTTTCTACATGCATCTGAAAAGTGTTTCTTTTTCTTCTTCTGTCATATTATTATAATTTTTTGGAGATATATTTCTTTCATTTAAATAAGATTTTTGTTCTTCACTTAAATTCATATATGTATTTTTATTTTTATTATTGTTTTTAATTGTATTATCGTTTATTTTTACCACAGAACCTACGTAAGTTCTATTGTTTCTAGTATAAGATTTTATTTTATAACCTTCTCTTTCCCAATTATCTAATATTTTTCTTATTGCATTTCTTCTACCCTCTTTTGTATTCCAAGTTGTACTATTAATATAATTATCAAATATCCCTTGTACCTTTGATTTAACTTTATTAAGTTCATCAGAATTAAAAATAATATTGTTCTCTATTTCTTGCCTATTAGCATAATTACCTCTACTAATATCATAAAATAATTTATCTATAGTATTTTGATTATTAAATATAGTATTTATAATATTCTTTAATTTTCTCCACACCTTAACAAATATACCTTTAAATCCTTCTTCTTTTTGTATATATTCTCTAAAATCTTCAGCCATTTTTTCTTCAAGGTCTATATTGTTTAGTTCTCCATATTTAGTCTTTGCTTGTTCATATAAATTTGTAAGTTCATCATTACTTAATAAACTTTGAGTAACATAATGAAAAGCTTCATGATAAAGAGTTCCTCTTGCTGCATCTTTAGCTATATATAATACTCCATTTTTAAATTGACCATATATTTTTGTATCACCATTCATATTCTTAATAGAAGAAACAATTCTTATAGCTCCTTCTCTTCCTAATTGTGGTAACATTTTATAAACTTTAGTTTCTTCTATTCTTTGATTCCATTTCTTAGTTTCTATACCTTTTGATTCTCTATTAAGAACTTTACCTTTAAACAACTCTTTTAATTTTTCAGCTTGTTGTTCTTTAGTCATACTAAGATTTATTACTGCTTCTGCTTTAGGCAATTGTAAATTTAATTGTAATTTATTAGCATTATAAACTAAATTTAGAACTTCTTGATTTCCTTCCATATTGTTAAGTATAGTTTGTATTTTCTTTGAAGTTCTCTTTTTGGTTATATTCTTAATATTATCAATTACATCTTGTGGTTTTAATTCTTGTTGTCTTATTGGATTTTCTTGTATTTTAGTATTAGTATTATTTGTTGTTCTTGTAGGAGTAGATATAGCTTGATTAATTATAGCAATAAGTTTTTTAACTATTATTATAGTATCACCATATTTTATAGCTTCTTCAGGAGATACAGTAAAAGGTTCTTTAATTATTAATTCTTTAACTTTCTCTTTTGTAGTTTCATCTAATTTACCTTTAAAACTAATGGCTATACCATTTTCTGCACCTCTAGAAACACCAAACTTTTTACTTTGATATGTTATAGTAGTAATAGATTTACTATTTTCTTCTTTCTCATAAAATTGAGGTATTTCTCTCTTATCTTTATTAACTCTAGGGTCTCCTATTATCGCAGGAATGTTATTATCTAAATAAGTTTGTACTCCACTACCACTTTCTATAGTAACCTTAATGTTTTTAGTAGTAAGAAGTTCTACACTTTGTTGATTTTCTTCTCTTATAGGAGAAACAAGGTTCATATTTTTAATTATTTCTTGTGCTTGCTGTTCTGTAAAATAAGCATAACCCATGAAATAATCTTCTAACCAATCTATTTGTTCTTTTGTAAGATTTGGATAATCATTTTCTATTTTAGCTCCACCTCCTTCAAAATATCCACTTAATACAGATATTGTATCAATAGATTTTTCTGTCATAGGATTTGTAACCATTTTTCCATTCTTAATATCGTATACACCAAATGGAGTTTTTATTATTCCTGTAGCAGAAGTATACTTTTCATGTTGTAACCACATATAAGATTTAATAGGATTATACATATCACCTATTAATTCTTTATTATTTCCATTTGTAGTATCATATAATTTTTTTGAAACAAGGTCTAATGTATATGTAGTTCCATTATTTGGATTAGTCATGGAAAAAGTTTGTTTATCTTCATGATTAGGGTTCATCTCTATTGATTTAGGATTTTTAGCTTTCACTTGTTTTTCATCAACAATAGGATTTATAGTAAACCAATCATTGATTGTATGAGTAGCATTCTGTTTTAAATTTGCTTGCGCTATTTCTCCTATCATCTTATTATAAGATTGTCCTCTGTATGTAGTATTTATATATTTTCTAGATACTTGAAAAGTTGTCCCACCAGAACCTTTAAGATTACCCATAATCACATCTACAATATTATCTGCGTTTATATCACCATTATAAATAGTCATTATATGTGAATCAGTAGGTCTTTGTATATCAACTTTCAATTTACCATCTGTTATATTTATATGTAATATAGGCAATACTAACAACTCTTGCAGAGCATCTTTTACATTAACTATTTCATCTTGTGTCTTAATACCTTTTAATTTTCTTAATGTTTCTTCAATAGCTTTATAAATAGCAGTTTCTCTAAGACTATTATCTTGTAGTTTAGGCATTGTTATTGGTACAGGATAATATTTTCTATTAGGGTCAGAAGTTTCTATTAATATATAAGGTTGTCCTTTTTTAGCGTTTAAAGGTGAAATAGTATGTAATTCTCTATCTGACCTATCTGTATATCTTGAAGTTCCAGGCTCTATTACTAATTGTGCCTCACCGTCTTGCATGGCTATTGCAAAGGTTGATTCTTTATCTCCAAATATATTATTTACAGACATTCTTTCATCTTTTCCTGTATAGAATGGTTTTCCTACCATTTTCTTATTTACAGAAGTTTCTATATCATCTATAGAAATAATATCTTCTGTATTATCTCTATTATTTTGTGCAGCTTGAAAAGCTTTGTTATATAATTCTCCAAGACCTTTTATCTTCTTAAAATTGACATCATAAGGTGTAGGTAAATCTCCTACAATATTACCATTTTCATCAATCATAAGAACAACCATGTCTTTTAAATTTTCATTTAATTCCTTACTAAAAGCAAAATGAATTTTACTACCTTTTTGTAACGCTTTTACATTTTCAAATACATTTTTATTATTTAAAAATTCCCAAATAGTCTTATATCTTTGTTTTTGTTCATTAGTAAGACTCTTATCGTTATGATATTGTGTAGGATTTCTTAATGTAAATCTTGCGTATTGAGTGGTTGCAGGATACCAAAAACCTAATGTTTCATTTTTTTGTTTGGCATCTATTCGTGTTAATGTTACTGTAGGTATACTAGATGTAGAAATATCTGGAGTAAACGCTATTTCTCCTATAGGAGTTTGATTATCTTCATTTCCAATTCTTAAATATTCTCTATCTTCTTCTCTTTCCTTAGCTTCCTCTTGTAATCTCTTAGCCATTTCTTGCTGTCTATATGGATAAACTTCATTGAGATAATTATTTATAGTAGGAATTGTTTGTTGTAATTTTTTATATGATTCCATGTTAGAAATACTATAAAACATATTTTTAGAGAAGTCTTTATTCTTTTTTAAGCCTTCTTTAACAAATTGGTCAATTACTCCCAATACTCTGAGTAAACACATTTGCAAATCATCAAAATTAGAAGATTCTTGTGTAATACCTACATCTTCTAATATATTATTAGCAATATCCAATATATCAGATTTTTCTAATTGTTCTTTTTTAAGTTTGTTTTGTTTTTCTTTTTCTTCTTTTTGATTTTTTTTCTGTTGTTCTGTCGTACTTTCTGTTATAGTAGTACCATCATGTCCAACTGTTGCATCTGGCATATTTTTTATTTCTTCTGACGAAGGCATTCCTTCTCTTATTTGATTTGCTATATCTTTATTTTGTTTTGCAATTTCAAGAGCATTCTTTGCTTGGTCTATCTTATATTGCTTTAAATCTCTTGCTGCTTGCTGTAAATCAGTTTCATCTGCACTATTAGACATCCATTCTTGTAATTCCTCTTGTGACAATTCTATTTCATCTGGATTATTAAAAGCTTCAGTATCTAAATCTAATAATTCATCAGAAGAGTTTGCCAAATTTAAACTATTATCAAGCATTGATTTAGCTATATCATATTTATCTTGTGATATTTTTCCTTCTTGTAATTGCTTATTTAATGCTTGTAATGTGTTATTATAATCATTATTTATTTTTTTTGCAGCTTCTACTTTTTGTTTAGCTTGTTTTCCTTGTTCAGATTCATCAACATCCAATATTTGGTCAAATGCACTAAAATCTCCATTTTCATCTAATTCTGTTCTAACTTGTGATACATCACTATTATTAATATGGTCAATCGTTGTTACTCTATTTTTATCTTCTTCTTTCTTTTCTTCTTCTTTGTCAGTTTTTATATGGTTTTCATTTATTTTATTTGGATTTTTTATATATTCTTTAAGTCTTTCATCAAATTGTTTTGCAGCAGCTGACATTTTACCAATATCTCTGAGAGTTTCTAAAGATTCCTTATAATTACTATAACCTACATTACTATGTTCAGCAAAAGTTTTATAAAAATCATCAGTAAGAAATTTATCAAATAATTCTTTATTTTTACTATTTCCAAGAATTGCAATTTTATTTGGATTTCCTTCCATTACTCCTTTAAGGAGAGAATATATTGAATCCCATGTCTCAACTAATTCTTTATTTTCCTCTAATATATTTATTTTTCTAGTTTTTTCTTTGCCATTTTCATCGGTATAAGTTTCTTCTCTTATTTCATCTCCTTTTAATGCAGCTTGTTCATTTCTAAGACTATTTGTATATTGTTCTATACCTATAATTACATCATTAAGAGCATATCTTTTATTTGCTGTCTTAGTAGTATCATCTATTCTGTCCCAAAAACGTTTTGTTTTCCATAATAGCCAAGCCATTTCATCTTGATGTTCTTTTGGGATGTCTGATGAATTTCTTACAGTAGCCAAGGCTTGTTTATACTTGTCAAATTGATTAAGCATATCATCTCTACGTTTAATCAATTTTTCTTTCATTTGTTCCTTACCATCTTCTGTTAAATTACCATCAGAATCAAGCCAATCTTCATTTGTAAATCCAGCTATATTCTTAATGTCATCAAGTTGTTTATCAGTAAAATTTTCAAATTCTTGACTAATAATACTTTTCAAATCATCTTCTTTACCAGCAAGTAAATAAGAAGTAAATAAATTAAAAACATCATTATCTTCATTATTATGATATTCAAATTTATTATTAGCTTCTTGATAACCATTGAGAGCATTAATAAAAGATTGACTTTGTGCTATAAGTTTTTTCTTATCTCTTATATCAGCTGATAGTTTATTCATTCTATCTACTATAGGTTTACCTTGTGTATTAATTTCATTTCCAGTTTTATATTCTCCTAAAGCCCCACCACTAATACCTATAACTTTTCCTCTACCTAACCAAGTATTAGCTGTAGAATTAGCTCCCTTACCAAATGTAGGTACACCAATCATACCATTTAAAGCACCTATGGCAAATTGTTCCCATTGTGATTTATCTCCATAAGATGAAGCAAATCCTTTTATCATGGATTCCATTAAATTTTGAGTATCTACGTTTGACTTATTATTTCTCATAGCTTTATAATAAGCATCTGGAGAATCAGGAGAAAAATATTCACCACTCCAATTTGCAGCAAATTGTTGTGACATTTCCTCATTACCTTCTCTAAGACCTATTTTTCCTGCATTTTTTAATGCTTCTTTCTTGGTAAAATCTCTCCATCTATATTTACCAATAGTACCAGTGATTCTATTTCTTAATTCTGATTCTTCTTTAGCAAGAGCTTCATTAGCACCTTTATTAAGTTGTCTTAAAAAACCTCTAACACCTGTTTTTGTAGCTGATTGTCTAGCTGCACTAAAACTACTTGCATACATTCTACCAAAAGTCTTAAAATCATTATAAGCCAACAATGGAATATTTAACGCTAAATCCATTATTCCTGCCATATTAGCATTATCCTTAGCTTGTTGTAATAAGCTTCTATGTATTTTTTCAAGGTCTGCCTTCCTTTTAGCTATATCACTATTTAACATAGCAAGATTTGCATTCTTTTGATTAGAACTCATATCAGAATTTATAATTTCATTATATTTTTGTTTGTAATAGGCGTTAAGTTCTGATAATCTCTTATTATTTGCATCTTCAATCTGTGCGGTTCTTAAATTTAGCATATCAGTTGATTGTTGATTTGCTTCCACTCTACCTTCATTTACAGCACTAAGTAATGAACCAGTTATTCTTGCACCAAGAGTGCTAGCATTCTTTAATAAACCAGCACCTCTTAATGCCATGTTCCACACTTGACCTGTATATAATGCAGCAACAGTAAAGCCCATATTCTTTATGAGACCATCTGCCCAGAAGTTCATAGTATCTAAATTATTATACCATTTTCCATTTTCTCTATTATAAAGTTCTTCGTTAGTATAATAATTAGGCATTACTTTCTCAAAATACTTATTAAGTTCATTCATTCCATCACTAATCTCATTATGAAATAGTTTAGACCAATTATCTAAAGCTTTTTTACCTGTAAATGCACCATAAAGACCTTCACCAGTACCTAATAAAAGACCTGCTGTACCATCAACAAAAGCTGTAACACCAGTAGTAACCATCTTACCAACTCCTGCTGCAAATTGAGCTAACCAAGGTTGGTCAATGGCTCTTTTTTCATTTAAATCAGATAGTTGTGATTCTGTTGCATTAGTATCATAAGTACTCTGTCCATAATTAATATCTGCTATTTGTTGTCCTATATTACTTACAGCAGGAGCACTAAACATATTGATAATACTCTCTGGAGTACTACCATTACGTCTAGCTATTTTTAACTTGGTTAATAAATCAGCATCCTGTGGAATAGGTTGCTGATTTAAACCTTTCAAACCTTTCAAACCTTTTAAATTAATCTTTGGCATAATTTTAAATATTAGCGTCTGTTTCTGTTCTTACTTTTTTGTAATTCATAAAGATTTGTCTAAGTGCGTCTGTAACATAATCTTGCAATTCAGACTTTTCTTTATTTGTTTTTGCTTTTTTAAGTTCTTCTTGTGTTTGTTCTAACAATTTACCTGCTTCTGAACTAAACTCATAAGGGTTTATAAAGAACTTTTTACTTTTATCATTTAATGTTATCAACAACTTATCAGGTTGTTGCACAGAATAAGATATGTTCTTTATTTTAGTTGTTATAACACCATTTTTATCTTTACTTAATATATCATCTATATCAGTAATAGCACTACCAGCTTTTCCTCTCTTATATTCATATACTCTAGTACCTAAATTATCAGCATTTGCATTCAAATTATTTAAAATTCTATCATCTGCAAAATCATATTTAGCCATTGAAGTAGAAGTTGGTCTATATAAAGTAGCAAGACTATTAAGTTTATTTTCAAAATTACCTCTATAAAAATCCTTTCTGCTAGATTTTGAAGTATAACCCATTTCTTTCAGTCTTTCATATTGTTCTTTTGTAAGTATCTTATCAACTCCAAATTTCTTCTTAATTTTATTATAAGCATCTAAGTTAGTAGAACTACCGTAAGTTTTTACTTGTCCATAGGAAGTAGTACCAGTAGAAACTCCCCAACCACTTTCATTTGCTATCTTAGCATATTCCTCATATACCAACATAGGATTTATATAGGCATTCTTATGATTTCTAGAAGTAGCATAGGTTTGTGATAATCCGCCTTTACCATTATTTACATATAATTCTTTTTTCAAATCATTATATTCTTTATAAGATTGAGTTCCAGCAGATAATTCTCCTTCATCATGTAGTAATGATGGATAATCACCTTGAGGATTTATAGATTGTTGTAATTGTAATTCTGCAATCTGGTTATTTAATTCAGCAGTCTTATTATTGAGTAATTGACCTTGATATTGTGCTTGTTCCATAGGTGTCATTACATCAAGGTCTCTCTGTAATGCTATATCTGATTTTCCTATACCACTATATATACCTTGTGCTGCATATCCATATGCCATATCTTTTGCTTTTTTGTTAGTCCAAGTGTTGATACCAGTACTATTTAATGTATTATCTATAACAGTCTTTATAAAACTGTTTGTTACTTTACCATTTAAGAAATCATCAACATCTTGTGGGGATAAGCCATAACTCTTTTGTATTTCATCATAATACTTGTCAAGTTTTCCTATCTTCTTTAGTTCTGATATTCTATTAGCTACAGTTTGCATTTGTTGTGCTACTCTTGCAGTAATCATCTTACCACTATATACTCTTGGAGACCAAGAAGGATTATTCATTATCTGATTTAAACTCATTTGACTTGGGTCTGTTTCAACAATAAGGTCATTATCTTGTGCCTTGAGTTTCCATAAGGTATCTGACAACATTTGTCTTCTATTATATGCTTCTTCCATAGGCTTGAAAGTACCTTGATACTGTGCCCTAAGTCTCATTAGATTTCTTCTATTACTACCATTTAATCCATTGTTCATTAAGTCAGCCATTTGATTGTCAATATCATCTTTATAAGCTTTATATTGTGCATAGGAATCAGCATCTACAGCACTATTCTTAAGTCTTTCCCATACAGCAGCTTGTTGTTGTAATTGACTCATAGCTTCCTCAGCATTATATTGAGCTTGTGCATTAGCTTGATATAAAGGCATTAATTCACTTAGTTCAAATGGACGGAACTGTGAATTAACAGTAAAACTCCAATTTGCCATATTATTTACCTCTCTTTCTATTTAACTTACCACCATATTTCTGTTTTCTATCTTTCTTATACTCAAAATTACCAATTCCATTTAATGTATCAGTATATGCTCTAGATGAATTAAGTAAATTTCTAGTATAAGCTTCTCTACCAATATTACCAAGACTATTAAATAAATTAGTTAAGTTTGCACTTCTTTCAGCAGCTAATTGTGCTTTTGCAGCTTGTCTTAGTCTTTCAGCTTGTAAAGTACCATTAAGCATATAACTTCTTGCTTGTAATTGTGCAACTTGATTAGCAGTATCTGCCTTAAATATACCTTCACTATTAAATTGATTAGTTCCTCTATTAAATGTCTCAACTTGTTGTCTTTGTGCCAAGTTATATTCTTCAGCTTTTCTTGCTAAGTCACCTAATTGAGTTTGTGCATTATAATCAGCAGCTAACAGTCCTGCTATAGCTTGACTTCTATTAGCATTACTTTGATTAATAATATTTCTTCTTGTTGCTCCAGCTTGTGCATTTAATTTATTAATATAATAGTCTCTATCAAATGGATTATATTGTAAATAATTACTTATAGGATTAAATGATACAGGTGTATATCTACCTGCTTCCTTTGCAGCATTTAATATAGCATTTGCACTACTTTCATCAGGTCTACTGAATATGTTACTTGCAAGACCTATTGCACTACCAAGTACTGGTGCATATCTAAGCCATGTTTCCCAAGAATTTTTATTAGAATTTTTATCATCTTTTTCTCCTGTTTTTTTAGTTTTAGTATTATCTTCTATATTATCTTCTATAAAGTTTAAAGGTGCTGGTGCTATATCTCTAGGCAATGTATCATAACTATATGCTTTTCCTGTTGATATTGGTGTTGTTTCTTTTAATATAGGAGTTAAATGCACAAAACCAAATTTTCCATCAGTTCTAAGACTGTCATAATTTTTTCTTAACCATTTAACATCTTTTCCTGTTTTTTCTGCTAAAGTCTTCCAATAAATATGTGTTTCAGGAAGAGTTTTAGCATAAGCTGTAAAATCTTTATAATGTTTTGAGTTCTCAAAATCAGATAAATTATGTACTGAAATATTATTTTTACTAAAGTTAATCAAATTTTTAGTATCGTATGGAAGGTTTTCTGAAAGATTACTATTATTAAATTTACTAATTTTAGCTTTATCCCACATATTATCAAAATCATAATTTTGAATAGGAGTATAAGTTTGTGCTACATTATAATAAGTATTAAAAGGATTAGGACTATTATTTTGATTTCTATTTTTTAATGCTAACAAACCATTTATTACATCTTCTTTATTTGATTGATTTATAATAACATCTCCACCATCATCAAATAAATTACCACCTAAAGCATAACCTTGCATATCTTGAGGTATTTCTTGAGATACTTCTTGTTGTGGCTGCATATTATCTTCTCCTATAGGAGCAGCATTAGCTTGTGCCATTTGCATAAGTCCAAGTTTTTCATCAGGACTTAACTTATTAAATTGTCTAAGTTGTTTAGCTCTTTCTCTCTTAGCTTTTAGTTCCTCTTGTGAGTTTTGTAATTCATTCATAAATATACCTAATGTATCATTAGATATTTTATCATTAGGTCTATTTTCAGATTCTTTTGCTAATTGCTTACTTGCATCAGCATAAGTACTATTTTTCTTTAAATTATATTTTTTTATTAAAGCCTCTGGTACTTTTAGTCTATTACTGAATACATAATCATTAAATATAGTTTCTCCTTGTTCAACTAAATTAGGAGTACCATTTTGGTCTGTACCCATAGGAACACCTTGATAAGGATTCTGTTCATGAGTACCTCCATTATTAATAAAAGTGAAATTTCCTAATTGATTAAAATCTCCACCATGTGTGCTTAGTTCTCCACCAAAAGCATTCCAATTGGCAGCATTTCTTGCAAAGTTTGCTTTTCTTATCATAGCAGTTGAATAATTATCTTTATTAGCTAATATATGTCTTGCAGCTTCTTGTACTCCCATTCCCATCTTAGTAGCTTGTGCAGTAAAAGTACCTTTCTTATTTGGAGCTATATTTATAGGTCCTCCATAAGCTGAAAAATTTCTCATTACATTTGCATTCATATCAGTAGTAGCATTATCAAAAGCATTAGTAAATGAAGCTAAGTTATTTACATTTGCTGCATCTACCATTTGATTAATCCTATTAGCTTCTTTCTTAGCTTTTGACCTACCAAATAATGAACCTACTACTGATGATACTCCTCCTATTACTCCACCTGCAACAGCACCCCATGGTCCAAATGAACTTCCTGCTGCAAAACCTTTACCACTTGCACTAAGACTGTTTGCAAAGTCACCAAATAAGGACTTATTTCTAAGGTCTCTTGCAGTAATATGATTTAGTTCTTGTCTTTTATTCCATTCAGACATTAAATCATCATAGTTATTACCTTGTACTATGTTATTACCTGTCTTTGATATTTGTTCTTTTATACCAGAAGTATCAGCTATCTGTGCATTTTGTATTGCATTACCAGCTAATTGCATAGTTGTAGTAGCTAAGTTTCCTATCTCATTACCACCTAATGCAAATAAATTACCACCATTAGCATATAAACCTATTGTTTTTTCTAATGGAGGTCTTTTTTTGGTAAGTAAATTATCAATAGTCATCAACATCTGACCTGTAGCATCAACTGATTGTCCTATCATTCCATATTTACCTTTTTCACTTCCCCAACCACCACTTTGATTGTTATCATTATACATGGTAAGAATACTAGGATTATTACCAGAATGAGCACTACTTGCAGCATTCATTCCTGCAATAGCATTAGTTATTGTAGATAATTCTTTTTGTCCAAATGAACCAGAGTTTTGATTACCTTGATTACCCATCATGTTACTTAAATTATTATTAAGCATATTCCAATCAAGACCTTCACCAAAGCCACCATTGGCAAGTATTCTACTATGACTTACATTATATAATTTATTCTTTTTTCTTTTCATAGTTAATAATTTTATTTGCAAAGATACATAAAATTTTATTAATATATATCAGATTATCTTTAAAAATAAAAGGAGATAAGTATTTGACTTACCTCCTTTATGTTTATTCAAAATAATCAATTACAATATTGTGTAATACCATCTTATAATTATTATCTTTATTCATTTTACCTAATGTAATCTTACACCAAGTATTTCTTATTCTATCCATACTATTGTTAGCTCTTGGTATATTTATCCTCCATATCCTAAATTTCTTTCTTATATTTGTTTGTCTAATACCTTGATATTCATTGTTTTCCTTTTGCTTTTTATTTACAATAAGTTTACATTCACCAATTTGATATTCATTTTCAGCTTTTAAATAGTCAAATGTATCAAAATGTTTTATATTATTATTATCATACGTATCAGCTTCATATTCAAGATTATTAAATATTTTATCTACAAATGGGTCATCATTTGCTATTATAGTTATATAATAAGGATAATTATTTCCAAATATATTATTATATAATCCTTTTTGATGTAGCCACAATTTGTAGTTATCACTCTTAGTACCCCATATTAATGTACTCTCTACATTGGCTAAAAATAATCCTTCTTGATAATTATAAAATGAAGTGAATTTCTTTATGAACTCATTATAAGCTAATACTTTACTTCCATCATTAAGTAATACCTCCCTATTATTTGTATCATACAATAATTTTACAATATTATTGTTCATCATATAAGAATGAAATCCTAATTCATCAGTAATATTTAACAATCCATTTTCATTTATTGTATATAGACCATGTAAACTATTATCTACAAAATATACTCCTATAGGAGTAGTAATAACATTTTCAAGCTCTTGACAACCAACAGTACTTGATAAATATCTTTTACCTTCAACTCTATTACTATTTGCAAGTTCAATAGGAACACCATCTGTAGTATTTATCTGTGCCCTTTCATTATATAAAATTTGTGCTACACCATGTTCTTGAAAACATAATAGACTATTATTTACATTTATTAATTTATTTATATTACCTTTATCTCCATCTAAGTCAAGTACATTTGCTCCTAATATATTAGTCCAAGCATCTGTAATACTTCCAGATGTCTTACCTAAAGTATATGTAATTGAATTATTGAAAGTATTAAGTTGAAGTTCATATGTATTAAGTAATCTATAAGTAAAATAATTATTTTTATTATTATATACTTTATTCATTTGATTGAAGTTCTCAGTAGTAATATTAGTATTATCTTTATTACCTCTATTTCTATCTGTTCTACCATCAAGATTAACTCTTGTTTCACACATAAAAGACACTATATCTGTTATTTGATTTTGGTCTTCAGTAGTAAAAGGATACGTCTTTATATTATCATATCTTTGATAAAATGTATCACCTTCAGTCCATACTAATGGATAGTCTAAAGTATCATCATTTAAATCACTCAATACAATAGATTTTCCAGCAACTGTCCAAACATTATTTTCCAATGCTTCATCAGTAGTACCACCAAATTTATTTATTACATTATCATTATAAAGTTCTCCTAACCATAGAAAAGACGAGAATATATCATTATTTACATCCTTATCTACAGTTATCTTATTTTGAACAATATATAATCTTCCTGTAAAACCACCTTGCTTTATATTTCTCTTATTACTTATTACACCATTAAGATTATCTATTATATCTTGATATACACCATTACAATGTTTTGTACTTTCCCAAAAATACTTTTGTGTATTATTTAAATGTCTTCCCATGTAATTAGCAATAGTCTCTGCATCTATTTCATCAAACAAATCTTCTGTGTGAATTGTAGGAAGTATTACTTGTCTATTATCTTTAGTATAATTAAAAGGTATTATAGCGTGTATTGTAGACTTATATTTCATTCTTATTGGGTCTACTCCATGACTATTTCTTTTATCATAGTCTAATTTTAAATATCCTCCTGAAGCATTACTAAGTACATTTGATATAAAGGCATATGTAGTATTGAATAAAGTATGATAATCCTTTGATGAACTTCTAATTGCATTACTACCTAATATTATAGGATAACCTCTATCTTTCTTTTGGTCTCCATTATCACCTGCTGAACTACTAAAATTAGGTATTACTACCTTATCAATATTACCTTTATAATTTAGATTTGATAAATCAGAATTTTCAGGTGTATATAATCTAGTATTTGTTATTTCATTTGAATTAAATATACTTACGCCTGCAATACCTGTATGATTAGTATCACCTTCTATATAAGCTTCCCAAGGAGAATCAAGATAATAAGTATTATAGGAATAATTAATATTTGATAATTTTTTCTTCTTCAACATTGCACTTCTATATCCATTTGAATTTGCAGTTCTTTGATTATTAAGAGAACCATTTCTATGCCAAGGATATACCACAAATCCAAACTCAGCTGAATCCTTAGTTGAATCTTCATAATTTCTTACATTATCTTCATATCCATAAGCATCATCTATCCAATATATTCCTGCCATCTTTTTTCTACCACCAAACATACTTTCATATTTGTCATTAAAGACATATTGATTCTCATCATATTTACCATATGATAGTCCTCCTACTCTTTTTTGTTCTTCATCACCTGTCTCACTCTTAAATTGTAATTGATTAGTGGATGTTTGTAAGTCCAAATGACCATAAAATGCAGTTAAAGGAACAGCACCTACTATTCTAAGTTTTATATTTGAAGTATCAAAATGTTGTAATGAATCATCAAACTCTAAATCTGGAGAATGCATTGTAATTATTGAATTATCAATAAAGAATAATTCTTTGTAATCGTTTGCAAAATTATCTGGATTTGTATCAAGACTTGTAATTACATTTGTAGCACTTTTATCAGTAGGAAAACAAAATTGACATTGTATCTCAGCATTAGTAAGAGAACTATTAGGAATAGGATAATTATGTCTAAATTCAGTCCATACACCAAATCTTGACATATCAACATCAGCCATAGGACTATTATTTATCTGGTTTATTGCTTTATAAGAGTACTTATTGTTATTATCATCAACAAATATACTACTATTTACATTCATATGGTCTATATTATATAAACTATATGGTAGCATAGGTCTTATAAACCAAGAACTTTGCACAAATGCTGTATTATTTACTCTGTCTTCAACATTATATACTGTAGGACATAAAATACCTTGACATATACAATTTCTATCTTTCAACTCTGGATATACTATTACAGGTCTTATAGCAATAAAACCTTTATCTTTGAACATTTGTAAGTAATTACTCTTAAGTATCTTTCTTAAGTTAAGTACTGCATATGCAAATTTTATTGTTTCACCTTCATTCAAGTCTTTATTATTATTACTTGAATCTATTATAGGTCTAAGATTATTCTTTGCATCTCCTACCCATATAGGGTCTGTCCATTTACCATTTTTATATTGAAATTGAATACCAAATCTATATGTCTCAAGATATTTGAAATGTTTTATTTCATTTGAATTTTTATCTAAGGTATTTTTATAAGGATATAAGTCTGATACCTGTAATGTAGTTAATGTATTATCAATATGATATTTATCTTTAAAATAAGATTTCAGTTCATCACTATAAGAAAAACTAATTAATGAATTTCTATTTGATTTTATATTTTCATAGAAAGAATCAAAATCTCCTTTCTTATATTTGTTATAAATAATAGGAGTTTCAACTTTATAATTACCTAAGAATAATACATTGTCTTTTTGTTGAAGAGTTCTTGCAATAACACTCTCACCACCTACATATAAAAGTTCAGTACTATCTATATTATCACCTATTGTACCTGTATCAACAAAAGTAGTAATATTATTATCCTTTAATTTATAATATTCAACTCTTGCTTTCATCAATATATCTTTGTCATTATTGTAATCAAAACTTTCATCACTTGTTCTATCAGTACTTTTTGATAATCTCCATTCGATATAATTATTATTATTTTCTTTTGAGAATTTTAAATATAATGCAGAACCTTCTAATGCAGCATTTGTATTTATTAATATTTTTCTTTCATCAAAATCATCTACTAATGGATTTGTTGATATATTTATGTTGTTAAGTTTCATGCTTATATAAGCATCTGTACTTCCTGTAAGGGGTAATGAATAGACATCATAATCTTCATTTTCATTCTCCTTTTGCACTTTATATTCATCTAAATCACTTGGTAATGAAGATAAATTGTCAAATTTATGTGTTATTCCAGTATTATCATCATAATATTCAAAACTAAAATTAGAATAACTTGCCTTATGTAATTCTGTTGTGTTTAGATTCTCTCCCTCTATAAATTCTAATGATTGTGACTTACTTATAGCATCTGATTTTATCAATATATCAGTAATTCTCTTACAAGTTGGAGTTCCATTTTCAGATGTTCTTAATATTGAGTAAATTCTTAACTTATCATAAGAAGTATCTAATCCAGATATATCAAAATTAAAAGCTACATTATTCTTTTCATCTTCTTTACCTCCTCTATCTTGTTTTGATATATAGAACAAAGGTGACTGATATATTATGTTACTTTCCTGTCCATAATTCATAATATATGTAAATACGTATTGAATAGTACCAGAAGGAAAATTACCACTTGCAGATATTGTTCTATTAATATTTATTTTTAAGTTATCAATATTAACATCCTTTACAAAGTTAATTGATGAATCAGTATTTATTAATTTATGTTCTTTATCTACATAATTTTCAAAATACCAATCTGATATATTTAATAATCTTGGTTGATTAACTTCATCTGTCCAATATATTTTTTGAATATTTTCATTCTCATAAAATATTAATGAATCAATCTTTGAACCAATTTTAAAGTTAAAATTACCAATTATATATTTAATGTCTGTAATATTATTATTTTCTATTGTATATCTTGTAATATAATCTTTCTTTATATTATTATCTGTTATTGTTGACAATATTACAAGATATTTACCAAGTACAATATTACCTATATATGTACCTCTATCTACATTGTCAGTAATCTGCATTTCCAATGTACCTTTTTCATTTGTAATTACAAATGATGTATTATCATCAGTAGCAGATATTCTTATATTCATATTCTCATAGGCAAACTCTGAGTTGAACTTTGATATTGCAGTATCTCTTGTCATACCTTTTATTTGCCATGAACTTTTCTTCATTCCCATATTTATTTACCTTTTAAATGTTCAATATTTCCCATACCTTTATAATCTCTAAGATGATAATTATTATATTGAACCATTGATGTCCACATATTTTTTATTTCTTCCATTTCAGCAATTGAAGGTATTGTAAATTCTGATTGAAGTTGTCCTGCTGACCAACTATATTGTTGTTGTGCATTGTTAAGTACATTCATGTTAATCTTACCTAAGTCAAATAACACAGTAAATACTTCTTTCTTTATATATAACTCTAATGTTTTTAGATATATTGGATTATCTATCAACATTGGATAACCATTCTCATCAACAGGAATTGACATATAAGACATCTTTATACTACCATTTTTTATAGTTGTATATAATACTCTTCCTTGTGTCTTATATGCAGGTTCAGTAGCTTCCTTTGTAGGATTAAATGTTTCTGACATAACTCTTAGACATAAGTGAGTATTACAATCTTCTATTTGATTTATTCTTATCAAGTCACAAGGAAGTAATGCTCTAAATTCCTTTACATTAAGTATAGTTTCTTTTTGTGTATAAAACTTATTAAAACCAAATATGGCAATAAAGTCCAATGTATAACTGATTGCTTGCTCTAAATTTACATCACTAAGTAATGGATGTCTAAGTAATCTTGACAATACTTCTTTTATTGATATAAAATTTATATTTTCATTTATCATAATTTATTAATATAGCATCTATTTTATTATTATTGTTAATTTCTTTTCCTAAGTCTTTCTTTAGGAATCTATTAAATTGAAATTTATAGAATATTTTGTTTATATATTTACATAACAATTTACTGTAATGTAATCTATATATAAACTTACATTCATGTCTTATAAGTACTTTATTTTTCTTAGATTCCTCATCTTCTCTCCATAATTTTAATGTTTCTTTCCAATTAACAGGAAGATTTGTTACTATCTTATTATCTTTTATTTCTATTCTTGGTTTGGTCTTAACAAGCTCCAGTACTCCCATTTGATATGGAAGAGTTACTTTATGACCACAAGATAATTTATCAGATATTGAATTATTTACATTTCTTATAATAGCATAAAAATCATGTTCACTCATAGGTTTTCCTATGTTAAGCCATTTATGTTTTCTTAGCATTTTATAAATATCATATACTCCTATGGAGTTAGTAATCTTATGTTTCATTGGTCACCATCAATTTGTTTCTGTAAAGAACTCTTTACATTATTTCTCAAGTAATTCATTATAGCTGCCATATCATCATTTGCATTGTTTATTGCATCTTGTGGTTGTACCTTTGCATTAAGTAATACTTGTACTATAGCATCACATAGTTGCATAGTCATATCACTTTCCAATGGAAAATTCATGTCAAGTACATTACATTTATTACCATTTTCATCACATGACATTCTATTTGCTTCCTCTGCATCTTCAAATACTCCAGACATTCTCACTTTACATAATTGTAAATGCTGTGGATTGTTTGATTTAAAATAAAGATGTTTATCTGTTCCTATAGCAGCATAAATAAGATTCTTCATAAATCTATTCTCACCAACATATCTAAGTCTATCTCTTGTAGTATAAATTATATTAATACCTTGAAAATAATCTGTAGGATATACTGTAGCTCCAATATCTTCAATTAAATTAGGTATTTCATCTTTACTTCTAAGATATAAATCTCCACTACAAGGTTTTCCATCAATCACATTTGTTTGTTCTAAGTCAAGACATATTGTCTGATAGTTACTTTGAGGTATTGTTTTTTTCACATCTTTATAAGTATTCTTCAATAAATAGCTTCTATACTTATTAGCTATGAATATAACATGTTCCTCAGTATAACTAAAATCATCTGATAGTCCTTTAATTCTATCAAGAACTATATATACTAATTCTCTGTAAGTCATTTTGTATTATTTAAATAATTAAACCTTGATGCAAAGATAACATTTATTATCATATACACCAAGGTCTTAATTAACTTTATATATTATACCTTTCTTATAATATAACTCTCTGTACTTCTTATAAGTGAATCATCATATCTAAGTGATAGATTTTCATTATTATTTACATTATATATACTATCATTAAATACTTTAAAAGATGGCATATCAATCATACAATTACCAAGACAATATAATACATTTAATATTGATTGATAATCATCATCTGTTATATAATGACTGAAATCTCCACTAAGCATCTCATTTATAAATATCAATAATAGCAATCTGTTTACTTTATCATCATTTACATAACCTACATTACATAATGTATTGAAATATCTATCAAGTCCATTTATTATAACAGTATCAATTTCTTCCATGGCAACCACAATTATTATTATTGATTATCATTGTTTTATCTTCAGTGAAAAATCTTTTCCAGTACTTTATTGCAAGTGGATAATTACCTGTTTTTATAGAATAGTTTACAGCTTGAAACTGTAACAATAGATTCATATAATTTTGAGGTACACTACAATCTTGTTCTATTTCTCTTATACCAGACATTATGTAATCATATATAGGTTTTAGATTAACAACAGTACCTTTTAATATATTATTTGTCTCACTACATAATGTACCTTCTTCTGGTGTACCTTCTGATATTACATATACAAATAACATTTGACCATCAAATGTTGTAAGTTGAGAATTATCTAATAATAAATCTTTTGGACATAATTCAAGTCTAACTCTTTTTGGTTTACCATCATTGACATATATAGTACTGCCATCCATCTTATCCTCTACAGGAGTATCAGTATCTTTTGAAAGAACTTCATTTAATACATCGTCTGTAACTTTATGATAGAGAAACTTCTTTTCATCTTTACAAAATGTAGTATAATTATCTTGATTAAAGATATATATCTCCTTTATTGAAACATCATTAAATTGCTTTGTTTCTTCTATTTGTGCATCAACAATTAATGTCTTTCCATTTGGAGTTATTCTTAGTTCATTAAACCTTATCATAAACAAAAATTTTAGTTAATAAAAAAGGGAGACTTAATTAGTCTCCCTTATAGTAAAAAGTCATTTGAGACTTTATTAATAATCTATAGCATTTGTAGTATCATGCTGACCTACAATACCACTTGTAGCAGGGTCAATTTCCTCTTCTTCCTTTATTGTCAGTGGAATAGTCTTACCAGTACCAAATTTATCTAATAAATTAGTAAGGTCTGTACCAATGAGAGTTATTGTTCTCTCACTTCTACCTACATTGATACCATCATTATGCCAATAATAATGAATCTCAAGAGAATCATATTCAGCATCCTTATCTACAATAGGAGTGAATGGGAAATTATCTGGATAAGTTCTTTCTCTATAGAAGTCTCCTCTATTACCATGATAAAACCACTCAAGGTCTGCCATATGTCTACCATTACCATAAACAGCACCCTTTCTATTATCATCTGTAGCTTTTGTAATCTTAGCAAAATCTACGTATTCACCATCAACCATTATTTGTGATGGTATAACAGAGAAATAAACAGGCTCTTCTGGATATACACCAAGTCTCCAAGGTTGTCTTGCTTCTGTGATATTGATACCTGTATAATCCTCTGTAAGACTAGTAGCCTTTGTATTAGCATCTACATCAACTACTCCATCAGCCTTAATAAGTCTAATCTTTACAAGTTGCTGTGCCTCATTCTTAAAGTTTCTAGCCATACTGAGAGCAAGTTCCTTATATAAATCAGATGAAGTCATACCCTTTACTGCATGAGCAGCACCAAACTTAGTATGAATTAAATCATCACCAAGACCAATATAATTCTGTACTTGTATATGAATTACATAATCTTGACCTACTACAGGTGCATCAGGAATAGTAATATCTACAGATTTTGCAACTCTCTGCATTGATTTAGCCTTAACATGTAATGCAAACATTACCTTATCAAGTTCTATAATGTCACTTCTAAGAACATTATCATTGTCCTTATACTCAAAATAAAAAGCCTTGCCATCCTTGGTAAGTACTGGTTTGATACTACCTACATTCTTTGTATCATCAATAGTATTTTCTACACTTTTTACTACAAATAAATGTCTAAACTGATTTTCTGAACCAATAAACATAATTTTAAATATTTAATTAAACATATGCACTATTGTGCGTTATTATTACTTTTTATTCTACTTTGAACAGCCATTTGTACTGCTCTATCCAATATCATATCATATATTCTATCACTAAATAGAAGCTCTTCATTACCTGTTATATTAGTTCTTTCATTGACACTAAGACCAGTGTCTAAGTCTACAAGTACTATAGGAACAGGTTCTTTTATATATCTTACATGATAATATTCTATATCATATTTTGATAACAGTTGTACTTGATTAGTACCATAATCTACTCTTAACACTCTATTTTCATTAGGTCCTCTAAATGGGTTAGCTGTTATTCTTGTTATTTCATCATGCCTTACAGGAACAACAGATACTATCTTATTATTAATACATTCATTATCATTACTTATTAATTTAGCTTCTTCAAAGACTATACCTATAATTTTTAAGTCTTTAAAGTTATTTGATAAGTTAAATGTTTTATATTTATTAATATTAATATTACTTGAATCAGTATCTGTATTATTAACATTAACATTTTTATCAACAATTAATGGTTCTAAATATCTTCTAAACTCTTCAATAGATTCAAAAGATTCACCTCTTGGATTAACACCATTATATAAAGACCTTATGATTTCATTCTGAGCTTTAGTAAGAAATACTGATTTCTCATATTCATCAAAGTTAAGTATATTATTCTTACTTATTGCATAAGCTTGTATAAGTGTATCAAAGTTATTGCTTAAAGTTATTACATTCATTGTTGTCTATTTTGTTGTTGTGCTATATAACCTTTGTCTGTGCCACTATTAGCTCCTACTTGTATTATAGTAGCTAAGTCACCTTGATAATGAGCTTTTGCAAGTTCTACAGCTCTTTGTATAATCTCTGGATATAATATTGGGTCTAATTCACAAGTTGTTTGTTCACTAACACCATTAATAGTTACATTATCATCCTTAATATCTTCAAGTATTATAGGATTAGGTCTCTTTACGTATCTAATGAAATAATCTATAATCTTATCAGTAGATGTTGCAGGAATTAATTCAAAACATTCATCAGCATCTACTATTAATCTCCATGTTTGATATTGAGCTGGTCTCTTATAAGGTTTTGACATCATCTTTGCATATTCATCATATGTAAGTGGTATTACAGAACATCTTACATCACCTTTTAATTTATCTGTCTTAGAATCTTCTATTATATGATGTCTACTTACATCAACAAATTCATTAATAATAAACATAATAGGTTCTTTTAAAGTTACAGAATCTAACTCCTGTAAGGTAGAGCCATACTCCTCGTATGTTATATTACCATCTTTATCTATATTTTTCTTATAAAGAGGTATTTCTTTTTTTATTTTATGTGTTGTAGTGATAACATCTTCAATATTAATTCTTATTGAATTATTATGATTATCAAGATATGGTATATATTTATCTTCAGGAGAAGTATAATCTATTTTACCATCTTTAAGATTATAACCTATACTTAATTTCTTTGTTCTAATCAACATTGAGAAATCTATCTGTCTTTTCTCACTACCATCAAAACCTTCAAATGTTTTATTTTCCTTTGGATTAAAATAAGATTTAATTATATCATCTTGTGCTTTAGTTAGAAATATACTCTTTTCATAAGCATTTAATCCTGGAGCTTGATTTGAGGTTACATTGTTATATAACACATCAAATTGGTCAGCAAATTCTTGTGATAAAATATTTTTATCTATCATATACTATATAGTTTATATGTCATATAATATATGACATAGTTATTAATCTGTTAGTTTAGCTTCAAGCATTAACTTGATGCTTTGATTCTTAGGTAAGTTAAGGAATCTTGCTGCTATATTAAGTGTAGGTTCTTCATTATTACCACATAAAGGAAGACTTCCATCTCTTAAATAATATTGATTACCTCTCATTACTATAACTCCATTCTCTACAGATTTCTTGATAAGAATCTTTGTAGGAAGCATTTCATCTTTTGCAATAGTTAAGAACATTTTTGCATTAGTTGTAATAAGTTCATCAATCTTAGATTTAAGAAATTCAATTTTAGTATCTGATGCATAAGGTCTCTTTTCCATAACCTCTATGATAAATCTCATAGTATCTACATCATCCTCTATCTTACCAAACTCTTTATAACATTCCATTTTAATTGATGTTCTTGTATTAGCTTGCTTAACTTCTGCATCTTCTTCAAGTAACACATATTTATAAGTAGCTTTAGGCATATCTTCATATGCTTGCATTGATGGGGCTACTAAGTTTTTATTAGCGAGAAGTATTTTATACTTAATATAATCAACAGGATTACTAAGGTCTAAATATATATCTCTCTTACTTAATATAACCTTATTTATACCTTCTGGATTTGCATCATCCCAAAAGTTATCTTTTTTCTTATAAACAAATAATGTCGAAGTTTTGTTTTCATCATACTCAAAATCTATTTTTATTTCATTTTCTACATTTATAGGACTATCTTGTACGCTTTCATTAGTTGTTGTTCTTTTTACTCCACCAACAATATTTATAATATCATTTATTTTATCTTGTTCATTTACCTGGGTTCTTTTCCCACTTTGTTCTAAACTTATGTTATAAACATTACCTTCTGATGGTATATTCAAAACATAAGAAGATTTATAAACTTTATTAAAATATAAAACTCCTAATATAGTACTTACACACACTAGCAATACAATTATAAAAATCAGTTTTCTTTTTTGCATATCTTTCACCTAAATAGTAAATTATTTTTTAATTTCATCAATTATATTTTCTAAACTAGAAAAATCTACAAAGTTTACTTTTTGATTATAACTATCTATCATTAATTTATCTTCTACC